TATTAATACCTATATAAAACTATAGTAAGTTTTTTCTTTTACGGTATTATCTAAATCAGATACTTTAACACTAATTTCTTTTATATCATAGTTATAGTAATAAGTACCGTTCCCAAGTTTTTGGATTGTCTAAGGATAAACGTCCATTTGTATTCTATTCGGCTCTAACATAAGGTGTTATTTTAAAATTTATAGGAAATTTGTATCTAAGCAAAGAATAGTGTAATCTCCTATTCTTACTTTTAAAATAGTAGGGTTTATTGTTATACATGAAATGCACTCGAAAATGATTGTCATAATCAACAACCTCTACAATGTGAATATATTTATTATAAAACTTAGATATGTTAACTTCTTTTCCATTCCAGTTAGAGAATTTCAATCCAGTTAACTCCTCTACCTTTCTCAGCAAGTTCTTAGAGTTGCAAAATTTCATCCATCCAAAATAAGACCTCATTCTTCTATTCAATTCATCTTTATCAATCTTATTCTATTTATATAGATTTATAAGCCTAAACATCCTCATTTTTATAGATTTTCTCAGTAGAACATGAGTATGATAGAATTTATAGCCTACGAAATCAATACCTCTGCTTTCTACAGGGAATATTTGATAATTAGGCTTCAACTCTAGGTTAAGAACCTGTTTCAGATATAGTTTTATAGATACTAATACATTTCTCAAATAATTCTTGTCATTACCAAGAATCACAATATCGTCAGCATATCGAAAGTAGTACTTACATTTTAACTCCTCTTTTACCCAGTGGTCAAAATATGTCAGATATAAATTTGCAAAGAATTGTGATAGATAATTTCCAATAGGAACTCCCTTCGCTGAATAAATTATTTCTTTCAACAGTTTTAATAGTTTTTTATCCTTTATCTTTCTCTATAACATTTCGTATAAAATGTCGTGAGTTATAGAAGGATAGAATTTTTTTATATCCATTTTCAAGCAATACTTTGTTTCTTCTGGATGTTTCTATAACACCTTGAACAAATCATACTCTACTTTATGAATACCTCTATTTCGTATAGAGGAATATGTTTGGTCTATAAATATACTAGTCCAAATAGGCTCCATAATATTCATTATAGCATGGTGAGTTATTCTATCTGGATAGTATGGAAGTCTAAAGATTAATCTTTCTTTAGGTTCGTATATTATAAAGGTACTATATTCAGAGGTTTGATAAATCAAATCCCTTAACTTATCGGATAATTCCTTATTTTCTTTTAATCTATTCTTATCATGCTGCTTGATTCCACATCTAATAGACTTATTTCTTCTAGCTTTATCGTCAGCTAGTTCGATGTTATCTTCAGCGTATACTTTCTCGTGCAAATATCCTACACGTTTCAATTTTTTATATATTTCATCGGAAGCGTTCGAGAGTTAACCTACTAACACCCTTCATTCAACACTATGTTATCTTTTGCCTAGAGGCAAGGATATTACTTAGCAAACTAAAAAAAAATAATAAAATGTTTCTAAATATATAATAACTCGACATTGGAATTGGCATTGCTGACGTCATTGTTAGAATTGAAATAGCTGAGACCTGCATTGCTGCCATTATTCGCGTTGCTGCCTACTAGCAGTACTTTTTTGCCAATCAACGGTTTTTAGAAGTAATATCCTACGATTTATCATCTAAATCGATTTTTATATTGTATATCTTAAGATACTCTATTCAGAGTCCTGAACCCGACATCGGAAGCGGCACCGCCGACGCCATAGTTAGAATAGAAAGAGCCGAGACCCGCAGCGCCGCCACTACTCGCGCGGCAGCCCACCAGCAGCGTGCGAAGCGCTGTGCTGCTTGCGTTGCAGTAATGGTAATCGCAAATATAAGTAGTAGCACTTCCTCCAACAGCGGATGGAATTATTTCAGCGGTTTCACCTAAGTCAAATGCCTTAATATAACCATCAGATGCTACTTCGTATCCTGCAACGGTTTTCTCTCCAACTACGTCGGTAAATTCCGATACGTTAGTAGTTGTATAGACAGTGCTAATCTCATTAGCAGCTGCTCTCACTATAACTACTCCGTCCAGGTTAGTCCAAATGTCTCCAAACGGATTATCGAACCCTCTCCAGCGAGGTACTTTAAATGTATGAGTTGCTACTGTATTTGTGCCATCTTGAGCTGTACATTCTGGAATAACTAAATCTTTTACTCCAGTGAAGTTACCAAATTCATTGCAGTAACCACAAGGCGTAAGTGGATATGTTGCATTATATCCTGACCAACTTGTAGCTGTGTTAGCCCAATCTGTAACTCCAGGTCCCAAACCCCCTTGATGATATCCATCCGCAGTTAACTCTGCATTATATGCAGCCTAAGAATTAAAATTAGCATATTCAATGACATAATTCCAGTAGAATATCCATTTGTAATATTCATAGCATAGCAATTCTGAACCAGCATTTGTTGCATATGTTCTCATAGTAGCTCTAGAAATATTAGTTCTAGGCTTTCCTAAATCACTTCTGAATATATCCTTAGTTTCTAATTCTGTAGTTAGATAATCATCGTAGTTAGCTCTATTTCCTCCACCTCTAAATGCAGTAGTAGTATTAACTACTGATACAGCTTTTGGAGTTGCGGAGACTGTGGTATCAACTGTACTTCTGTATGCATCTATTAATAGTTCAGGAATTTCTACCCATGAATCATCAATTTTGACAGTAGAAGTTCTAACCCATCTTTTGTTTCCATCGCTGCCAGATTTTCCATAAAATTTAGGAGTATTAACTCTTACTGTTCCATCAGTTCCATCTAAGACAGATGGAGTTTCTCCGTCTTCTTTATAAGACCAGTCATCTGGAAACAGATAGTAATTTACTACATCATTGTTTGCTACACAACCTCTATACGCTGATTGAATAGGAAGAGATTTATGCAGCAAAGGATTACCTATTCTAGTAAGTTCCGGAGATGCTACTGTAACATCCCATTCTACTCCATAGGAATATAAATCCATATTACTATTTAGCTCAGTAATCTACTTATCAAGCTTTTGTTGTGCCTTCTACAATTCTTCCCAAGCCTCATTTAGCGCTGTAAATTGCTCTTCTAGCTTAGAACTTGAATCTGCCCATTCAGCAGTACCATCTGCTGAGAAAACTAGCATCTATCCAGACGCTCCTCCAGATGGAATATGTTTATTTCCAGAAGTAGTTGGATGTACATAATTATTAGCATTATTAGCTATAGTACTTAACTTTTCCTTCTCAGTTTCAGTATAATTGGCTTCAGAAAGTCCCTTTCCTAACTCCTTATCTACTTTGCCTTCAAGCTCACCCTTAGTAGCTAATTCACTAATATCCTAATGCTCAGTTAAATATCCACTATCATTCTGTAACTAAGAAGTTTTAGTTGGAATTGCATTAGCCTTGGCATATGTCGTATCTATAACATTTCCAGCACCATCGTAAGTAGCTTTTAAATCGTATGTGGTTTCCCCAACCTTTATAGATTTGATTGCTGCCATATCATTGTATTATTAAAGTTTCATCAACTACATCGTGATCTATTCCCTCTATGGAAGCAGTTAGGTCCTCAACAGCCTTCTACAATTCTGCTTTAGTAGCATAGTTCTTGAGAACTTCCTAGTCTACTCCAGAGCCTCCTATACTTCCTCCAACAACTTTTACTGGTTTGGCAGAACTCTTAAACTGTCCTTCAATATAAATTGTTCCCATATTGTTTAAAATATTAATTGTTCATTTTCTCCACCTACCTCTACACTAGAACCTGGCTATAAAGCGTCTATCTTTTTCTACAATTCGGCTACGGCCTAGCTAATTAGTTCTTCTACCTCAGCTTTGGTGTAGTATCTCTCTATAAGATATTCGCTCCTAACATATCCAGTATCTTGTAAATCTTTTTCTCCATAGGTGCAATAATAAGTATCTTCTTCAGTCTTACTATTCTCAACTAGGTCATCATAATCAGCTTGTGGTAAGCATACAAGTTTTGGTACTTCTTCAGTAATAGCAACTTGCTTGCCTCCAGCAAATAGCCTGTTATCTTCTGTGGTAAGTTTAACAGAACTCTCAATAACTTGCTCAGTTCCTGTTTCCTCAGAAGGTTCTCCAGTTGTTCCCTATTGTACTTCTTTTTCTCCAATTTTCTAAATAGTAATATCAGAAGTTTCTACTGATGTAGATTTCAAAAGCTCAGTGCTAAATTCTTTAGCAGCAGCAGCCTAATCATCCTGATATTTTTTCTAGGTAACAAATATGAAATCATCATCTCCGGTTTCAGGAGAGTCTCCCCTTAAACTTTCTTTTGTTACGTAATCTTCGGCTATCTAATCTGATAAATCAGATAATGACTATTGAGTAGCATAAGTAGACTGAGCATTTTCCTTAGTAAGAAATTTGTCATCAACCTGCTAAATAGTATAATAAGCCTTAATATCTTCTGTAGTAACGTAGTTTTCAAGTTTTTGCAAACCTTGAACTATTTCATCAATCTACTTCTTGGAGTAATAATTTGTAGCAACCCAGGACTGATATTGATTGGTAGTATGATAATTCTAATCCAAATATTCCTTAGTAATATAAACCTTTGCATCATTTGTGACGTCATATACATAGTAATATGTATCAGGCTCTACCGTCCCTTCCTCTACTAACTTTAGATACTCTTCTTCAGTTAATGTTACTAAGTTCGGAATATCCGATTCAGTAGCAATCTAATCTTCACCTATAAATAATCCTTCAGACCTAACGTCTACTACTAGCTAGCTCTCTCCCTCTCCCTCTACTACAGGAGATTTTATCTATCCAACAGTGATGCTTTCTAAGGAACCATCTCCATCTACCTTAAGAGTTTTATCTAACTCGTCTTGGATGGCCTACTAATCTTCCTCATATTCTTTCTTTGTAACGAAGACAAAATCATCTCCTTCCATTCCCTCTCCTCTAAGACTTTCTTTAGTAACGAAAATATCGTCTGTTTCTTCCTTAGTATAATACTTAGTCAGGGATAGAGCTAAAGAATCATTAGAGACATAATTAGTAGTTAATTCTTCCAGTGTAGCATAATCTGATAGGCTGGCAATAGTGTTATCTAAGTCTGTTCTAATCTATACTACAGTAGTATTAAGGGCCTTCTGTTTTAATTGCTCTTCTATCTTTTTTCCCCATTCCGCGGATAGGTAAAACTAGTCATCGTCTAAGCTATCCTCATATATATAATAATATGTCTCAGCATGAAGATACGTTTTACTTTCATCTATGGGCCTAAAATCGTCTGTAGTATTCTCAGACCATTCTTTATATTCAGCCTCTGTACAGGTGATTATCTAGATAGATTCATAGGATGCTTTCCATCCTTCCTTGTATTTAATCTTAGACTTATCAATTAGCATATAAATATTTCCGTTATCTATGTTAGCAACGGTCATACCTTGATAAGCATACTTCTCTGGAATAGAATAAAGTTCGTCTAAGTTATTAACGACTGTTCTATTATCGAGAGGCTTCGGAGTTTCTACGGTTAAAGCGACACCTAAGGTAGCATCACCTGTATATTTAAATGCCATTATTGTGATAGAATAAAGTTAATTTGATGTGGCAATGCTGAGGAGTAAGTATCTTTCTTAGTCCATACCTTGTAAGTAAATCCATTTATCTACTCGGTAGACGTTTCCCAACCACTTAGGTCTACATTTAAATATCTAAGTCCCCCATCTACGGTAAATGAATTTAACTATGTGTTACTTCCTGGCAATTTTATAATAGCCTTACCACTTAGTGAAAATGTGATAGTTCCAGACGATTGTCCAAAAGGAACTAGCGCCTATTTAATCACACTATCAGTATTACCAGAATACCAAGGATATGTGGCTACTACCTAAGCGGTAGCGGAAATAGAACCAGCTTCTACTCTCTTATCTGTAACTTCTCCTTTATTGTTTATCAAATATTCTCCAGCGGCATAACTCACTGTACCAGAGTGAGTATAAGTACCAATAGAATTATATGTATCAGACTCTACAGGAGAACTGTTATAAGTAATAGTTTCTTGTCTGTCAGTTTCTTCTCCAGCATCATTCTTTATAAATGTAAGTGTAGGAGTTAATAAAGCAGTTCCTACTTCTACTATTTGAGAAGTAAAACTATAATAAAGCTATGGGTATACTAAATCTCTAACTACTGTTGGAAATAGTAAAGTATCAATAATCTCATTAAAGGGCTTGCCCTTAAGTTTCTCTACTGTAGTCCCTTCAATTACTGTTGAAGTAGTATCATCTGGGAGTTCTGTCTAATAAGTAGCTATAGTTTCTAAGTTAGTTTGTATATTAGTAATACTTTCAGTATTAGCTTCTACTTTAGTATTTGTCTCTTGTTGTGCTTCCTAAGTTTTCTATACTTCTTTCTTTGTTTCTTCTAGAGCAGGTTCAAGATTCTTAACATAGATACCTGGAAGGATAATAGAAGAGGTTTCCTCTCCAATCTCCTATTCTATTAAATGAATAGCATTATCTTCCTAAGTAGATAAAATCACCTCTAAAGAATTATCTTCCTTTAGTTCTATAGTTTTGGAATTTTGGAGACTATTCTTAATCCAATTAAGAATGTTTTTATCAACATCTATATTCTCAATAGCATTATTCAACTCAACTATAGCTTCATTGATTTTTACTATTTCTTCAGATAGATTATTAATCCCTTTTCTATTAGTATCAATTTCTCGTTGTAAATCCTCCTTCAATACAGATATAGAAGTTCTAATATTGCTTATATCGACTTTCAGTTCTTCTATTGCTTCTGTATTAGATTCATATTCACTAATAAAGTATAGGGCATAGTCTAGGGCATCCTTCACAGTATTAATACCTTCTGCAACGTCACTAGTATAGGTCCATTTTTGTTCTATATACTATACTAGGTCTTTTTGCAGTTCTATGGTTCCACTAATGTTTCCCCACAATAGACTCTACTCATCAGCAATACCTAAGTTCTTTCTTACTTTAGCTTTTTCTAGTTCTGTCCTATATTCTCCTAAATAGTTATTTCTTAAGAGAGGTATAGGCTCACATTTTATAGGCTTACCCTTTTTACCACAAGGCACTATATCTGCGTTACTTACCGAAGTGTAAATAGACTGTATCATTCTAGTTTAATAATTGCTATTTAATAAATTCGTGATTATCTAGTCTTACAGGTAGGTTAATAAAACAAATTAGATTAAGAATATCTTGATAATCTGGTTTATATCCCTTTTTGAGTTTTCTTAGAAAATCCTCATACCTTTTAATAGCCTTTCTCTTAAGAGCATCCACAACCTATACGTTTATGTCCATGGTGGTGATTATCACAGAATCCTCCACAGGTACGGAACATCGCTAGTAATCTCTCAGCCTCCATGAATTGTTTAAAGCATATTAAATAATCTATAATGTTAAGAGTCATCCATATGAAATCTCGAGCAAATATATCTGCTTCCTAATCTCTAGTTAGACACTTATTTAGTAAAGCATCAAAGAGTTTCTTACAATAATTAATGTAACACTACTACAAGTTTCCTGTAAAGAAAACATCTACCTTACATTTTTTTATAGTAGTTCCTTCTATGTTTCGTTCAAGAACTTCTTTAACTGTACACTCTTCTAGCTTACCTTCTACTTCTTTATATAATTTTTCTCCATCAGTAACATAGATAGTCTCATAGTATTCCTTGTATTCGTCCGATGAATTTTCATACCATTTCATATTAGGAATAATGATATGGTCTACTACGTAATAACCATCATCCTTGACCTTAAACATACACGAGTCTAAGTCTTCTGTATGGTCATTAAGTAGGACATCTATCAGAGTAGCATCACTTATACTAACTTTGATGATAGTATTCAAGGTAGCACTCTCACTATACTTATAGGAGTCGTAAGAAGTTACTACCTCTACATCTTCATCAATATACTAGCCATATTCTTTTGAGAAATCTTCTATCAGTATTTCCCCATTAATTTGGGTATGTATATCAATACTAAATTCCATATTGTAATAATTAAGACTCAATAGGCCACTAGCCATATTGAGCAGGGGTAGAAAAAGGTTTCCATTTACCTGCTTGTCTTATTCGTCTAGACATGAAGACGGAAGTAAATGATAAACTAATATCTTGAGGATAATCTGTCCAGATATAAGAATATCCATCTGGGGTCGGAGGTAGTTTATCTAGTCCAGAAGAAGGCTGACCATTCCAATAGTAGTTATAGTCATATGCCTTTAGAGAAGTAACTTCTGTAGTTTCTTTCCCTTCAGCATCTATATACAGCGGATTTCCGTCCTCATCTGTTTTCTATTTATATTCTATAACTGGTGTTATTCCCTCGGTTCTAGTATATATAGTCTATATAATAGTAGAGACATCACTCGCTACTATTTCATAGATAGTAGTTCCCTATGATTCATCAGCTCCCTAAAAAGTAAATTTAGTTCTTTTCCATATATACGGATTCTCTTCTGTTGGAAGCTCAAAAGTATCAGACCACTACTTACTTGATAATTTTATTTCAGATTCATCGGCAGTATTAGCAGGGAGATAATGTATTTTAATAATAATACTATTAACTGCTTCACTTGAACCGGATAAATCTGATACCTACTTAAATAATTTTTTTAGGTCGTCTTCTACATTTGATTTAGAACCGGAAGCATTACTTATAATTACTGTCCCATCAGAGATAGGATAAATCTACTGCTAATCTTTGTTGTATACAATTGTTCCAGTTGCCATATTAATGTATTTGTCTTATTTTGTCATTATATGGATTTCCATCATGAAGCTAAGCCAACTCTATTTCAGTTCTTTTTTCTTCAATATCCATTTGTCTATCTTTATAAGTAGAATCAGACTGAGCTTTAAGCCAGTTAACTTTATATTCTAACTGCATCTTCTACTATTCTAATCCTAGTCTCTATTCATCTAAGCTTTCAATCTTTTGCTGAGCTTTCTATAATTCTTGCTATAACTACTGAGCCTATTGAGAAGTTTCTTCTAATTTTTCTTGTAGTTGCTGAAGCTGATTATTTTCCTCTTTGCGAACTTGAACAGCTTTCTTAACCTTATATTTAAGGTCTGTCAGACTCTTAGATGTAAGAGCCTCAAAAATAATATCTGGGTCCATCTGTTGACTTTTTACGAACTCTGGAATGATTGCTTTTATAGTCTATAGATCTTCCATCACTTCTGAACTAGCAGTAATATGAATATCGTAGTCAGTAACAGTAAAATACTCAGGAAGTGCGGTGAATATCTGTTGATATTTATCCCCAAGTATAATAGTTCCAGTTAATCCTTTCTTATAAGTAACTTTAGCCTAATTAAGACTATCTAGTAGTATCTCGCAGGTTATTAAATCCATCTGCTAAAAATAGTGCTTAGTTACTATATACGAGTTAGCTACTCCCTACTTAATATTAGTAACTGCATCTCTAGTTTCTATACCGTTAAGTCGTTCCCTAAATACTCCAGTTATTGATGATGTAGTTTGTTCTACTGATTGAATAGCTAATTCAATAGCCTATACAGCCTATGCTTTTAAGGTATCATCAAATCCGTTATATATCTAGTTTGGAGCTTGCTGTCCATCATTCCTACCTTCTTGGCTTGAGTCTATCCACATGATACCACCTTTTTTATAGGCTAACCATTTTTGTACTCGTTCTGGCCATTTAACTCCTAAGTTGGTAGGCAACAGAGACATATCCATAATAACTCCGGCAGTACCACTATTAGCTATTAGATTATCTCTATAATAGTTTAATAAGTCGTATCTATCCTACAGATGTGCACATTTTAATATAAGAGAATAAGGCTACTAAGAGCGATTTAAGAAATATACTCCATTTACCGATAAAGAACAGAAGTTGGGATTATCTTTAGATCTCATAACAGTCTTGTCTAATCCTCTAAGAATATATATCTCTTCTCCTATTCTAATAGTATTGTATCTCTACATCACAAAATCATCATCTGTTTCAATCCATTCAACATCATAGACTGGGATTAACTAGAACCTATGAGCACTATATTCATTGTCTGGATAGCCGGGAATGGTTTCATGATTCTAATCTTCATTTACTACTGTACAAGTATCTCCATATACTCTTCTATAAACAGCAGCTGAATCATCAGCTCGCCATTCATCTTTTAGTCTTCTTAAATCTTCTCTAGATATTTCTTTGCCATATTTAGCTAAAATCTAACTCTTACTCATCCACTTTCTTACTACAACTCTATATGAGTTCCTTACATATGGAGATTCTGGATTTCTATCAACAAATGTATTAAGTGGGTTTAATACCTCTATTTCAATATTAGTTCCAGAAGCCGATGATTTCACTCTAAAGAATGTATAACCAGTAATTAATAGGTCTGTTAGTAACTAACGTAACTTAGTAATTAAATCGGTTTCTCTGGATTGCATAATATAATGTACTATATTCTAAGCTGCAATTTCATATTGAGAAATAAAGGATTGGTCAATATCCTATATAATTTTATCTAACTAAGTCTTTACAGCTTTATCAGTAATATCCTTGCCATCAATAAACTTAAGAATTGAATTACTTAAATGGTCTTTCAAAAACTTTACTATTCCCTTGGTTATTTCTAGCTATTTTTCTCTTGTTATATTACTGATAGTATCTGAATCTTTGCAAGAAATTTTCGGAAGTATAGGAGTTCCTAAATATTCTCCAACTAGAGCATCTACGTGTTTCTTTAATAAAGGCGTAAACTCTACCGAAGTGGGGCTACCTATTCCGAAGTTTTCTTCCAGATAACGGAACTATTCAGGATCTCTTTTACCATTATAATAATTATAAGCTTTCTGTAACTCATACTTATCATATACAAGTTCCGCAATAGCCTCGTTTGTCTTGTCTATCAATTCCTTCTCTTTCATAACATAAATTATGTTGTTCTGGAGGAAGTTTAGTAGCGTTATAATACTTAACTCTTTGTAACTTCCTACTTCTTAATTCTTCCTTAATAAATGGCAGAAATTCTTCGTCTGGTAAATCTGCTATTATTACTAATGGCATTTCTGACCTATCAAAGTTAAAAGAGACTTTATACCCAACTGGGTCTAAACTCTCAATATCTAGTCCGCCTATATACTCCATTTTGTACAAGTCCCTCATATATTCTAGGATCACTTGTTTCAACTCTGTATGGGTCATCATATTCGTTTCTTTGCATATTAAGTTCAGGAGTTTTCTTAGTTGGAATAACTCCAAATCTTTTAATTCCTCTCTCGTCGTAATAGTAACCAAAATCTTGGAACTATTCAACTTCTTTCTCCACAAGTACGGGCTGTCTTCCTGATAGCTCTTGGTCTGCCAACTCAGTCATACCTACAGCGGCTACAATATCATACTTACCCTTATTTTCATCATTATATGCAGTAAACTATTCTAGCATTTCTTCGAACCATATAGTATGGCAATAGTCTTCTATAAAGGCGGCTGTTAAATCAGTATGCTATTCAATTATAGTTTTTGTAGCAGGAGTTCCATACTATTTAGTAGTTCCATTTCTGACATCAGTTAGAGTAGCTCTTGGGCGCTTCATAAAATAGTTAAGGCATCCTTTTTCTCTAGCCCAAGTAACCATACCCATACGAGTAGCTTCTATATTTATTTTACAATTATAATAGCGAGCTAAACACATAGCTATTTTATAGGCTTCTCTGATGTCTCCAGGTCTATCCTTGTACATAGCAACATACTGAGGGTCATTCATACCAAACGCACGTTTCTTAATCGTTATGCAGAAATCAGACGGATCTCTGGTTTCCTTAGAAGTCTAATTCGCTCCAATATCAATACCGTCTATACCTGCTACGTATAAGTCTCGCATCTCTTTATAAACTGGAACTTCAAAATCCTAGCCATTATTTTCTGCTTCCTATCTAAGCTTTTCCATTTGTTCTTTATATAAGTCAGACCATATTGGATGCTCTAGAATTTTTACTTTACCATTGCTATTAGGAATCCATTTAAAGCCATCAATGTTATCCTAAGTATGTTTATTATTTTTGTAAAAATAATCAATATAACCACATTCGGGTCTTGGACCAATTTGTTTAAGTCTTATATTAGCTATCTATTCGGCAACTAAAATTTTATTAAATTTATTAACACCTTCTAGATTAAATGCTTCTTCTGCATTCCAACAACGTTCAGCACATTTCTTTAGGTAGTCTTCTGGTACAGCTAACAGATTATCTCGCTCCTCCTATAAGAATTTCTTATATTCTACAGTATTACACACTCCTCTGTGGTCCATAAATTCTGGATTCAAAGATTGTATAAAGTATGGAATAAAGAATCCACTCTCTATAGTAGTCCCATCCTAAGTCCAATTATGTCTAAATGGAAGAATCTTATATGCTCTTGGATTATAGTAAATCTTTTTTAAGCCCTCTAGAGGAGCACCCATATCACCGCCAGTACCTCCAAACAACATTGTTCCACGAGGCATACCTTGAACTTCACAAAGTTCTTGACCTTGTACCACAGCGGTATCAAGTCCAGGCCAGGAACCAGCTTCATCATATATTAATAAATCTACACGGTCTCCACGAATGTTAGATGGTTTAGCTCCGTTAATTGCTACAACCTCAGATTTAAATCCTACGTCTTCAAACTAACCATTTATTTTGATTTGTTTACCTGATTTCTTTCTCAAATCCTGGTCAATAAGTCGCAATTTAAAAAATCCTCCTCCAGTACAGGTATTTAAGAATGTAAGAGCATTGTCAAACTTACTAAAGGTACCCTTAAGGAAGGTATCATTAAAGCAAGTAATCATAACCCTACTTCTTCTAATAACAGAGTACATACGAGCAGAAAGAGAGGCGTTTATTTCAGAGAATCCAATAGAACGAGCTTTCATTAAAGCTGCGTGCTTGTGTAGCACCCTAGCCATCTATAGATAATGAAAGAACATATAATGTGATGCAAAGAATATTGGGAAGTCATTATCAGTACCCTCACCAGAGGCTTTCTACTAGTCAATAGTAGGTAACTAATAGAAATTTAAGAAGAAGTAATTATCTCCAGTAATGGTGTATCCATTAACTGTCATTCCATACTTACATCTTCTATATTGCTCTTTCCAAAATTCGTTGTACCGCTTACTATCTCTAAGGTAGGGACAGTATTGACCAGTTCGTTTATATACTTCCCTAGTCTCGGTAAACCAATCTGGATTAAAGTCCAATCCATGAGTTTCGTCAATAGGTCTGTATCCAGTTATTTCATAAGATAAGGTAGGGTCAAATACTTCTATTTTATCTCCTATTTTAACATCCCAATAGTCAGAATTTCTGACCCTTTCCTCTCTTATTTTCTATACTAATTCTCTAGCTTCTTTAGCATCCTCTTTCTATTCTTTTTCTCTTACCTAATCTACAATATTCTATATTTCTTCAGGTAATATCTTTTTTCTTGGCATAATTAAAAGTCTCCTGGGTCAAAACCATCCACAGCTCCAGCTCTAACAGTAGATTGTTCAGTAAGTTCTTTCTTAACCTAGTCTTCTAGTGTTATGAGTTCTTCATGAACTTTGTGAAGGGTAGCCATTTCCTTCATTACTTTTTCAGCCTGGAATACTGGTTTGCCGTTATTATCACGCTCATTTAAATCTACAATAGTTTCGAAATAATCAATAAACTAGTCTGCAGCTCTTTTAGCTGCTTCTAGTAATTTTATTGACTTGTTTGAATCTTGTAACGCTCTGTATTTCCTACAAGCTTCTCTAAATATAGGGTCATTAAATTCTGACTCTGTCAATCCAGAATCACTAATAGCTTCGTCATGTCGTTCATGTTCCGAATACTAACTGTACGGACTTTTCCAGTCTATAGCTAAATAAATGTAAGATAGTTCTCTAGTAGCTCTATCCTTTTCTGCAGATTTATCCCTCTAGATTAAAGCCTTAAATTCCTTAACTAGCAATATCTCTGGTTCATTTATTTCTAGCTATTTAGTTAAAGTGTTATAGTTAAATACATTCATAATCATTAATCATTATCATACACATTAGATAATCTTATTATTTCTTTTTCATTTTGGAACCGCACTTATTGACTTTCATTTTGGAACCACAAGCGTCTTTCTTAGCATATTGTTTTCTGTCAGGAACCCATTTTCCTCCCTGGAAATTACCCTTATGTCCCTTATTGGCCATAGTTTCCTAATCATTGTATTTATTGATTGATATAGAATCTCTTGAGGCTTCGTCTCTAGCAGATTTCATATCTTTCTTATACTAAGCTCTTCCAGCCTTAAATTTATCAACTTCATTAGCTTTCTTAGTAACTTTAGTTCCTTTTTGTGCTTTCTGGCAAGCTTTACAGATTCTACCGCCTTGCTTAAAATATACAAGCTCTTCTCCTTCTGGACATACTCCTTTTAGCTTCTTATAATACTCAAGCTTAGCTCCAAGCCTAGCCATTACTCCTCCTTGCATTTTCTGCATAAATTCCTGATACTTAGCTTTAATGCCGTCTTCTCCTAATTGTTCAGCATAAGCTTGTAAATCCTATTCAGATTGTACTTGTATTCCCTACGCAGCGGCATCTTGTATTAGATATGCTATAAATGCTTTTTGTAATTCTTCCTAGTTAGCCATTACTCTTCTACTTTAATTAAATCCTTAGTATTAAACACTGCTTCCTACATAAGTCCGGAATCAGTAAACCATCTACATCTTAATCCTCGTAATCCTTGGTTATCTCTAAATAAAGCTGCTTCTCTTCTTAGAACAAGCATAACTGGAGAATGCATTACTTTACACTACCGTAAAGTAACACAATCCCCAGGCTTAAAATAAACTTTTTCATCAATTGTTTCCATACTTCAATTCGTTTCTTCTTTCAGTTAGCTTTTCGTTAACTACAGCCATAATTCTGTTCTCATTAACTACAACAAATCCAAACTTGTAGAACGGAACCATGCACTCGCTAGCTATTGTATAGAATACTATATCTCCAGGTTTTAGGAACTCACACTTGTACCCAACCTCAATAACAGTACCCACTTTAATAAATTGTTGTTCTTCTTCTATTTCTCCTGTTTCATTAGATTTATATGTTGGAGCAAACCCACCTAAGTCTGTAATTAATCCACTCTTAGTAGTTTTAATTTTTTGAAACGGATTTTGTTCGAAAGGTTTAATTAATGCATACCCATACATAGGCATAATTTCTACACCATTCATATCCTCAGATAATGATTTGGCGTAAGATTCTAAAGCTGCATTATGTTTAGAGAATTTATCTTCTAATTCATCTACTGCTGTATTGAATTTTTCCTGTTTTTCTCTTAATAAAGTTTTATCTGCAGCTTCTCCATTTACTATAAGGTGCTGTCCTGTACCTTCCATACCAGTTATAGCTAGTGCTAGTTTCTCATTACTGTTCAATTCTGTTCTTAAAGTTTCCATAATTCATTTTACCATTTACATAAATCACAATGTTCATCTTCTATTCTAGTTTTGTTCTCTAGTATACAACCACACTCCTCACATACTTCTCCAAATGAAGTCTATAATTTATGAGGACAAGTATTACAAATATTTAATCTTGTGGTTGCTAAATCTTGATTAATTCCAAATATATGGAAATATATACTCTTCAATATTACTAAAGGTTTAGTAAATATTGCTTTAATCCATTTCTTTGGCATCTTTTCAGTAGGTTCTTGAGTCATAAGTATATAAGCCTTAGTAGGGTTAGCCATTACTGGAGTCCCATATAGTAATAAATTATTTACCATTTCTTCGCAGGACAATGCTTCTTCTCATTAGGTATCTTTAATTCCAGTAGACATCCGCATCCTTTTATATACCCTTCTTTTGGACCAATACTTATGTCATTGTTTTCTGGATTTAAATACAACTGTCCATTACATATTGCATCTTCTTGATTACATATTGGACAGCGTCTACATATTTTCCATCTTTCTTCTATTTCCTCTAGTGTCATAATTAATATTCAATACGTTGACGTTTCTTTTTATTTTCTGCCAATATAGATTCTTTCTTGTAAAAAGAAAGCATTCTTATTACTTCATCTTTTAAATACGGTAAGTGATATACTGTCATGTTATCACTGTGGTCGAAGTGTACTAAAACTAAGTCTTCAATTTCAAATTCTGGGTTTTTCTTCTGAATCATCCAGGCGTAAGTACTTAGCTGAAGGGCATAATGCCAATAATTAACATCATCTAAATTATTTAGAGGATACTTCATCTTAACTGATGTCTTAGTTTTAGAATTAAAGAAGCTCTTTGTTTCTATTTTTTTATTAGTCTTCCAGTCACCAATAATTATCTTATTACCTCTTTTAACTAATAAGTCAATTTGTCCAGCTATTCTTAGTTTTCCGTCCTCAGATACTCTAGAGATTAGATACTCAGGATATACCCCATTCTCCAAATCTAGATTGTTATAGTCTTTTATACACTCAAACTTGCCACCTATTTGATATTTACTTAGGTCTATATCCTTCTTCTTTTTGTAAAAAGAGTTTTCCAAATCTGCATGGATTCTAGTTCCTCTCTCGCAAGAGTTTCTGTTCTCCATATCCCATGCATCTAAGATAGCTTGTTGTTCTTTATTAAACTCGTCTTCTGTAATGTTATGAAGTTCAAGTAGAACTTTGTCAAATTTCTTAGTATTCAGCAGAGACTTTTTCTCGATAGCCCAATCTTCTTTAGGTAGAAGTTTCTCTAGTGCTTTATAAGCTGACCAGAACTCTTTATCAAAGGGTTGGGTGAAAGAATGAATTAAAGTCGTTACAGATATAAATTTCTGTTCTGGCTTTGTAACATCATAATAAATATGAGCTTCCTCTTCGAAAGCTATGTTCCCATTTTGTTTTGTAATTTTACTTTTGTCCATTAGTCATAATTCATTTAATCATTTATCACATTTATCTATATTTATTTGATACTTTTCAAGTATATTAATATTCTTTGTAAGATACAAATCAATAAATAATACATTATATTAAAAATGTCTAATATGACAAAAATGGTAACATTTGAATGTCCAATTTTTAAAAATGGGTCAGGCATTCATATTAAAGAGAAAAACAAAGGCAAATTTACTGCCTCTGCTAAGGCTGCAGGATAGTCTGTACAGGAACATGCTAAATCTGTACTAAACAATCCTAATGCTACTCCTCTTCAGAAGAAGCGTGCTAACTTTGCTAGAAACGCGGCTAAATGGAAACACGAAGATGGAGCTAAGATACATAAACCAAGTGGACATAGATCTATTCTAGATAATGGATGGATTCCTACTACTAGATTAAAGAAAGGAAATTATGGATTAATTAAAACAAGAAAGCAATGAACGCTGTAGTTAAATTAATTAAAGAATTTATACTTAAGATATATCTTTATTTACTATTTATATTTAATAAGTAATATGGACTATAATAGAGCAACTCTTTATGCGGCTACTGGTCGTACTTTATTACTCCCTGGCTGGAAAGGGTATTTTTATTGGGACTATACTAAGAATGAATTAAATTTTAGAAATGGAGACTATCATTTAGATAACAAATAGCTCAAGGAGAAAGGAGTTATGGAACGTAATGATTGGTATTATATAATATGATAATTAAAAATAATATTATACCGTTTGGAGGTTATAAAGTAATTAATCTGTTTGGATTAATATTTACTAAGTCGGATTTGACTGATGAGGATAAGAATCACGAGAATATCCATTCAGTATAGATTTTGGAATGTGCAATAGCGTTTGCAATACTTATATCTATATTATTTGGATTAGAATGGGTATGGTTAGCTATTCCATCTTTCTATATCTGGTATGGATTAGAGTATTTAATTATACGACTATTAAGACTTAAAGATTCTCAAAATGATTGCTACAGAGATGTAAGCTTTGAAGAAGAAGCTTATATGAATGAAGACAATTTACAGTATCTAGAAGGATAGAGAAAGATGTTTTCATGGATAAAATATCTAAAAGTTAACGCATAACAAAATAGGCGAGCCTAGACTTAATTGTCTAAGTTCGCCTATTTTTATTTACTATTATACGTACAAGTGATTCTGTTTGGCTCTTCCCACCAAGGTTTATCTGAAAGTGGAGTTCTGATGCTATTGGGCCAATTTATAATTGGAGTAGTTTCTTCTACTATAGCCTCCATTATTTTAAATAATGTATCCAAGTCTAGCTCATGAATATTAGTTATTGTTTTCTTATAATTTATCATATCCTTTAAAGTGTTGTTAATAATTACTTTTTCTATCGTAGTATCTACTGATATATCAGTACGATACACTTAGCTTATTTAAGTTGTCTAGATAATCTAAGAACCATTGTTCGTTTTGTTTTCCTTCTTCTACAATAGTATTAATTAAAGATTCTGTAGCTAATAGTGTTATTTCTGCTAGTTCCTCTAATTCCGATTTAGTAAGTTCGTTATATTTTTCAATCAAGTTTAACATAATCCATCCAGTCTTTTATATATGATTTACATTCTTCCAAATCTGGATAGATACTTGTTATAGAGCATCCAGTTTTCGGATTTTTAAAGTGGTGCATCTTAGCCTCTTCTTTTTTCTCCTCTTCTGTATTTCTATTTAATGTTCTATTCCAATAGTTGTACTTTTCATCTAACATTTCCATATCACATTCCTCTAATATTTTCATATTAGGGTTATTCATTATCTTGTCGTATTTTCTCTTTAAATTAGAGACTTTGACAACATCATTTCCATTTAATACAACTGCACACTGTTTCATTTTAATACCTTATAAGTACATATCTTACCTATCTGTTTTCCTTGAACTGTTATTTGCGGAAGAAAATAGCAGGCTTGATTCTCAAATTCTTGAGGTACAAAGATATAATCAAACTTACTTCCAACTACCTTCTCACAAACTTTATTCCAATCGTCTCCCTCTTCTATAATAAGAGTTTTAGCTCCTGTTGGAGTTACTACATAATTCTCATTTAATTTTATCATAACTATTAATTTTGGCGTTGCCCTACTAGGATTCGAACCCAGACTAAATGATTTAGAGTCATCTGTGCTAACCATTACACCATAGGGCAGTAACTTATTTCTCTTTTAGAGATTTATTTTCTGTTGCCAATTTCTCTAGTTCTTTTCTTAATTGTTCATTTTCGTGAAATAAAGCCTGCATAGTAGCGTTGATATTAGCTAATAGTATTCTCATTTGAGCAACCTATTCATACATAAGCTTTCAGTTGTTCAATTCTCTTTTTAGCTATATCTGACAATGCCATTTTAAATTTAGCAATACCAGCTCTTACTGTTTCTAACTTGCCGCTTTCTAAGCATTCTTGTATTTTATGAACTTCAAGCTCCCCTAGATATTCGCATACATCTATAAATAAATCATCATCTAGAGATTCTAAATATTTCTGGAATTGGTCTACCTCTTCATTAGCTAGACAGCTTTCTTCCTTCTATCTTTCATAAGATATTAATAAGAACAAAGAATCGTCGGTAGATTCGGACTTAATAGTTAGCCCATTACCAGACATATAATATTCTTGATTCGTATTAATTGCCTCAACTAGCTATTTAAACTAGTCCTAATTTAACAATGTTTCTAAGTCTGTAATCATAATTGTTTTCTTTTTAGTTATATACAATAATAACCTCCGAAAAGTTAAACGCAAAGTTAAAAAATTCTAATTCAAATATTATACATATTTTATATATTAAGGGGAAAGCCGGTACAGGTACTTTATATAAATAGCCCCTGGGGTTATTATAAATTCCGACTTTTATATTTGGAGGGTAATTACCTAGATTCCAAAAATTCATAGAGTGAGTGTAGTGGCGGTCCACAACCCCTTTAGTCCCCCCCTGTATATTGATATAAAACTAAAACAAAAACAAAAATCAATTTCCAGTATTAACATTTTAAAATTTTAAGATTATGACACTCGAAGACTTGAAAGACCAGAACGTAAGCGCAGTAGAAAGAGCTAAGGCAGTAGTATCAGCATTGGGACTGAAAGGTGACGAACGCTCAGTTGTTGTCGGCTTGTCAAAGGGCGATAAGTTTAAGTTGGTGGCAATGAACAAGGTAGATTTGCCTGCAAATGCCAACCAACCAAACCAAAGCAACTTTACACCGATTACATTTAGCACTGACACAGGTGCAACCATTGGTGCAAAACACTTTGCGGGCGTAGAAATCGACGACGATGCTCCGGCAATCGGTTCAACTCCGTTGGAAAATGCCGCTTTCCTTGTTTATTGCATTGACCACAATGTAACATTTAAGGTAGACAAAAAGGTAACGGAAGACATCGAAGCTACCACTGACCACCAAGCCTACAAGAAAAATACTTACAAGCTGGTAGTGGAAGACTATGATTAAAAGATTGGGGAGAAATCCCCTTTCTTTTACATACAAATAACCTTTGTAGAAATGGACATAAGAAAAAAGTTTAAGACTATAAAGTGTTTGTATAATTGGGGCATAATCTATGACCCAAAGACTAATGAAAAGTTAAATTTCAAAGCCAAACGTGTTTATTGCGTAACTTCTTGGGCTTGGATTATGACCTATCAAAAGTCAGAAGAAGATATTCCTGAGATAATTAGGATAGTCTTTGTAGATTAACTCTAAGGTACTATGAGTTTTAAATAAAGTGCCCACATGAACCCCATCATCGGAACGTTGGTTAACGGGGAAAACAACATTACAACAAATCAAATCAAAGTTTTTGTTTAGTTTTAGGATTATATCTGGCAGCTTGGAAAGACAAGCAAAATCTTTATACCTATCTGCTAATAGGTTTAGTGTTCAACGCGACAATTCGGTAAAGGAGAGAAATTATCCACTAAAAAAGACCCTCAATTTCCGGACTTTTTCCGATTTTCAAAAAATCCGCCAGAGTAGGAGTTATATAGCTCACACTCTCTATGGACATTATTTAGTATTTAGCCTATAAAAAGGCAACAAAAAGCGAGGCTACGCAGAAGAGCCTAACACCAAAAATAACTGCTACAAATTCTATGTGCATATTCGCAAACTTGAGCACTATAGGATTTAGGTTGAGCTATAAGGATTGGTCACTTATAGCAATATTATGAGTACTGCTGATATGTCAGTGACCGTACATATCACATATAAAATATGTTATACAATTATGTTAGAAGTTGCCGGGTCTAAGAAGCCTGATTAAAATCTCTAGATAGTAAGAGAGAACCTCATAAGGGTTCATTTTCCATCTCGAACCTATTCGCAAGTTTATAGACTAGCTATCTATAAATTTAGTGAACGTTGATAACGTCCTCAGCATGGAAAACTGAGAAATAATCTCCTATCTTATTCTAGATATAGATAGGATTTCCCTACTGGTATAATGGATTGCGTCTCCCTTTAAAGGAGAAGATTCTGGTTCAAGTCCAGAGTAGGGAACTACTAAGTTGCAGTGTTCATATTATTGTCGGACCATAATGGGTATGCCATGCAGTTGTTGTGAAATAACTCAAAGTATTGTGGCACAGGAAGGTCTAGTCGTTACCCTTTGCTTATTTATTAATTTCCATTTTGACTAAAAGGCACAGCGGTGCCTTTACTCTCAAGATAAGAACAACCTTTACGTGGTTTGAGAGATAAGTAAGCTACTTTAGCTGAAACTAATAGTTCTAGTAACAATTAAAAATATTTACCATGAAAGAGAAAATGAAACGTATTGAGGAGTACACTAAAGCAATGAGAGAGCTACTAGATAGACTCTTGGAGCAAAACCCAGATTCAGAGAATGAAATCTATGATGAAATATGGGGAGCTTATGTTGCAGGCATGAAGGTGTTCTTATAACTCCTATTCTAGCTGAGAATTAAAACTAGCTGGCTTTTATTACTCTTTGTAAAAGCTCAAAAATTAAAAAGAGAAATCTAGAACGGTAAGCCCGGCTCTCTTCATCCTTTAACTGATTTAGAAGTAAAACAGAAATTAGTTGGCAGCCTGGAATAGACAGGCATTTTTAACTAAAAATTATAGAAAAAATGAACACAGTAGAAATTAACAGCTTAAAGAAGTATTCAGAGTTTACAACAACATTTCGTATTCCATTCAAAAAGGCAAATGATGTAGAAGCTAAATGCTATACGCCTATGGATGTAATTGACGCTTGGAAAGAAGTATGCATACAGGCGTTAGAAATGAGAATGGAGGCGTGTCTGTCAATGTTGCTCAAGAACAGAAATCGAGTGATAGAATCTGACGAAGAATGTGTTGTTTTCAGAAAACCCAACGGACATCTTCATTTCTTCAACCACTCCAGCTTTCAGGCTATGGAAGCTCTAGTAGAAGCTCTTAAAGAAGAGGGTCCAATAGTACTCGACTCCCTCCAAGTAGACCAATTATTGAAGGCTTTGTACTGGATTCCAGAAAAGTTGAAAAAAGATCATCAAGAATTTGGATTTGGAGAATTAATAAGCTGTTTGACCTACCTAGCCTACAAAGCTTAGGCTGACTCAATAACTTCCCAAGACATTGAGGGCACCAGTTTCTTATGAATAAATACTCTGAAAAGCCTATATGGGCAGGACAGAGCCTCGAAAGTCTTAGACCAGAGAGATAGTAAGTTTTAGGTGTAAAATGCGATTAATAAAAGAAAAAGATTATGGAACAGTATTTAGATGCAAAAATTAAGAGATTTACTCAAAAGCAATTATTCAAGAAAATAACTAAAGTTAAAACTATGCTAGGTTTAGGAGGATTACATCCTGAGAAATACCTAGAAGTTGTACCCGAACATAAAAATTGTGTCCTAGTTGACTTCAATCCAGCAGATGCATTAGTAAGAAGAAATTCTCTTATTGGAGAGTTTGATTTACTTACTAATTCTCCAGCGGAGAGAAGTCCGCTTAACTTCGTTGATTGTGATTTCTGCAAGTCCATTATAAATAATGGAGCAGATTTACTATATATTTATACGAAGATGCAGCTTTCTCCAATTAGAAACAAGTATATCACATTTACTTTTAGTTGTAGAACTGCGGGAGACGAGAGAACAATTGAGTGGTTGGCAAAGAATTTCCCAGAACTTGATATTCCAAGAAATTACGTGTTTATAAATGATACAAGATGTAAGGAGATTGGATATCGTCAGTATGTTAAACGTATGTATGATCCAACTAGAGACAGATTCTTGGACATATACAAATACAGAGATTCTGGAGATAACATGATTACCGGACTAATTAAAATCCTCTGATGAGTCTTTGAAAATTAAGACGAAACTACCCATCTTTGGGTAGTTAGGATTAAAAAGAAAAAGAAATGAGAAAGTACAACAGATTAAATTGCGATTCAACTGTTCGCGCAAGATTTATAGATACTTGGGGACGAGTAATAACTTTAGTCGGAACCCATGCCTTCGAATATGCCATTCACATAGAAGGAGTAAGAACAGTTACTGAAACATTTGAGAATGGAACATTAGCAAGAAAAAGATTTAACGAATTAAAAAAGAAACCATGAGAAAGAGATTTAAGATGAGCAGAATTGCTTCATCAGACAACTATGAGTTGTCAAGAAAGATTCACGCAATGTACCTTCAAAGATTTCACGAGGAGAACATAGAAGTGATTACAGAGATTTCATCTACATTAGTAATTAAAGAACAAAAGTATATTCGGGTATTTGGGAAGTTAATTCCTGTTTCCGAAGAAGAATTGAGAATACATAACACTTTAATATCTGTGAAATGATGGAAGATTTGTTAACAATAGTAAGATGGGCAATAACATTGCCTGTTTGGTTGCTAGAACATATACTTAAGGCTATGACCTTGATAGTTCTGGTATTGGTAATCATCGTCATGGCGGTATTATATCCGCTATTTCGGTCTATCTGGCGTAAGACAGGACAGTCTGTGATTTTTAAATATGCAACAAAATGGAGAGGAAACTATCCGCTAACCAAAAAAGTATTTGACTTATGGCAATGATGAGAAGAATTACCGAAATAAACGGTGAGATAATTGTGGTAGAAACTATGATTATCGTAGGAGAAATAGTATTAATTATAGTACAAATAAATGGAGAACTAGTTCGCTATGAAATATTATCTGTTAGATAGTTATGGGAAGGTCGTTAGGGCCTTCTCAAGCTGGTCTGAGGCTAACAAATTTCGTATAACTAGAAATAGACCAGATTGGAGGATTGTATGACATACATCGTTATATTTATAATATTAATCATCATGTGGAAAATGATTGAGGACGAATGAAAACAGTATTAACCCATACAGGAAAAATCTATGTTGACACAGAACATAGACTAGAGTTCTTAACTGTAGGAGACTATGGTAAGGAGAACAACATCAAGGCTGATTTCTTAGGTCTAACTAAGGAAATCAATGGAGTAGAGAATACAGCAGTAGACCTAAGCAAGAAATGGGTAGCAACTATTTCAACTCAGAAAGGCTGTCCTATGCATTGTAAATTCTGTGATGTTCCCAAGTTTGGATTCTATGGAAATGCTTCTATAGAAGATATGGATAGACAAATCCGAACTATTATAGAAGGCGAAAGTGTCAGAGAAACAGACAGGTTTAATGTACACTTTGCTAGAATGGGAGAACCAACATGGAATGAGAATGTATTAGCATTTGGGCTTGCTCTCAGAGGCGTAGTTAAGTCTACAGGATTAGTAGCTAAAACTGTTCATCCAGTAGTTTCCACGATGCTTCCGAAAGCAAATAATAAGCTTGGAAACTTCTTACAGGTTTGGTGTAGCATAAAAAATGAGTTCTACAATGGAGAAGCAGGCTTACAGTTTTCAATCAATTCTACAGACGATGAACAGAGAAACGAGCTGTTTGACTCTAAGAGTTTGTCACTAGCACAAATTTCTCAGTTGGCTAATGAGTTACCAATGCCAGTAGGCAGAAAGTATACTCTAAATTTTCCAGTAACCTCACAAACTATTCTCGATGCGAAGGAATTGTCAAAGCTATTTGATAGGGAGAAATTTATTGTTAAAATCACTCCTATACATGAAACAGCTTCTGCTATAGAGAATGGTTTCCAGGTAACTGGATACTCTGATTATGACGTCGCTTTGAACAACCTTTATTGAAAGAAGGTTGGGATGTTCCATCTAAGGAGGAAGATTCTGACCGAATTACTTGTGGGAACGCACTAATCTCTGAAGAAAAGATTTAACAATTCTTAACTAAGGAGAACGTAGTTCGCTGTATATAATAGCGAACACGACGGGGCAGTAGCTTAATGGATAAAGCATCAGACTTCTAATCTGACGAGTTCGACTCTCGCCTGCCTCACTTAAATATTTAATTTTAATCTTTATGAAATAGTGCTTAAATTGTGGGAAGGAGATTCCCAACAGAAATAAATATTGCAACAACGTCTGCTAGTTAGAATATCAACATAAACAAAAATATAAGCTAATTTTAGAGGGAGACGGGTCTATCATGAGAGCCAACTACTCTCCTTCAATATTTAGAGAAGATATTCTTAACGAACAAGATGGTATATGTGCAATATGTGGTTGTAAACCAGAACATAATGGAAAGCCATTAGTGTTTATAGTTGACCACATAGACGGAAAAGCTTCAAACAATAGAAGAGATAATTTAAGATGCATTTGCCCTAACTGCGATTCTCAGTTGGATACTTATAAATCTAAAAATAAAAATAGTGATAGAGTATATTATAGAGAGAATCATAGGTGAGGTCAATTCCATACAAACAGGTTATTAGCTCGAGAAATAACCTTCTGTAACAGTCAGACGTTGGGAGCTTATAGCCCTACGATAGTGAGGCTAAATTAATGACTCAGTTGGTTAGAGCACGATACTTTTAATATCGGAGTCTCGGCGGAGTCACTCTTTTTCTTTTATTCCGCTAGTAAACATTTGTTGTGAAACACGTGTTTGCATCTGGGTATAGTCGAGTTGGTAAGATGCTACATTTGGGATGTAGAGACCGCAGGTCCTGCTATCCAGACAAGAAGTAATCAACATTCACTATTAGTACAGCAATTAGGACTGTAGGGTGCCTTTTAGATGAATCCCTGATTACTCCGATTAACAGAGGCAATGTCCTTAATATCGTTACCACGCACTGCGGCTATTAGCTGTTAGATGATTTGGGGTGCCAAATGGAAGAACGGTAACAGCTATGTTAATTAGAACGAATCTGTTAATTGTATGGGAGTGCGCCAACGTTGGAGAGTTGGGCTTGACTGTAAATCAAGTGCCTATGGCTTAGAAGGTTCGAATCCTTCCACTCCCACAAATTTAATGAATATGTTAATAGGATTTTTAGTATTTATTATTCTAGAAATAGCTATAATAGCTACTATAGGGTTTACTTATTTTTACGAAGATGATAAGAATTTCAAGAATTATCGCAAAGGAAAGAATAGCTGATTTGTTAGACTTAAATTTCGTGTCTAAGATAGAATTAAGACAGGGAAAACAAGGATTTAATAATCCTGCTATTTGTAGAGTAGAAATCTATTTACTACTTGAAAACGACAAAGAGTACTTTAATTCCAAAATGACTGATATTATGTCATGGGCACAAAAGAACAAATGTAACATTGCTTTTACTACTGCTAGTATGGCTCTCAAAGACGGATTTATTAAAGAATCTGCTTTTGATGATTTTAACTACCCAGTTCCTAAAAAGTATAAAGCATTATGTGATATTTATTCAGCAAGTTACTTTAATCTATTTAATAGGAGAAAATTATGAAAGAATTAAATAATTATATTCTATATTGTTCTAACTTAGATGATAATGAGTATAATCTATTGTGGGAATACTATAATGAACAGTCCTTTCTTAATAAAATTAAAGAAGATTTTAGTTATTTATTTTTTACGTTATTTATATGGAAGATAAGTACGAAGGATTATCTGACGAAGAGCTTAAAGAGATTTTTGAAGATATGGAAGCAGACTATTGGATAGACTACTATCAGTCTCTTTGCGAATGAAACGCAGCAGTTGGCTTTCGGAATCTCTGTCTTAACAAAATGAGTCCGTAATTGGGATTGTAACCGGTAATTGGTAGCCGCGCAGACTGTAAATCTGCTCTCTTTTGAGACTGGAGGTTCGAGTCCTCCCAATCCCACACATTTTAATTAATTAGATTATGACAAAAGAAGAAGCAATTAGAGCTATGTCTGAAGGAAAGAAAGTAAGGCATAGATACTTTAGTAAAGACGAATGGGTGACTATAAATTCCAGCGGACTATATGAGTTCGAAGATGGTGTAAAAGTTGACTCATCGTTATTTTGGATGGACAGACAGGATTCCTACTGGAATGATGGATGGAGCTTAGTTTAACTTTAAATAAGAATAAAATGACAACGTATGAGTACGGAAAAGGATACTTGCCAGAAATCTGGTACTAGTGTAATATTCCAAAAAGAAATTACGCAGTGTAGGGAATGTCCTCATTGTAGAATCGCTCCTGACCCTGATGACTGGTTCAATGACGATGATGAAAAAGCGCTTTGTAAAGAAGCAGGGAATAAACTAATTGAGGGAATGTTAAGACCTTACGAAAGGGTATTAATTCCGGATTGGTGTCCATTAAAAACTAATAAACAAAAATGAATAGAATTAAGACAAAAGCCTATCTTGAGGTAACTTTAGAGCAGGCACGCGAATGGTATGAAAGCGGTAATGAAGACTTGAAGAAATTAGCTCTTACTGCATTTAGTGAGGAAATGCTAATTCCTTCCTTTAAAGAGATAGTAGAGTCTGAAGAAGATTATGGTTTTTGGAATACATTAGTATGTCCTCCAAGCATGACAGAACAACTCAGTTCTCTAGCTAGTTTACAAATAGTTGCTAACTATCTAAATAAAGGATGGATCAAAACAGAAGGTAATACTGGCTATTTTCTTGGAAAAGGTTCTTCTCTATCTGGAAAGACGGAAACTGATATAAAAGGAGTGTACGTCGTCATGCATCAAAACGTAAAATATCCAGGTATTGTTTATTTTAGAACTGTAGCTGATGCACAGAAAGCGGTAAAGATTCTTGGTAAAAAGTTATTGCCGTTGTTTGAATAAATGATTAGATGGTGTTATTAGTTCAGTTGGCAGAACGCTACATTGTGGCTGTAGAGGTCAGCGGTTCAAATCCGCTATAACACCCATAGTATAATTCCCAGAACGATCAACAAATTGGCAGATGTACAGTGTTATCTCGACATAGTGTAGAGTCTTAGGAAAGTCTGAATAAGTGAAGAATCGGAACTCTTATTAATTATATTATGAAAGATAGAAAATTATTTTGGTTTTGTGTAATATCTATAATTTACATAATTACCTATTGGTGTTTTATTAAAAATTACAACGAATGAAAAAGACAATTGAAATCGAATGTCCTGATGGTTACAAACCAGTTTACAATGCAGAGACTGGAAAAGTAGAAATTGTGTCTGAAGACATTACTGCAAGGGTACAGACTTACGAAGATGCTTGTAAAATCATGAGTAGAGATGTCTATGGTAATGTTCCTGCAAATTTCTCTGTTGATGCTTTGCGCAAATTGCACGTCATTCTCGATGCCTTAAACGAAGGACATAAGTTTAATCTATTAACTGGAACTGTATGGTATCCTTGGGTTCGGTTCTTTAGAATGAAATCAGTACCGAAAGATGCAGAGGTCATTGGACACTTCCGTTATCAGGGCGAGAAATTCGCGTTGGTGGGCGGCTTCGCGGATGATGGCGGCGATGCGGGTCTCGGCTATTTCAGTTCTCACAATGGCGTCGGCAATGCCGATTCCCTTGTCGGGTTGCTTGCGTGCAAATCTGAGGAGATTGCCAAATATGTATCAACTCAGTTTGGCAAACTCGTATTCGAAGCTTGTTTTGCCAGACACTTCAATGTAGGAGAATTTGAATGGCTAGACTAATTGTAATTCTACTATTGCTTGCCTCATGCACACACGATAAGGTAGTAAATCACAATCAAACTGATACCATAAAGTATGAAGAGATATATTGCCCAAATTGTGATGGAATTGGTCAAGTAAAAGATGTCAGCTGGGTCTAGAGTTGTATTTAGGCATCCTTACACTAGGTCCAGGTGCTCTTTGTGATACCGAATCATGTAGTATGTGCAATGGAAACAGGAATAGTTATAAAGAAGAGTACTAAACAAATGAAGAAATTTTTTAATGCTTATTGTGGCTATGCTCTTTATGAGTGTAGCCTCATTCTCTCAAATAACCATATCTCAAGAAGATTATGATAGGTTGCCTGGAGAGACGTAGAACCCAAATCGAGAAAAATAACTACCGAGAAGGCTATAAAAGGAGAAATCAAAGAAGTATCTGAATATGCAAGTCTCGGAAAAAAGAGATTTGGAGTTGCAGTAAATGAGACACTAAAGGCAGTTGAAGATTCGGCTATAAGAATATCTGAAATCTAATCTAGGACAAACAGCGATAACTATTTGTAGTATGGAAATTACTATATAAGGAGATAGCTGGAGTCGTAATAGGTATACTACTGTTAGGAATATCTCTATTTTTACTAATAACTGGAAGAGGAAAACTATCTAAAGACGATGCTGGCGGATGGATAAGTGTAGTCGGTGGTGCAGTATTCTTTATTTCTTCTATGATTTGTGTATTTGGCTGAGGAGCAGTCCAGGCTATAGGCTGGTGTATTCTAGCTATATTCTGTGTATTATTGCTTCTTGGATGTATGTTAGGCTAACTAATTGGTTAGCCCTTTGGAAGGGTGGCAGAGTCAGGTTTAATGCAACGGTCTTGAAAACCGTCGGGCGGTAAAACGTCCCCAGGGTTCGAATCCCTGTCCTTCCGCAATTAACTATAGGATTGGTGTTAACGGTTAGCACGTCGGTCTCCAAAACCGAAGGTAAGGGTTCGAATCCTTTATCCTATGCAAATATCAATAACTAAAAACTTATGAAGAGAATTAGATTAATTTGTATGATGGCTGTTGTAGCAATAGTTACGGCAGTCTGTTGTTCGTTTACTTCTAGGGAAGACCGAAATCATTTTTCGGTTATAAAGGTATATACCGACCCTAATAGTCACATGAATGTCTATAGAGTCTCCGTTCCTGGGAGAGTGTATTACGTACTTCATAATACGACTCAAGGAGGGTTATGTAAATTACAATGAGCGAAACTTATTATCTCTTAGCAGCCATTTCGTATGGCATTTTTATTGTTCAGTTCATACTCTCTTGGTTTGGTGGCGACACTGACTTAGATGTAGATTTAGATGGAGAATTGGACATGGATGTGAGTGATATTGTCTCTTTTAAAGGACTAGTACATTTTGTAATGGGAGCAAGTGGATGGCTTTGTATTAAGCATTCCGTTTCTCATTCTATAGAATGGTACGATTATTTAATCGCATTAATATGCGGTATTCTTTTTGTGATTATACTTTACTACTTATATAAACTTTGTTTAAAACTCCAACATCAAGTTATTCCTGAAAAGGGTGAAGCCTTAGTTGGGAGAATTGGAACAATCACTATCCCTAATGATATTTCTGGTGGTAGTTCTGTTATCTTAGTTGAGATAAATGGAATGCTTCAAGAATTGTCAGCTTATGCTGAAGAAGAGCATAAGACGTATAAAAACGGGGACAAAGTGAGAATTTCAAAATTTGAGAATGGAAAGTATTATTTTAACTAAAAAGAATTTTTAAAGATGACAACAGAAACTCTTATTGTAGCGGGTGTTATTGTACTCTTAGTAGTTGTAACTTTTATCGGACTTTTGTCTCGGTATCGTAAGTGTGCTAGTGATGAAATCCTGGTAGTATTTGGTAAGGCAGGAAAGAAGAAGGTAGTTAACGAGAAGACTGGTAAAACGGAGGAAGTTATACTGCCGTCTAAAATCATCCACGGCGGAGGTACATTCGTAATGCCTGTCATTCAAGACTGGGCTAAAATGTCCTTGAAACCTATTCAGATTCAGGTAATGGTAGAGGGAGTATCCAGCCAAATGATTAAGGTTAGGATTCCTGTGACATTAACTACTGGTATAGGAACCGATCAAGTACTAATGCAAAACGCTGCAAGCAGATTCTTAACAGCTAAAACTTCTGAAATCTCAGACCAAATCAAGGATATTCTCATTGGTGAAGTGAGAAGCTTGATGGCAACAATGACGATTGAGGAAATAAATGCTGATAGAATCAAATTTATCGGCAAGGCAAAAGAGAATATTGAAACTGAGTTGAACAAGGTAGGTTTCAGTATTATCAATATTAACAACGCTGATATCTCGGACGATGCAAACTATATCAAGAATCTTGGTCAGAAAGCTGCAACTAAAGCTCTTGCTCAGGCACAGGCTGACATTGCAGAAGAGAAGAAGAAAGGAGATATTCAGATTGCAGAAACCAACAAACAGCGTGAGATTGCCGTAGCCGATGCTGAAAAGGAAAGAGAAACTACAGTTGCTCAAACTAAGCAAGAACAGGAAGTAAAGGTTGCTGAGATTAATCAGGAGAAAGCTATTCGCTTGGCAGAAGCAGAAAAGAACAAACAAGCTGGTATCGCTGAACAGAAGGCGGAACAAGAAGCTAGTATTGCTCGTGCAAACACTCAAGCAGAATCAGCTAAAGCTGAAGCTGAATCTCAGAGAATAGCTAATGTAGCGAAATCCGCTTCAGAGGCTGCTTCTAAGAAAGCTGCTGCTGACGCAGAAGCAGAAGCTAATGTAGCTAAAGCTAAGGCAGAAGCAGATTCTAAGAAAGCTGAAGCTGAAGCTCTGAAGCAAACTCGTATTGCTCAAGCTAAGCAAAAGCAGGAAGCAGACACTCAGAAAGCAATTAATGAGCAAGAAGCTGCTACTGCAGAGTATGAGTCTCAGAAGAGAATTAAGGCTGCAGAAGCTGACAAGCAAGCTGGAGTAGCTGAGCAGAAAGCAACTATTGAAGTATCAAAGGCAAAAGGAGAAGCTGCACAGGCACAAGCTGAAGCAGAAAAGGTAGCTGGTACTTCTAAAGTAGAAGCAAGAATGGCTGTAGCCAAAACAGAACAAGAACGCCAGATTGAGGTTAACGAAGCTGCTGCTAAGGCAGAGGAAGCAAAACTTCAAGCTGAAATGATTGTTCCTGCTCAGAAACAAAAAGAGAGAGTAACTATTGAAGCAGAAGCAATTAAAGCCAAAGCGGTATTGGAAGCAGAAGCAGAAGCTGCAAAGATTTTGAAAGAAGCAGAAGCGAAAGCTGACGCTACTAAACTGCAGTTAGAAGCAGAGGCAGAAGGTACTCGCAAGAAATTGCTTGCTGAAGCTGAAGGTAAGAGAGCATCATTGATGGCAGAAGCTGATAAGGTTCAAGCTATCGAAATGGCTCCAGCCTTGGCAGTTGAGAAGATGATTGAATCTGGCTTGACTCCACAAATGGTGGTTCAGTACAAGACTGTTGACCAATTGGCCGGTATTGCTCAGGCATCTGCTCAGATGTTTGAACACATTCACCTTGGACAGGTTACTGTTTATGGTAATGAGAATACCGCTGGTAATTTCATGGCTAAGACTGCTGAGAACTTGAATCCTGCTCTTGACTTATTACGTTCTATTCCTTTCGCTGACACAGTAAAGGAAATGTTCGGAAAGAAGCAAGTAGAAGCTACTGAGTTTGAAGAAGTGAAGTAATCACAGCGAAGGGGCTTTACAAAGAATTAGTAAAGTATAACAAAAGCCCCTTCGCAATTTGGAGGTATGGGTGAGCGGTCTAAACCAGAGTCCTGCTAAGACTCCGGGCCTCAAAAGGGTCCCGCTGGTTCGAATCCAGCTGCCTCCGCATTAACTTAAATAATTATTAGATATGAGCGAATGGAAATACATAGATTCAATCGCAGAGCTATCCGATTTTGAATGTGCACACTGCGATACAAGAGATTTTTATATGGTTACTTATGATACTATAAGTCAACCTTGGAAAGTATTAAATAAATTCCTGAAAAAGAATAGAATTATAGTAGAACAATGTTCGTTTAATAAGGACGAGATTATTCCCTTACTAAAGAGTTTAGAGACTGCATCGGGTGGTGAGGGAGACTGGAGGCATTTGGTATTGGATTCTATTGACCATTGGTGGATAAAGTATATCCGTTTCCAGAGACTTAGTAATGGACAATACTTTTGTTTTACTGATTCTGCTGATACTATTATTCCGCTTTATAAGGATAAACTTAAGGCAGAGTTCGTGAATCAGGATGAAAATCATAAAGTTCATGGAAGATAAAATTGAAATATTTAGAAGCCTTCATAAAGAATTTCTCAGTATGCTTCTAGATGATACTTGGCTATGTGAGGAGCCTATTGAACTAGCAGAAGTAGAAGCGTGTTGGCAGTGGGCTATAGAAGTAGGAGAAGAAGTTGTTCCGTTAGAAGACTTTGAAAAAGAATTTAAGTTTTCTTTACAGGATTTAACTAACTGGTGGAACAAAAAAATACTAGAATTGGAATAACTGATAGTTGAAAGTGCACTTAGTAGACTATCGACTGCATAGACCCCTTATGTAGTATATAGAGTGGATGGCTGAGGGATAAATCCAGCAAAACGTTATTAGTAGTGCGCAATGCTAATAACCTTAAGTCCGTTGAAGTCGCCTTAGTACGTGCGTAACATACTCGGAAATGCATAACTTGCTTTGGGACTCTTTTCCATAGATGAAGGTTTTATCCGTTTACTTCATCTATGCCTATATATTATAAACGGACATGGGACGATAGCTCAGTAGGTAGAGCGCTGGACTGAAAATCCAGGACGTTAGCGGCAGTTCGATCCTGCCTCGTCCCACTTGCATTGTGTGTTTTTCATGGTAAATAGACTTAGTGGTTCGTGAGAATAGCTAAGCCAAAATTGGGCTATGGTGTAATGGTTAGCACTACAGATTTTGATTCTGTCAGTCTAGGTTCGAGTCCTAGTAGCCCAACAAAATTAACAAATATGGAAGAGATAGAAAAGATTAATATCATTAACAAGAGGCTTAGGCAAAAAGAAGCCAGAGCAGACTGGAAATGGGTGAATGATGGCAAACAATTTGGTTGGGCACGTGGTCGTTCTAAGAACCGTAAATCTAAGAGAGGATATGAGGTAGGAACTAAGGAAAGTAGGAAGCTTGAGAGGAAATGGTTTAAAAATATACACCACAAGATATTATTTCATATTCCATTAACCGAAGAAGAGTCTAACAGTCTTGAATTTCATTACAAATGGAGAGAACAAACTCATATGATTCAAGCGTTAATTAACGATATACGTTCTAAATTATGAAGCCAGAAGATTATAGAAAGGTTGTCAAGTTTTGTGACAAAGGTAAATGTAAAGTTCGAGAAAATTCATTCGGAGTTTGTTGGTGTGGTAAGCTACACTCTGATGCAGCAGAAAAGTTAAAACCAGAAGAACAAATAATAGTAAGAAATGAGAGTAATAATTAATAGTTGTTTAGTTACAGAATTGTTTGCCAATTTTCAAACTTCTATAGATAGAAAAAGTATCATAGGAGAAACACATTCCGTAGAAGAAATGGAAAAGTTGATGCTAGAATTTGCTAAGTTTAATATAAAACCAAGCGATGTTCTGACGGTAATATTTGAATGCAAATCAATAAGTGCATACGAATAATATTTAGGACCTATAGCTCAGTCCGGTCAGAGCAACTAATTGTGAGTTAGATAGGGACGTATCCCCTCAAGCTTATACCTTGTAGAAAGGGTAGTCGGTCGCACGTGGGTTCAAACCCCACCGTCCCTACAGCTTCTGGATTGAATTTTTAATTTTGCACCAAAACATTTGGTATTATGATTATTTTCATATATATTTGTATATGAATTACAATGATTATAATACACAAAAGTTAAGAGGTTTAAAGCGCAAATTAGAGCTAATAAAATCTCGTGGTGGTAAATGTGAACTATGTGGCTATGATAGAAACATAGCTGTTCTAGAATTTCACCATATCAATCCAGATGAGAAAGAGTTTCAGTTAGATATGAGACATTTATCTAATACAAGTCTAGAAAGGCTTAAAGAGGAAGCAGATAAATGTCAACTTCTATGCGCTAATTGTCATAGAGAAGTACATAATCCTCACTTGGGAATGGACGAAGTTGAAGATTTAGTTAATACTGAAGCCAAAGATAAGACGTCTTTTGAAAACATGACTGGGTCTGTATGCCCAGTATGCGGCAAAAGATTTCCTAAATCTAAGGGTAAGATATACTGTTCTAAGGAATGCAGAGATGCTGATAAACATTATCCTTCTCTAGAAGAAGTAAATGAGCAGTATGAAATACTTAAGAATTGGGAGAAAGTTGCACAGCATTTTGGATTAACTCGCAGAGTTATTCAAGGAATAAGAAAGAAAGACTCATAATCAGAAGGTCGGGGGTTCAAAGCCCTCTAGGTCCACATCTGTTTATCGGAAGATAGATAGTATAGATTGGTATAGCCTAGGACAATGTATTAATCTATGGGAGTTAGAGCAGTGGTCAGCTCGCTGGGTGCATAGCCCAGAGGTCGTCAGTTCGAATCTGGCACTCCCAACAAATATTTAAATTTTTGAGTATGAATTATCAGTATTTTGGATTGTTCTTAGATGAACCAACTAGAAACAAACTTATGCAAGTTATCATTGGAAATCCCATCATTTGCAATCTGGTGTTCCAAAGAGGAAGTACTATTTATTTAGATCATTGCACTCTTCTCCATAAAAATCAACATGAAGAAAAGATGGCTAATGACCTACAATATCGTATAGATGGTAATTTTCGATTAATTGTAAACAAAATAGGGATTTCTGAGAAAGCAATAGCTTTTGGAGTAGAATTGGGAGACCAATATCTGCCTTGTGCAAATGCTAAACCTCATATCACTATTTGTACAATCAACAAGGGTAAACCAGTAGATAGCAATGGTATTGCAACTTGGATTCCAATTCCAGAATTTAGTATTTATTGCCATCTTAAAGTAGTATAATATGTGGGGGAAGAAAGAGTCCTATAGAAGAATATCTGGACAAGCATCCAGACAGCACTCTAAGAGAGTATAATGAATATGTTAAGGAAGAAGAACGGAAGAGACGCCAAGAGAAGGTAGATAGCGATAATAGACATAAAGCACTACTTAAAAGCTATATAGGAAAGTGTTTCAAGATAGACTTCAATGGTATGTCAACAATGTTTTTCAGACTTACATCCGACCCAACAGATCCACGAAGTAGTAGAATCGAAGAGGATGCCTATTCAGTTTATATTGATTCATCTAAGGTACATATGGAATTAGAAAAGAAGAGATATATTAATGTAATGTGGCTTCCTGGTCAAGAAGAGTGGTATGGAAACTCTCACAAAGTTTTTCAAATATCTGAGGAAGACTTTAATAAGGTAGTAGAGAAATATAACGAAATGGTTAAGGTTGCTAAAGAAATAAAAGCAACCTAACAGTTGGGGTAGTGGCGGAATTTATAGTATTTAATATGGCAAAGGCAAGAATCGACATTTTAGAAAGAGAATAGGAAATCCGACAATGGATTTCAGAAAATGAGTCTAATGCTGAAATAGCTAGAAGACTAAATTGCAAGGTTGATACTTTAAAATCCTATTATATTAAGATGGGAATAGAGTATAAGGGGAATCAAGGTTCTAAGGGAAAAAGACTAGACCCAAAGAGGAAAGATGCTTTAGACCTGATAGAAAATCCTAATGTTTCTAATTCTAGAAAGAGGATAAGATTAATAGAGGATGGATATAAAGAAGATAAGTGTGAGCGTTGTGGATTATCAGAGTGGATGGGAATGAAAATTCCTTTAGAATTACATCACAAGGATAATAACCATTATAATAATAAGTTGGATAATCTAATGATAGTTTGCTCTAACTGTCATATGCAACTTCACAATTATAATAACAATTAACTAGAGCAAGGGGTAGTGCTGGAATTGGTAGACAGGCATGGTTTAGGCCCATGTGCCGCAAGGCGTGAGGGTTCGAGTCCCTCCTACCCTACAACTTTTATTTATTAAGTAATATGAAAGAGTTAAGTGAAATTATTCAGGAAATGGTAGACAATGGCAATTCCATGGGTCAAATGGACCTAAAAACTGCCATAGTGTTTGTTACAGAGGCTTACAAATCCGGCATAGAAAAGGCTCGTTCTCTCATAACTAATGAACATAACGAGGAGGATTACTAATGACCGTAGAAGAATTAGAAGGTAAGCTGACTAGTATCTACCATGAATTTGCTGAAACAATCTCCGAAAATGAGACTGATGAGCAAATAGTTGCCCGTTCTAAAGAGTGGTTTGTAAAAAGACTCTCAGAGGAAACTGATAACAAAGAAGCTATAGAATCTATAGCTAATCAATTAGTAGGATGTCTCAAACAGGCATCTGTTTTAAGTAACTTAGAAAAAGAAAAAATGAACAAAGTTTGGATGTGTTCTGGGTCTACATATACCCAGGTAAGCTCAGGCTATAGCGTTGAGCAGTCTCTCCCAGTTGGAATCTACAGTATTTGTCTGACAATGACAGGTTATCACCTAGACAGATATGCGGATAAGTTTGTATTCCCGTACAAAATGTATGGTTTGCAGAACGAGTTTATTGACCATGTAATTAAGACGTATCACGCTACAGAAGGCAATCTCGGAATTATGCTTACTGGTACAAAGGGCACTGGAAAGACTGTTACCGCTAAGGAACTAGCTAACAAGCTAAATCTGCCCATCATTATCGTAAAGGATATGGGAGACCATAATCAATCTATGATTGAGTTCCTTTCTGGTATTGAAGGAGATTGCATTCTGTTCTTGGATGAATTTGAAAAGAATTTCAGTGAATCGGATTCTACTATCTTGCAAATCATGGACGGTGTTTACAACTCTAAGTATCGCAAGGTTTTCCTGCTTACTACTAATGCCATGACCATCAATGAGAATATGGTAGGACGTCCGTCTAGAATCCGTTATGTCAAGGAATTTGGCAACTTGGATTTGAAGGTTGTGAACGAATATCTGGACGACGCACTTCAAGTGCCGGAAGCTCGTCAAGATTTGCTTGATTTCATTGATTCTTTGACTATATCTACTATTGATATTCTCAAAACTATAGTTAATGAGGTCAATATTCACGGTATAGAAGGATTGAGAAGAGCTAAAGGCTTCTTCAACGTAGTAACTAATGAGTATGACTATTCCTGCATTAGAGGTTATGCATATGCTGGTGAGATTTCTGCTGATAAGAATAAATTCTCTATTGAAGAGTTCTCTAAAGCTGTTGAGAGATTCAACAATCCGATGCCAAGGCCCATTGTAGACGATGAGGATAACTGTACTGTTGAGGAAAGAAAAGCTCTTAACGAGTATTATGAATATCGCCGCCACAATTTCCACAATCTGTCATATTACTATGTATCTTCGGATATTAAGTTCGCAAATCTGGCAGTTGGAGATGACTTCTATAATGACGAAATTATTGCGATTGACAAGAAACTAGGAATCGTGGTTACTAAAGACGACAACAAAATTAATTACTACTGGATTAAAGATCCAAATAGTAAACCGTCTCTGTATCGTAGAGGTACTTACAACTCTTTGGTACTATAAAACTTGGGGAGCTAGTCTCCCCTTTATGTCTAGATGCCCGAGCGGTCTAAGGGAACGGTCTGCAAAACCGTGTTTCGTGGGTTCGAATCCCACTCTAGATTCTACACTAATCTTATTGCTTATGGATAGAGAATTAAGAAGAGAACTTTCTAAAAGAAAGTGGATTTCGAGAGCTAAAAAGGTTTACAACGCTTGCGGTAAATTTTACGTACCTGTTGCCGGGATTAAAGCCAATGTAAGGTATAATGTTCCTATAATAAGGAATAAGGCGTTGAAGGTCTGTGAGTCAATTACGGATTTCCTTGATAGTTCTAAATACGCAAAGATGCTTAAGAATTGCACTTCTCCTTATAGAAGCAGAATGATGCAATATGAATACAAGAAAGAGAATAGAAAGGATAGATATAAAGCAAAAAGAGATATTCAAGAAGGTATTCAAGAATATGAATCTAGGGACAATCTTTCGTGTTCATCCTGCATTTTCTATGATAAAGGCTTTTGCGAAAAGGGATTATTAATGACTGAAAACTGCCCAGAATATTGGGATTAAAGTATGGACAAGTATATTAATGGAAGTTTAGTAAAGAGAGTTTTAGTTTTTAAAACTAGAAAGCATCCCGATTGGGTACATTATGTGGACGATTACCGATTCTTGTTTTGGAAAATACATCGAGATTATTGGTACCCATGTTTTGGAACTTATACGGAAGAAAAAATGATTTCATCTTTAGAGAAGAGATATGCCTTCTACAAGGATGGAATAGTATATCAGAAACCTCATATCATTTTAGAGTTCTCTAAAAGACATGATGAATCTATCTATTTTGATAGTGACGAAGAAATGGAGGGATGGTTTGAATCCTTCATGGAAGAATTTGGAAAACCGTTTATTTACATAGACTAATACCTTTATCCCAGTTTAGAGCTTAGCTCAAATAGTGAATAATAGTAGCTATTGGTTAAAACGAGGTGGAGTGCCAGACGAAAGACTGGAATTAACATAGTTTAACTTTGAATCTCCGACTATGCGGAGTATTATTATGGCAGAATTGATTTTCTTAGCTAATGGAAAATGCGACTTGAAGTTCCACGCTCATCCCAAGAATTTCAAAAGGGTTGAGAAGTTCAACTACAAAAAGAACTTTTTCAAGGTTTACGTTGACCGAAACGACAGCGTTTACGAGATAACTCGCTGCGAGGTGGTTACATGGAAAACCATAGAGAAAGGCAAGAAGAAATTTAACGTCCCTGACGAGGTGAAAGAAACTCGTGATGCTCACTTGTTTGACAAAATTAAGGGGAATCCGTTCAAAATCGCTATTACTAAGGTAGCTGGCGAGATTGATATGCAGGAGCTGTTATCTGAGTAATTCGTTTAGGAGAGTATCGTAAAACTCTCCATTATGCAGGTGTGGTGTTAATGGATTGAGCACGCCAGACTTCCAATCTGGAGGGGAGAGTTCGAGTCTCTCTACCTGCACATTTGTGGGTATAGCACAATGGTTAGTGCATCGGCTTGCCATGCCGAGGATGTGAGTTCGATTCTCATTATCCACTCTTTTCCGATTTAGCTCAGTATGGTAGAGCGCCCATACCAATAAAGCATTAGTGGGAGGTCAGAGGTTCAAATCCTTTAATCGGAACGACGAAACAAGGCTCCACAGCAGTTACAAGTTGTAACTGGTCTTATCTCCGAATAGCTAGTCTTACGGGGTGGAGAAGTAGTCACCTCGGTGTACCAGAGTGGTTTAATGGCTCAGACTGCAAATCTGCTGATTCGTCAGTTCGAATCTGACCACCGAGTCTCGACGTGCAAGTCTTTTAACTACAATAGTTAACGTGTCTGGTTACGTTATCACCCAGTCGTCACCTACGGTTAGAAGGGCGTCCCTGAGTAGCGGATGTAAATTAGCTACTAATATCGTGGAGTAGAGAAGTTGGTCATCTCGCTAGGCTCATAACCTAGAAATCGTCATAAACGGTTCGAATCCTACCTCCGCAACTAAACTCCTTTTGTGGCTCTGTTATTAGATTAATTATTAACAATTTTAAACTTTAATGTTATGAAGAAAGTAATTAATGTTGTAAAGAAAGCTGCTAAATGGTATTTTGAACAGAGTTCTAAGAACTACACTTGGTTAGTGTCTGGAACAATACCTCCTCCATACAGAGGACAAGAGTAAAAATATCATTAAAAGGTAAGTACCAATGGGGTACTTACAGATGTCTGGGAGGAAATAATATGTATGGTTAGCCAAGTGGCCGACGGCAGCGGGCTGTTAACCCGTCGTGAGAAATCCCATCGCAGGTGTAACGAGATAAATACCTGCATTTTCGAGGCTGTGGTGTAATGGCTTGCATATCACACTGTCACTGTGAAGGTTGGGGTTCGAATCCCCCAGTCTCGGCATTTATTCCCCTGTAGTTTAGTTGGTTAGAACACGTGATTTGTAATCTCGAGACCTCGGTTCGAATCCGAGTGGGGGATCTTAACCATTAAATCAGATTAATTTTTATGACTAGATTAGAAAAGTATTTAGTAGCAACTGCTACTGAGATTATCGAAGCGGAAACAACTGTTTCTCGCTACTTTGTCATTGGAAACGTCAAAGTTAGAGTATCAGACCATTTAAGTAAAATGAGTGATGCAGACTTACAAGTGATTATTCCATTGAACGGAGGGACTAAGTATATAGTTACTGTTAAGGATAGTCCTGGAAAATTTCTTGTATGGAATGCAACTCAAATAAAAGACTTTATTCCTTCATTGCAGATTATTAAGGGCTTGAAGGAAGGAGTACAACTTAAGCCAAAACCTAAAGACTCTGCAGTTCAGAAGATTCAGCTAGCATTAAATAATAGTAATACCGATGGAGGTTCGTTAACGTTCGATGGTACTATTATCGAGTCTAGATTGAAAGAAAAGCAACTTACCTCCAAACAGCGGGAAGTTTTCAGGAGAACTAAATCTACTTGGGATATTTCTCAGATTGGAACATTACCCAGTATGATTAAAGTAGATTTGGGATTGTCAAATGGTTCTGTAAACGAAGATGTGCAGATATTTCTAACTTGTACATCTTTAACCTACAAAGAAATTCTGAACATTTATAAAATAATAGTTGTTGATAACCATATGGTTCCAACTATTAAACTGTTGCAAGAAGCTTATAGCTTAATTGTGCAGTAGGATAGCGCCATCATCTAATGGTTAGGATTCAGGCTTTTCACGCCTGCCATACGGGTTCGAATCCCGTTGGCGTTACTATGTACCCCAGCAGCGGAAGTTGTTGGGGTATTTTTTGTTTAATATAATTAATAATTGATGAGAAAAACATTTGAGTTTGTAAAGGTTGGAGGAGTCTGGTTCTATTGGTGGCCAGATTATGACGGAACACCAGAGGAACTAGCAATGGTTGGTGGTGCAGATGAACTTCTTGATTCTCTAGATAATAAGTTTGTTAGATTGCAGATGGTTGACCCAGCTGCAGCTAAGATAACGTTGTCTAAAATTGAGGAGGATGAATGTGGAGCAACTTACTTATGCAAAAGTAAGAATTACAATGACAGGGTATGGATTTGTGCTGTAACTCTATCAGTATTCGGGGAATATCCTCAAAATATTTACCTAAAAGATATGTAAAAAATGAAAACGTTAAATGAGATTTTAGACAATTACAAAGACTATGCCGTAGTTCTCGATGACCGTTTCGGTTCTAGATTAGCAAAGTTTTTAACAGAAGAGCAGTTAGAAAAAATAGGCTTCAAGTACGATGGTGATGAGCCTTATCCAGAGCCTAAGGAATGGACTAGAGAGAATATCCTAGAGCAACTTAAGTCTGACGTGGAGTTTGGTTTTGAGAAGGCTCTAGACCAGAGAGGCATTTCAGCTAGCCTAATGTTCTACGTGGTACTAAGGCGGAATCAAGTTCTAGAAGAGGGCTTAGAGAATTATCCTGAAGAGAATTATGCTATGTATGGGTTGCCTTTGTTTAAGGCTACTGCTGTAAAGTATGGATGGGAGAATCCTATAGGCGACGATAATGGGGACGAAGAGTTCTACAATGAGTAGCGCTATGAAGGAATCTTCTATACTTAAAGCAATTTCCGACGCTATTGAAGAATACGAGGAAAATCAACAAAGACGAATAGACCTGTTAGAGAGTAAAATTCTGCTATTTGAGAGAGAAAGGGAGGCTTTTATTCGGCATTTGAGAGAAGGAAACATTCAATTATTAAAGGATTATCTAGGAATTAAAGATGAGTAAGTACTATTTAATTAAGGAATGTAATAATATTCCTTTTATCTTAGGACAGTTCGATAGTATTGAAGAGGCTGAGGCCGCTCTTCCTTCTACAAATAAGAAGGAAGCTAAGCACTTTGTCGTTTGTTCTACAGAGCAATTAAAGTCAGCAAGGGCGGCTATATCCTACTTACAAGAAGAACTTAGAAAGAGTCGAGAGGAGGTACGGCAATGGAGGGATTTAGAACTTAAAACAAGGCTAGATTTCTCAAACCAAATCTGTGAATTATCGAAGATAGCTAATCTAACTGTAGAGGACCTAACTAAAGTATTGTTATGATAGTAAGTTCTCCTTTTGATAAAGATTTGCTTGGACATGAGATAAGGGGTGTAAATACATCTTACTACGGACTTTCTGCATTGCAGGCTGTAATAAATCATGACGGAATCCGTCAAGATATTGCAAAATATATGTATAGAGACTGCATTGTAGATGGAGGACGAAAAGGAGTAATCATAGGATTTGAGGATAATAATCAATTCTTTGATTACTACTATATAGTCTATGTGCCAGAGCTAAATACTACTGTATATCAATTAGCTAATGATGCGAGATTTATTAATTCAATTGAGATATGAAAGTATATTATATTTCAATTCCCACGGCATATGACGGGCAAGTCCCTATAAACTATGAGAAGATCTCTCCTCTTTTTCTAGAGAAGAAAGACGCTATAGAATGGGCGGTAACTCAAAATTACTGGGATATTAGATTAATAGAAGAAGAAGTTTTATGAAAAAAGAAAGTTTTTTAATTATCCTTATGATTAGTATTGTATTCGGATTTGCAACTGGTTATTCTTTGCATCATCTGATACATTTCAATCAGAAACAGGAGGAAATGGTATTGCTGCCAGAGCATCCATTCTACTTATTGGATGAAGTAAACGAAGAAGTATTGTACAATACTTTGAAGCATTACGATTTTCCAAATCCAGCAATTATAACAGCTCAGGCTGTTCTGGAATCTGGCAATTTTAAATCGAAACTTTGTAAGGACAATAACAATCTGTTCGGGTTGTATAACTCCAGAACAATGTCTTACTTCAAGTTCGATAGTTGGATAAGCTGCGTGTTCGCTTATAAGCAATTTATCCTTAGTAAGTATAACCCAGAAGAGGATTATTACAAATTCCTAGACAGAATTGGCTACGCTGAGGATTCCTTGTATGAAAGTAAAGTTAAGGAATTGGAATTAGATATACTTAATAAATATGGAAGCTCAAATTGAAGAAGCTATCAAATTTAGAAAGAAAGCTAATTTCAAGATATTAACTAGATTAAGTCAAATCATTGACCAATATCCTTATCTAAGATTTCACCAAATTCTTATTATATATAAGATTAGTGAGCTGGGAGTGGATAAGTTCAATGAGGAGAGTGTAGAAACTTTGAAGAAGCTAGAGCATGAAATGGTGGAAAAAGGAATTAGTAAGATTACTAGTAATAGTTCTGATGGGAACAATACTATTAGTAACTAGGGAAGTAACGGGTTTTGAGACCGCAGTTATGACTGGTCTAACTATTATATTATGCAATCAAATATTTAACGAATAAAGATTATGAATTTTAAAGATTTCAAGAAAGATGTAGAGTCTGCTTTCAATGCTATGATTGCAGATAATTTATTTGTAGTTAATGTAGACAAAGACCTTTTGTGGATGAGTTATCTTCTCTCCTTTGAGGACGAAACAATTCGGCAATATCACAATTGTAATGCTTGTAAGTCTTTCATACGTCACTATGGTAAGGTAGTCGCTATAGACCCTCAAACCTACAAGGTGAAAACCTTCTGGGATGATGTTCACACTCCTGGCTATGAAAAGACCGCATCTGATTTAGCTAAGCTCGTTAAGGAAGCTGGAATAGGAGATATATTCATTCAGGATGTTAATGAGTTTCACGGTTGTGACCATAATGTGCAACTTCTTCCTGATGGAACTACTAGAACTTGGACTCACTTGTACGTGACTATTCCTAACAAGTTTAAATTCAACAAGAGAGTACATCATTTCGATTCTGCCGCAGGTTATCGCGGAGATGTTAGAGCTAGAGCTGGTGTCTTTGAACGCTCTCTTTCCGAGCTTAAACTAAGTGCGGTAGAAACCGTAATTGAGTTGATAGAGGATAATAATCTCTATCGCGGAGAAGAGTTCCTAAAGACTCTGCAAGAGTTCAGAAGAACTATGCTTGAGGCCGATAATCTCTCACCAGAGGTTCGCACTAACTATTGTTGGTTTAACTTCAAATCTCCAATAGCTAAAATTAGAAATACGGCTATGGGAACTCTACTGATTGACTTAAGTAATGGTGTAGACCTGGAAAGAGCTGTTAAGTCTTATGAGAACATTATGGCTCCATCTAACTATAAGAGACCTACTGCTCTTATTACTAAGAAACAAATTGAGGCTGCTCAGAAGAAGGTTGAAGAACTTGGGTTAACTGATGCCCTTCCTCGCCGTCATGCTCGTGTAGAAGATATTTCTGTAAACGACGTTCTGTTCGTAAATAGAGACACTCGTGCACGTATGAAAGGAGGTATATTTGACTCTTTAAAAGAGACCTCAACGGTTAATCCTAAAGAGTATACCAAAGCTACTGAAATTTCAATTTCGGAGTTTGTAACTAATGTATTGCCACACTCTAAGGATGTGCAAATTCTTGTTGAGAATAAGCATATTCCTAATTTTGTTACCCTAACTGCTCCAGAGAACCCTGATGCAGGTCAGCTGTTCAAATGGAAGAATAACTTCGCTTGGGTGTATAATGGCTCTATGGCGGATTCATTCAAGGAGAAAGTAAAAGCAGTAGGTGGTAACGTAAATGGATTCCTAAGATGTTCTCTACACTGGTTTAACTATGATGACCTTGACCTCCATGTAACAGAACCTGGTGGTAATGAAATCTATTACAGGCATAAGAGAGGATTAACTGGTGGTACACTAGATGTAGATATGAACGCTGGTTCTGGTAAAACCAGAGATGCAGTCGAGAATATTATCTGGACTGACCAATCTAAACTCAGAGCAGGTCGATATGAAGTGCGTGTGCATAACTTCTGCAAAAGAGAACATATAGACTTTGGATTCGAGGTAGAAATCGAAATCAATGGAGAACTTCATAAGTTCAACTATGATAAGATGGTGTCAGACAGAGAATATATTGCGGTAGCAATTATCAAGGTAGATTCTATTGGTAATATAACCCTAAGTCCGGTAATTGCCGAAGGTGCAACTTCATACAAGTCTATGAACGAGTGGGGCATTGATACTATGCGTTTCCAAACTGTTTCTTGCATCATGTATTCTCCAAATTATTGGGAAGGTAATGAAATAGGAAACAAGCACCTATTCTTCATGATTGATGGATGTAAAAATCCTGACCCAGTTCGAGGATTCTTCAATGAATATCTGAGACCCGATCTCGAAAAAGATCATAAGAGAGTATTCGAAGCTATTGGCTCTAGAGCTAAAGCAGAATACAACGATAACCAGTTGAGTGGACTAGGATTCTCTAGTACGTCTCACGACGAGGTTGTAGTTAAAGTTGATAATAAACCATTTAAAATTAAATTCTAATTATGTACAAACAAGCGTCTAAAATGAAGTTGCGCTTTGCAACTAGTAAAGGTAATTTGAGTGTGGAAGATTTGTGGGACTTAAGTCTGCCTGCATTGGACAGACTGGCAGTGTCCTATGACGAAGAATTAGCCAAGAGTCCTAGAAAATCTTTCATAACTAATGATACTCCTAGCAATAGCGAACTGGAGTTAAAGTTCAATATTGTGAAAGATGTTATCACTGATAAGCTGAAAGACAAGGCCGCTAGAGAAGCAGCTAAAGATAAGGCAGCTGAGAAGGCACGCCTGACTGAACTGCTGGCTAAGAAACAGTCCGAGAAAATGGAAAGTATGTCCGAAGATGAAATCAGACAACGACTTGCAGAACTCGGATAATTGTGTCGTATTGAAAACAGTTAGTCCACAAATCTTAGATAAACTAAGAGAAAGTGGATTGACTGTTTGTACGTGTTGTGAATTTCCTGGTACAGCCTGGTTAGTATTCAGACCAAATATGCCTACATCGGATATTCACGGTGAGGGGTATGACTTCGAAGAGATGGGACTTTTTGGAACAGAGGCCGTTCTCAAATACTTCGAAGCTAACACTCCGAACTATGTAGATTGCGGAACTGATGTCGATAAATTTATTAACATTTGTTTGCAGTTTAAATAAGTTAACGGTTTTTAACTTTGAATTTAACACTTGTACTGTTATTATAGTAAGTTGATTAGCGGTACGTGAGTATAGCTAATCACTATGCCCGAATGGTGAAATTGGTAGACACGTCAGATTTAAGCTCTGATGCCCAGTAATGGGCGTGTGGGTTCGAGTCCCACTTCGGGTACTAATTTAATATCAATAATATGGAAAGATATATAGAAGAACTTATTGAAATATATAGAAAAAATACTCTAAAGTCAGACGAAGAATTAGAATCTCTGAAGAGTTTACTTAGAAATGTTCATCGTGATGGATTTATAGCAGGAGAAGAATCAATAATTAATGTTGTGGATAAACTAACAAAACGTAACTAATATGAACAGTGTATTTTTTGGAAATGAAGGGTTGACTTCTACGTCAGCAAACTTCTATGCGAACATCGCACAAGAAATGATTCAAGCAGCACAGGAACGCTTGAATAATGTGAAATTCTTTCAAGTATCTGTAGCCTCTATCGGCGGAGGAGAAAAGCAGTTAATGACAGTAGGACAAAAGTCCCTTGACTTTATAAAAGATGATTTGGAAAAGGTCGCTGCCATGAATAGTTTTTGTGCTTGGGTACGAGAAGCTATCAAAGAGAAAGAAGGAATGATTGGCAAAGTATCTGCTACTATGCTTGATGATTGGGCAGAAAGTCAGGGAATAGGACTGCCAGAGCAGCCTAAGTATCCAGAAGCTCTACCTTCTCCGACTGAAGAAACTATCATAAAGTCGTGGGATATTAACAAAAGAAATAAATTCCTAAGATTAGAGGCGTTTGCTTCTACCTATGGAAAGTATATTCATCCAAAAGGAGCCTTTAGTAAGGCACGAAAAGAAGTTCATGCAGCTGAGAATTGTCCTATCTATAAGGAAGGCTCTGGAAGAGATTTAATTCTCTACTACCAAGACCCTACCATCGAAGTAGAAAAAGTGGACAATATGTTCATGTCTCTTCAAGATACCTATCGTTCTTACGAGAAGGAGTTAAATGCTCTTAAAGCTGAGCTTAAGGAGGAGGTTAATAAACTTTCTAACACTCAAGAACAAGAGTATCGTGAGAAAATGGCTGAATTTAAAGCAAAATACGACAAATATACCTCCGAATTAGGAGAGTTGAGAAGTCGTTTCAATAGTTGGAAAACTTCTGAAATGGAACGTATTTCCAAACTAAAAATCGCTTTGCCTAAGAATCTTTTAGATATTTTCGAAGAGATTAGGAGACAAGGCGACTCTTCCTCTAAGTAATTAGAGGACTTCCGTAGGAAGCTAACATAACATACTTAACAGGAATAATTATGAACAGTATATTCTTAAATCCGCATGGATTTAATCTTTATTCGCTGGCTACACAAAAATTTACAACCTACTCTCTAATTGAGAGTCTTTGTCTTAGTCTTTGTTAGTGTAGCTAGGTCTTTGACTACGGCTTCATCTTTGCCTGCGCGTTAGCTTCCTACATAGCTCGTCAACCACGTGTTGAAGGAGTTACGGAATCCCTTCGGGATTCTAGCCTTTTGCTTCAGTTACAAGTAATCTTTAAACTTGGTGACTATTATCCCAAATTCTCAACAAGATGAAGAGGGAGGTTGACCAACCTAATAATGGTACAAGCTCTTCGGAGTGATAGGAGTGGGGAAAGTATCTGGTGAAGCACAGATACTGGAACCACTCTTTTTTTTGATAGATAAAATGATTATTAACTAATTTAAATTAAGAAAAAATGAAGAAAGTACTATTGCTTTTCGGAATGGTTGCACTGATGTCTGCTTGTGCAGGTAATACAAAGACTCAGGCTCCAGAAAACGATTCTATCGCAATCGTTAAAGAAGTTGCTGACACAATGAGTGTAGACACTCTAGGTGTGGATAGTCTTGTAATTGATAGTATTCAGTAATATGGATTTTATCGCAACCAGAGTCAATGAACTCTTAAGTAGGGTATCTCCTATTAAGCGATGGCTTATTTCTGATGTTGCGAATGAATACTATCGAGCAGGATATCAAGATGGTCAGAAACTAGTCTACAGAAATGTGTTAAAGGGAAGCGCATTGAGAGAGTTTATCGAAATTCTAAATCATTGCGGAATTAAACTTAGTTACAACTTACGTAAGGGTGGGCTACTGGTCAGTGTAAGAACTGATAAGTTGTCCAACTTACAGAATCTTGTTAATTGTTACAAAAATGAGCAAAACAAAGAGAACAGTCCTGACAAGGGATGATTGTCCCCCATTGGAGGAACAATACAAAAGCATTATGGAGAACTTTGATTTTGATAAGGTTCTGGAGTATATGCAGTGGGACAAGAGTCATAGAGAATATGATGACGAGGGTCGCTGTATAGGCAAAAGTACATGGAAAATGTATGTAGGTCCGAACGAACACAGAGTTCCCACTCTTTACGAACTATCCAGAAATGCTAGCGTACTACTAAGAGAAGTAATGAAGCTGTACAATGACAACAAAAGTCCTTATCTTTCTATAGCTACTGGACCATTCAAGGTTATTTGCAGATATGGGATGCTGGAACTTATAGCTTGCCTAGAAACTTGGAGTTATGATTGAATTTAATCAGATTTTTTGTGAGGATTTGAAAGATGATTTCGAGGAAGCTGGTAGGCATGAGAGAAATTTCGAGTTAGACGAGTTTATTCAGAAGGATTTAAGTAGAGCATTTGCGTTTGGTTATTGTCATTTAGACTGGATAAAGGAGAAAATGTGGTTTCCTGTTCCTATTAGGAAGGCTTTACGGCATTTAGGGGACGACCTAGAAGATTTTGCTCCTCAGCTTAAATGGCTTAACGAAAAATATGGTGCTATAGGAAAGAGAGTTAGAATTGTTGATTATGCAAACTATATTTTAGATAATATATTTTGTGACAATCAAGACGATTTGCTAAAGATAGCAATATTACTCGGAACTAACATGAGAGTAAATACTGCTGATGAGCAGGCTAGAAGTGTTCACTGATGGAGCTTTTAGCTCGTCTAGAGACACAGGAGGAGTAGGAGTTGTATTCGTAATTGATGGGGAAAAAGCCTATGAATTTAGTAAGATGATTCCTAATACTACTAATAATAAATGTGAGTTGTTAGCAGTAATTTATGCTCTAAATGCAGTAAGTCGTAAAATCGAATCTCTGACTATTTACTCAGATTCTCAGTACGTCATAGGATGTGCTACTAAAGGATGGAAAAGAAAGAAGAACGTAGAGTTATGGAATTTATACGACAAGGTCTTAAATAAGGCAAAGCAATTTTGTCCTAATATAGATTTTTGTTGGGTGAAAGGACATACTTCAAGTTCAGACTTCTTTTCTCAGATGAATAATCTCGCAGATAAATTAGCAGTTGAAGCAAGTCAGGAATATGAAACTAAGAAAGAATAAGAATAAGAAACTTATCAAAGAAGCTATGAAGTTTTATCCATTCGATTATGGATTTGTTCTCTCTTTAGAGAAACAAGCCCTAATTAGAATGTATGAATACTTTAAGGTATCTAGAATTGCGGAAGGCAATGAACGTGTCGAAAAAGAGCTAAATCTAGCACTAAAGCTATTAGATATTGTGCTAGAAATAGATTCTGCGTATCACCATGACTTTAGACCTGGGTCAAAGGGATTTGTAGATAGACACATAAATACTAAAAATTGGAATCGATTCCACCCTAAGGCTGCTGATCTCGATTGGAATACTCCAATCCTTAAAGATTATCTGAGAAGAGAAAAAGCCTGGTACTTATACAACAAACTAAAGTTTGAACGTATGAGGTCTTGGTGGGATTAATTTAATTAATAGAATTATGAAGAAAATTTTTAGTATTATTTGTTTGTGTTTAATGTGCGTGTTTGCTAGCGCACAAGTTGTTGAAACTGGAAGTTTGAAAGATAACTGGTATGTTTCTGGTAATGTAGGTACCACAATTTGGGACAACTCAAGAAGTTGGGCTGAACCTCATGATGTATTAGTAAATATTGCGGTGGGTAAAGAAATTACTCCTATCTTCGGACTAGAGTTAGATATGATGGCAGGTATGAATCAAGGCAGTAAAACGTTCTTCGATTCCCATAACCTTACAGCTAATGTAACTACTAATCTAACTAATCTTATTTGTGGATACGAAGGCTCTAGACGTTTATTTGAGCCTGTATTACTGATAGGTGCTGGTTGGTATCATACTTATGGTGATGTTTATAATAATGTATCTGCAAGAGGTGCAATTAGATGCAACTTTAATATTACTGATAGTTGGGCACTAAATGTTACTCCAGAGTATATGCTACTTCCAAAGACTACTCCTCTAAATCATGAAGTAAATGTTTATGTAGGAGCTACTTACCGATTTAAGTCTAATAAAGGAAACTTTCCTATGATGAAACTATATAGTGACGCTGAAGTAGAAAGTCTTAATGCTGCCATTAACGAGTTGAGGGCTAAGAATAGCGAATTGGAATCTCGTAAACCAGTAGAAATAATTAAGACTGATACTATAGTAGTTACTAAGGTAGAACTTCTTACACCTAAAATTCAGTTTTTACAGAACTCTTCTGAAATCTCTACAACTTCTAATGTTGCAGTATCGGAGTTAGCAGCTTATATTTCAAATAGTAGTAAGTCATATATGATTGAGGGATATGCTTCTGAAGAAGGTCCAGTAGATTTTAATGACAACTTAGCTGTAGCTAGAGCAGAATCTATGAAGAAGGCCCTTATCAGTTATGGTGCTCCAGAGGATAAGCTTATAGTTAAAGGCTGCGGAAGCACTACTGAGTTTGGAGATAGAGAATTTAACAGAATCGTAATCGTAACAGAACAATGAAATACAAGAAAAAAGTAAAATGGTTAAAGGATAAACAGGCATGGTGGGATAAGCAGGGAAAAGATTTCCAAGCTGCAACCACTAGACCTGGTTCCGTTAAAACTCGATAACCTATGTTAGCTATTATACTAGCAATAGTCTTGATAATCGCCTTTATTTATTACGACCCGTATGTAGATATTATAGAGAATAATGTCTTATTATGGTATAATGGTAAGGGATATAGGGAATACATTATTCTGTGGTCCAGAAATACTAATTAAGTATGGACGTAAAGATTATGTTGATAAGTGATTGTATAGGAGTTGTGCTCTATGCGCTCCTATACTATACACTTTATCATACCTATGAACTAGATTATTTAGGTTCTGGAAGGTGGAGAAGGTGGAGAAGAATATCTGTGCCTGGTTGGGCTGTAGTTATAGCCCTAGTGAGCCTATGTCTTCCTCCTGTAGCTGTCTCGCTTTCTATAGTAAGCTGGATTATATATATGCTTAAGTTTCTCGGCGATAAATATTACGAGGTAGACGTTTCTTTTATTAAGTTTTTATCAAACTCAATACATGACACGAATATTTAAACATCTAATTAGGATTATTAAGCATAAATACTGGGTAGCACGCTATTGTTTCCAGTTAGGTCTTTATTGGCAGGGAATAGTACATGACTGGTCTAAGTTTAGCTATACTGAATTTAGTAGGTCAATAAAGTATTGGGACGATACTATTAGTCCTCTAGCTAATGAGAAAAACATACACGGATATTCTGAAACCTTCCTACATCATCGAGGAAGAAATCCACATCACTATGAATATTGGGTTCATAGTTTAGATGAAGGAGGAGTTCCAGCGAAAATGCCAAGAAAATATGCTTTGGAATTAGTCTGTGATTATCTGGCTGCTGGGAGAACCTATAATAAAGATTTTACCTATGGGAGTGAGTACAACTGGTGGATTAAATTTCTAAGTTCACCTAGAGCTATACATCCCGAAACCAAGGACTTCGTAACTAAATGCTTTAGGCATTTGAGTGCCGGAGGTAATATTAAATATTTATTGAAAATTGACTATGAGTAAGATAATAGGGCAAGACAAGTTAATTAAGGAAGTTAATAGAATATTTCAGGTATTTGTAAATAGTAATTGCAAGATAAGACCGCACTTTATTCTTACAGGTGAGAGCGGGTCTGGTAAGAGCTTTACTATTAAACAGTTATGTGATATGAATGAACTTAGCTTTCTAGAAGTTAATGCAGCTCAAATAACTAAAGAGGGTATTTCTGGAAATAGTTTAAGCAAAATTCTATCTCCACTTGTTAACTATAGTCACACACCTATTGTAGTCTTCGTAGACGAGTTTGATAAACTTTTCATCAACGGAAACACTAATAGCCAACTGGCTAATGAATCTACTGCCAGTGTACAGAACGAGTTTCTCAAACTTTTAGAGTCTGATACTACTAGTGTTTTTGGCGATTATGGGAAGTACATATCAGTCCCTATTGATAATGTACTATTTGTGTTTGCCGGAGCGTTCAATAATGAGCCTCACATTACATTAGATAGACTAAGAGACTTTGGAGTTAAAACAGAGTTTCTTGGAAGAGTAGGATTAATCTACAATACTAAACCTCTCACTCTAGAGGATTTGTATTCTATCTTGGAGTGTTCAGACTTGTTACAGAATTATCTTGACTTATTCTTTAATGTGAATAGAGAACAAGTCATTAGTGATTTGAAAGGGTATCTTGAAAGCTCTTTTCGCAATAATACTCTTGGAGCAAGAACAATTAATACTCTTATTCACCAATACTTTATCAAAGGTGGAAAACTCGAAACTGAAGAAGTAAAAGAAATAACTTTTAACAAAAAATTAGAATGGAAATAATTAATGCTACAGATGGTTACAAATTGGGCCATCACAGAATGTACCCCGAAGGTACTGAACAAGTTTATAGTAACTGGACTCCTAGAAGTAATAAATACTTCCCAGAAGCAACCGAAGGTTCAGTAGTATTTGGTATTCAATACCTAATCAAAGAATATCTCATTAAACAGTTTGAGAAAAACTTCTTTAATTTACCAAAGAAGGAAGCTGTGGAGATGTTCTATCGTAGAGTAAACAACTTTGTTGGTATTGAATCCGTTGGGTACAGACATATTGAAGCTTTATATGACCTTGGGTATCTACCAATTCGCATAAAGGCTCTTCCTGAAGGTTCTGTGTGCCCTATTCGGGTTCCCATGATGACCATTACAAATACCCTACCCGAGTTCTTTTGGTTAACTAACTACTTAGAGACTATTATCAGCTGTACCTTGTGGATGCCGTGCACATCTGCTACTAGAGCTAGGCTCTATAAGAAAGAGCTACATCGTCATGCTTGCAAGACTGGTTTTCCAACAGATGTAAATCTTGGTTTTTGTTGTCATGATTTCTCAATGCGAGGTATGGCGGGAATGGAAGCTGCAATCATATCTGGTATGGCGCATATGACTTCTTTTGTGGGAAGTGAGACTATTCCAGCTATTGCTGCCCTGGAAGAATATTATGGAGCTAATTCAGACAAGGAATTGATTGCTGCTACAGTTCCAGCAACAGAACACTCTGTAATGTGTGCTGGAGGGGAGGAAGATGAGCTAGGCACTTTCAAACGTCTAATTAATGATTTGTATCCTTCTGGGTTTGTTTCTATTGTATCTGATACTTGGGATTTCTGGAATGTAATTGAAAATTTCTTACCCAAGCTGAAGAAAGACATTATGGCTCGTGATGGTAGAGTAGTAATCCGTCCTGATAGTGGAGACCCAGTAGATATAATCTGCGGGTTGAGAACTAATCCTCACTTCAATACCAGAATGAAAGAAGGTAAGTATTATTGCTGCTATGCTCCGTTTAACGACGATGCAGAGTATGTTGAAGTGTCCGAAGGTCAATATTATGGGGCATATTATATGCTTGGTAAAATCTTCGGATGGAATACTACTTCAAAGGATTACCGCTATCCTAGCACTAAGGTTGGTCTGCTTTATGGAGATTCTATTACTCTGGAACGTCAAAAGCAAATCTACTTGAGATTAGAAAACGCTCATATGGCGGCTTGTAATCTCGTTCTGGGAGTAGGTTCATATTCCTATCAGTATGCAAGTAGAGATAGTCTTGGGTTTGCTATTAAGGCTACTGCTTGCGTAGTAAATGGCGAATTGAAAGAAATCTTCAAACATCCTAAAACTGATGATGGTACTAAGAACTCTTTGAAAGGTTTGATTGCTGTCTATAAATGTCTGGATGGGAAGTATACTGCTACCGACCAGGTCTCAATCGAGGAGGAAAAAGAGGGATGCTTAGAGACTGTCTTTGAAGATGGTATCTTGAAGAAAGAATATTCTCTTGAAGAAATCAGACAAAGAATTGACCATGGACTTTAATCATCCTTTTGGGAAAGAAGCTTGCAAGAAACGACTATTAGAAGAGTATCATAAATACGGAAAGCTAATAGTCGCTTTCGATTTTGATAATACTATTTTCGATTACCATAATACTGGCGGAGATTATAGTTGCGTTATAGAACTACTTAAAGAATGCTCACTTCTAGGTTTTGAAATGATTTTATTCACCACTGATGAAGATGATTATAAAATTATGGCAAAGCAGACAATTTGTATGCGATTAGGAATAGCAAATATTACTTCTAATACTTTATCTGCTCCAAACATTAGTAGTTCTATATTCTCTAAATCTAAGAAACCTTATTACAATATCCTCCTAGATGATAGGGCAGGTCTGGAAGAAAGTTATGAAATCTTAAAATATGTAGTAGATGAAATTAAACTTAATCAACAAGGAAATCAGTGAAATTAAGTACGATGTTACTAGATTTCCTGATGGAGAGCCTCAGTTTTTCCTTACTGAGGAATTAAACAGAAAGGAATCTATTGATGTCATTTGTAGAATATCTAATACTGAGGATTTATTCCTCTTAGTGCAAGTAGGAGATATTTTAGATAGACAAGAAGTAGAATGGGATTTACACATTACTTATTTAATGTCTATGCGTATGGATAGAGTAATGAGTTTTAATCGTCCATTCTCCTTGAAAGTAGTATGTAATATGTTAAATAGCTTAGGCTATAGAAACATATATGTTCTTGAGGCACATTCTAGTAGAACTTTTCATCTTCTTGGTGACAGATGTTTACCTTGGGAATTTGGACACCACTCTTGGATTCCAGCCCAAAGTAATATCGTGTTCCCAGACCATGGGGCGAAGGACAGATATGGAAGTAACTATTCTCACTATGGTTATTTAGTCTTCAAAAAGGAAAGAAATCTAGAGACTGGAAGAATTGAGTCCTTTGAAATAGAGGAGTCTAAGAATTGCTACTATTCTACATTTGTGTTCATTGATGACTTGTGTGATGCCGGAGGAACTTTCCTAGGAGAGCTTAAGGTTCTCAAAGAGAGATATCCAAATAGCAAGTTTATCATAATCGTATGTCACGCAGTTAATGATAAAGGTCTGATTAATATGTGTAATAATTTTGACCAGGTTATTGTATCTAATTCTCATAGGGATATTAATTATCGTCCCAGCAACGAGAACTTAACTGTAATAGACGTTTGTAAATAACAAAATAAAAATGGTAATTGAAGGTCCTTTTTACAGACTTACTCCCATTAGTGAATCTTCTCCGAGGTTTGACTTGGAATTGTTGTATGATATTGGTGGGAAAAATCCGAGAAAAGAATTTAAAGTGGAAGGCTATGGCTATCCCCTAGAAGCTGCTATAGAGCGATGTCGCCATTATGCAGTAAGAAAAAAGTTCGGAAAAGATGAAGTTATAACTTTAGGTAGGTACTTAGATGAGTTTAAAAAGGCAAAGGAGGAAATTAAACTCGAAGTCTCAGGAGATTCAGGAGATTCTAGCGGAGAGGCTGAATAAGCTTTGTAGATTCTTAGATGAGGAATATGACGTTAATTGTGGAGGGTGTTGCTATATAGCATACTGTCTAGCTAGGCTACTAAGTAGAGATAAATTCAAGTTCAAAGTCATTATTTACGAGGATTATGAACTAGAAGAAAAGTTTAGCGAAGTAGCGAGAAGTCATTATCATTATGCGATTTCTATTGGAAAGTACACCATAAACGCAGCAGATTGTGATGATGACGATAGCTTTTGCAGAAATGTGTATACTGGCGTAAAAGCTTCCGAACTACTATCTCACTATCAGAAATGTAGCTGGAATGACTGTTATAATACTCAAAAGAATCAATTCATTTTTAAGACTATAAAGGTGTTTTATGACGACCTCACGGAGGACTTACGAGAAGGATAAACAAATTGTGCATACGCACGATAAGTTTATCTACTGTAGTTCAGTATATCAAATATGGAGCTGGGGAGCTGCTCTAATGGAAGAAAAATACTACTCTTCTAATAAACCTATTGTATTGAAAAAGAATCAACTATGTTGTAAGAGGAAGAAGTACTCTTTGCATAGATTCTTTGAATTACAATTTGCTCCCGAAGAATATTTAATTAATAACGGTTTTAAAATTGTAGAAAATGAAACAGGATGTGATTGAGTACATGGTAGACTCATTTGTAGACTTTAAGGGTGAAGAACGTAAAATTGTAGCTTGTGCTTTAAGTCAGGCTGCTGAAGTAAGTGAGGATGATTGTGTCTTAGCAGTAGGTTGGGTAGCTCCCGATGAATACATATGCACAAATGATCCGGACTATGCTAGAATCTGTAGAGTAGTAACCGTTGGTATTGCAGTATGTAATCCTAGTGATACCTTCGATTTGGCTAAGGGACAGAAGAAGGCTTACGATAAGGCTCTTCATGATCCAAAGTGTCCAGCTATTTATACTACATCTAGAGGTGTAGCAGGTAAAGTGCTGGTAAAAGCATTCTTGGAACAGGAGCTTACTTTCTTGAAAGAAAATCCAGAGCGTATCATTAAGGGGTATAACCAAATGAAAGCTCGATTCGAAAGAAAAGAAGCCCTCAAGAACGAAATCAAAAATCTCTCTGATAAAGAGAAGCAAGCTTTGAATCTAGCTAAAGAAGGTATAGATGTAGTTAAATGCGCTGAACTGGTAACTAAAGCCAAGGCAATAGGCGTTGAGCTAAATGAACAGGACTAAGTTTTGCTATATCTTAATAGCCTTGATGGGATTGCTAATTATTTATTTGCTAATACCTAAGAAGGAAACCGCAGTTTCTCCGCCTAATGTGCAGGAAATAGTAAGGGATTCTATAATTAGAGATAGCATCTATATAGTTAACGATTCCATCGTGGAGAAAATTAAGTATATAGACAAAGAGTATGATGAGAAAGTATCTACTATTATGTCTAGTTCTGATAGCATCAATTTGTGCTTTTTCTCAGAATACATCGACCGTTACAATAACCAGCGAGCAACTAAAAACAACTAATCTGATATTTGCCGAGCATCAGAAGTTGTCTGAAACTGTTCCGTTATTGAATAAGCGAATAACTAATCTAGAACTAATAAATAAGAGTTGGGAAAAAACGGATTCTCTTCGTAGAGTTCAGTTACTGTATTATGGAAACATAATTGAAGATAAAAATAGATCTATTGAAGGTCTTAATAAGTCTTTAAAAAAGAAGCAGAATGTCATTAAATATGGCGCTGCTGGTTCATGTGTATTAATATTATTATGCCTATTACTGAAGTAATGTTTAAGGACAAAGATGGTTTTCACTACAAACATCCTGAACGTAGCTGCACTAGGTGTAAGAATTACCCTTGCTTGCCTAACATGGATAAGCTGCAAGGAGACTTCGCTTCTTATGGTTGTAGGAAGTTCGAGGATATTAATACATTTGAAGTGTGGAAACCAAAGAAGTAACTTACCATGTCAAATTTGTTGCTGAATGTGAGGACGGGATGGGATACGCTAATTATGTCTTTGAAAGGCTAGAATATGATAATCTAGATTACAAGGATATAATGTGTGTTCGATTCCCGAATTGGAACCAGTGTTCTATGAAATTAGGAGATGTCGGCTATGTTTCACTAAGATACGTAGAAGAAGGCATCGATAGATGGTACGATGGTAAAGATTTTGTTCCATACAAGGATAGTAATATAATTTTCTTGAAATTTATTCATGAAAAGCCTATCATTGAAGATGGACAAATATTATTAGATTAACATTAAAAAGGAGATAAACTATGAAGTATTTTTAAAGAATAATTTATGACTGTATTAGGAGATAAGCTGAGAGAGGCTTTGAGCGATAAAGCAAACGACGTTAATAGCTATGTATGGAAAGGACCTAAGGTAAATGGGGTCCAGGAGGAAATTAAATTGGTAGACGCAGGTTATGACCAGCTGAGACGATTCTACAATCATTGTGAACAAATGTTGTACAACTCTGATACCAAGAATCCGGGTCGTGTAACATTACTCGGAATTGTGTCCGACCAAATACAAAGATGTCGTGCAGAGCTTCTTATTAGATGGCTTAGAGCTGAAAAGCAATACACAAACACACGTTGTTTGGAAGACTTGAAAGCTGTTATCAAAAACAATAAGGAAGTGTTAACTAATGAGGCTATTAAGGTCTATCCAATTGGAGAGATTCTTAATGGAATCCCTGTAGAGTTTAGAGAAGTACCAGTAAGTTTAGTTATGGATGCTTGTTTAGATTCCTTGGGATTGTTTGACAACTCTCATTTGACGCTTAACTTCATTGTAAAAATGGGACTGTGGTTTACACAGCAAGAAATGCAGAAAGACTTGTATCGTAAAGACCCAGTGACAGGTAAAGCTGTTAACAGACTGTTAGTAGTAAGTAAGGAACTTCGTTTGAATCCTTCTATAGCTCTGAAAATCTGTGATACTGGATTAAGTTATGCTGAGTTTAGATCTATGTGTAGATTGAAACGAGATAAATATGCTAACTTAACTAGTGATCAGCTCAGACTGCTATCAAACAAAGTTCTTTATCGCTTCCAAAATCAATGCGAGAACCAGGCTAAACAATGGAAGGATAAGATGGAAGAAATCAAGAAAGTTGCAGAACTTAAAGGATGGGACATCACTAGGAATATAGATTGATGAAAGACCTCTTTACTCCTGTTACTCGTGATGAGCGACAGGAGCAATGTAAGAGAGCCTGGTTATTACATAAAGGAAGAGGCACCATAGAAGCCTGTACAGGCTTTGGTAAAACACGATGTGCTATTAATTGTTTAAAGGCTGTTCTATCTAAATATCCTACTATTAGAGCATTGGTAGTAGTCCCCACGGAACTTTTAAAGAATCAGTGGATAGATATATTAGATAAGGAAGGTCTAGGGTTAAATACAGAGGTGCAAGTTGTAAATACTACAGCAAAGAATGGATACGAATGTGACTTTTTAATCATTGATGAAATCCATAGAACTGCTGCTGAGACTTTACAATTTGTATTTAGTAAGGTTAAATACAAGTTAATTCTTGGACTAACTGCTACTCTGGAAAGACTTGACGGTAGACATACTATAGTCGAGAAATATTGCCCTGTAGTTGATAGCGTAACTATTGAAGTAGCCAAAGCCAATGGTTGGGTATCTGATTTTACTGAATATCAAGTAATTATCACAGCAGAAGACATCGAAAGCTATCGAGAGCAAAATAGGGAATTTATAAGACATTTTGAATTCTTTAACTTTGATTTTGGACTCGCAATGAGTATGGTTGGTAAAGACGGCCTCAGAAATAGGCTTAATTACAGAAACCAGATTTGTAGTAGTTCGGATAAAGCTGAGCTGTCTAATGCTTTGAAGCAGATTACCTTTCATTCTACAGCTTTTATGAGAGCTTTACAAGCTAGAAAAAAGTTTATCCATAATCATCCGGCTAAATTAGAAGTGGCTAGGGAGATTATTGCTCACAGAGCAGACAAGAAAATTATTACATTCTCTGCTAACACTGCAATGGCAGAGAAGATAGGAGTAGGATATGTTTACACTGGCAAAGAAAGTAAAAAACAAAACAGAATTACACTTGAGGAGTTCGCCCTACTAGACAAGGGCGTGATTAATAGCTGTAAATTGGCTATTGAAGGTTTTGATTGTCCCGGTCTATCGGTCGGGATAATGCTTGGAGTTGACTCTAGTAGCACAAAAAGCACTCAAGCCGCTGGTAGGGTCATTAGAAAAGAAGGTTCTAAATACTCTGAAATATTCACATTAGTGCTAGAAGATACCGTTGAACAAGAATGGTTTAAGAAGTCTCATCAAAAGAGCGAGTATGTTACTATTGATGTAGATAACTTACGAAAGTTACTTAATGGAGAGCCTTGGGAACCTTACAAGAAAAAATTGCAGAATTTTACCTATCGTTTTTAATTATGGAAACTTATTACACTAAAAAAGAGTTTAATGAGATGAAGTCTGCTTTGACTAAGAAGTGCAAAGCATTGGAAACTAAAGTTAGTAAGCTTACCGCTGAATTGAAGGAATTAAAGAAGGACTATGCAGTACTTCTTGAAACTGCCAGCGAAAAAGTTGAGGACTAAAGTTTATCACGTAACCAAGTTTTAACGCTTTAACAAGTAAACTAGACTTGGTGTATAGATTAGTAGAAAATCTATTAATTTGTACACGTGAAAAATCTTGAACTGAAACAGCAACTTTTGTTTTGTGAAAAATATAGCATAAACCCAAGTGAGCTGTTGTTGTTAGAAATTCTTCTTATCGCCCAAGAGGGTGATGAACCCGAAATTGTCCACGAGTATTTCTCTTCTAGAGTATGCGCTCGTGGTTTTACAATAGAACTATTAACTGGACTTCGCGATGCTGGAGTTATTCATAAATCCTATAAGATTCCTGAGAAAGGGTCTGTATTTAACCCACTAGATGTTCCTCTAAATAAGTTAGTTGTGAAAGACTTTTATAAGTGTTCATTCGACTTAGGTAAGGAATTGTGGGATACTTATCCATTATTTGGAATAGTTAATAATACACAAGTGGGTCTGAAAAGCGTATCTAAGAAATTTGATACAATTGAAGACTTCTATAGGTTTTATGGTAAAACTATCAGATGGAAGCCAGAAACTCATAACCATATTATAGAGTTAGTTAAGTGGGCTAATGAACACAATATATTGTGTACCACAATAGCTAATTTTGTAATAGACCATAAGTGGGAAGAACTAGAGGCATTAAAGAATGAAGGCGGAGTTAATTATGATTCTATGAGATTACTATGATTTCTGATAAACTTCTCAATGAAATTGATAGAGGTAGACAGGGACTAAATCATGGTATTTCTATGAAACTTCCTAAGCTAGAGAGTATTATTGATGGAGTTACTAGGGAAACCTATACTTTAATTCTATCAAACTCTGGTGCAGGTAAGACTTCGTTTGCCTTATATGCTTATGTATATCGACCACTAATGGAACATCTTGATGATGATGATTTTAAGGTATTATATTTCAGTCTTGAAATGGGAGAAGTAGCTTTGTATATTAAGCTGTTATCCATATATATATTTGAGACCTATGGAATCCAACTATCTTTTAAGAAGATATTGTCAAGAGAAAAAGAATATATTTTATCTGATGAGCATTATGACTTAGTTAAGCAATGTATGCCTTGGATAGATAAGATTAGTAAGAAGTTAGAAATCTATGACAAGAAGGTAACTCCGAAGAAGGTATATGCCATCTTGAAAACTAGGTTGGAGGAAATGGGAACCTTTTCTGAAAGTGAAACCCGCCTCGTCTATACTCCAAATAATCCTAATCTTATTTATAATGTAGTTGTAGACCATATTGGTCTTGTTGGTACAAAGCCTGATATTGATTTGTTGTCTAGCTATCTTCTTTTTCTTAGAGATAAGTGTTTTATTAGTCCTGTAGTAATACAGCAAGCTAATAGAGAGCAGGGAAATATTGAGAGGTTTAAACAAGGCAAAAGTGCGTTTACTATTCATGATGCTAAGGATTCAGGTAATACTGTGCAAGATTGTAATATCATGATTGCATTGTATAATCCTCACAGAGATGGATTGAAGACTTATAAACATTACAATATTGAGTATCTAGGCTCTTATTATAGGAGTATTATGGTACTTAAGAACCGATATGGGGATTGCGATGTTGAGGTTGGAGTAAACTTCTTTGGATGGATTAATATGTTCTACGAGCTGCCGAAGCCCGATGAAATTTATGATTATGAGAGATATACAAGTCCAAACTATATATTAGAAGATAATAGTTCTATTGTAGAACAGGAGCTAGATGATATTACAGAATTAGATAATTCAAATTCGAATTTTAATTTTGCATTAGAATAATGGCTGCTGAAACAATTGCTATCGTAGGTGAATCAGGTACTGGAAAAAGTACAAGTTTAAGAAATCTTAATCCCGAAACTACTTTTATTATAAGTACTACGGGTAAACCCCTTCCCTTCCGTGCATGGAAGAAGAAGTATATTCCCATCAAAATCGAAGGAAAGAACGTGAGTGGTAACTACTATGTAAGTTCAAAGTGGGACCAAATACTGAAAATTCTTCAAATTATTGATAAGATGATGCCGCACATCAAGCAGGTAATCATTGATGACTTCCAATATGTTCTCTCTTATGAGTTCGTTGATAGAGCAACTGAAGTTGGTTATACTAAGTTTAGTGAATTAGCTCAACACGCTATGGAAATTCTGAGATATTCAGAAAAGATGAGAGAGGATTGCAAAATGATCTTCTTGACTCACTCAGAAAATGTTGGAGACAACGTTAATCCTAAGTATGTTATCAAGACTGTTGGTAAGTTGCTGTCTGAAAAAGTAACCTTGGAAGGTTTGTTTACATATATCTTCTTTACTAAAGTAAACGAAGGAGACTCCGGTAGAATGGAGTATAAGCTTATCACTAACAATGATGGTAGCTGTGTAGCAAAGACTTCTTTGGGAATGTTTGAAGACTTAGAAATTGATAATGATTTGGATGAGATTATTAAAGTTATTGACGCTTATAACGAAGGGGAATAATGAAATTAGACATACTGTTTCACTATGATGTGAATGAGCAAACGGGTGAAATCACCTATATTGGTAAAGAAGAAATCCATGTTGACACCGTAGCTACTAAGAAAGCTGCAAGTAGTAAATCTTCATCTGCTAAGGTAGATGAAAATCCTGAACCTATTATTACGCTTGATTCTAACAAGTTGATTTTAACCCAAGGGGCAGTAGACTTGTTACAAGTCTGTGCAGATTGTCGTGTAGACATCAAGTATAAGAAAAAGGATAAGAAGGCAGTTCCTATTATTGGAACCGATGCTGCTTTCGGTACTAAGGCTGGAAACAAGCTGACTAAAAGTAATACTGTAAGTTATAGAGGAGCTGCTAACGAAAAGCTTTCTGCTTACGGTACTGTCTTTAAGTTGGAACCTACAGAGGATAAAGGAATTTATTATCTGATAGGAGATAAGGTACAGGAGTCAAATCCTGTGCCGGAAGAGATAATTGATATCGAAAAAGAACTCGATATAGAAGCATTAGATAATTTAAACATAGACGAAGATGACAAAAACTTAGAAAAATTTGATTTTAATTTGAATTAATTATGGCATTTAATTTTGGTATATCAGCAGACTCAGCAGTAAGAAACACACGTCGTCCTTTAACCCCTTGGAATATCCATGATGTAAAATTCATGGGTTGCGAAATCAAGGAATTTGATGGGAAGAAGGACCCAACAGCCCACTATAAAGTTTTGTCTATCAATTTTGAGAACGAAGATGGTTACTTCTCAGTAACTCAATTCTTCCCGAAAGCTGGTGATGATGAGAGACGAGAATTTGATAGTAAGAATGGTGGAAAGGTAGTGATGCCCTCCAACTTCGAAACTTTGATGGCTGTAGTTAAACAGACTGCGCAGGTTCTTAACCCTGCAGGATTCGAAAAGATGCAAGCAGCTAGCTCTAAGTTTAAGAGCTTCGACGATGTAGCTAAGGCTTTGATTACAATCACTGAGAAGGTGAAGGGAACAGAGACTAAGTTGAAGTTGATTGGTAGAAACCGTGACGGTAAGGTAGTTGCTGATATACCGCGTATTGTTGGTATTAACAAACAGGGTGAGTCGTTCATTTCTGATAACTATATTGGCGATAAGCTGTTCTTCTCTGACTATGAGGAAGGAGAACGTCAGAAATATCTGAAGGCTAAGCCTACTGAAATGAAGTCAGAAGATCCAATTGCAGATGTAGCAGGAGTAGACCAAGCTCCAGCAGATGATTTGAACATCACTGACTTACTCTAATGATTTGTTAGTAGAGTAATTCATAAATTCCTTAGTGACCATGTTTGATTATACTTTTGAACCAAAAATTACTAAGGAATTTCTTCTATCTAAAAACAATGAGGAGACTTACATGACTTATTATCTGGGCATCCCAGTTAAGAAAGGATTGTTCAAGTCTCCTTTGCGTAGTGACAGTCATGTCACTTGCAGTTTCTTTAGAGGAAAATCTGGAAACTTGTATTTTAAAGACTTTGCTTCTGGAAAATGTCTCACATTCGAAGGAGTAGTTATGGAAAAGTATAATTGTAACTACCACACTGCTTTAAAGATTATAGCTAAGGACTTTGGATATACTAAGGATTCTCCTGTAAAGAAGATTGCAGTAAAAATCCAGCCGAAATTTGAGGAAGAAAAACAAACCTTCATCCAAATAGAAGCTAAGGAGTTCTCAGAACCTGAGTTGAAGTGGTGGGGAAGCTTTGGTATTACTAAAGATATTCTACATAGGTTTAAGGTATACAGTTGTAGTACTGTATTCTTAAATGGAAATATATATGCACAGTCTGCCCAACATAGTCCTATCTATGGATATTATTTTGGGAAGAAAGAGAACATCGAGCAATGGCGTATTTATATGCCAAAACGAAAGGAGTTTAGATTCATAGGTAATGTTTCTACTAAGACTATTCAAGGCTATAAACAATTAGCTAAGACTGGAAAACTGGTAGTAATAACTAAGTCTATGAAAGATGTAATGTGTTTATATTCTTTAGGAATACCAGCTATAGCTCCCAACTCTGAGACTCAGTTTGTTTCTGACAAAGTTTTAGAAGAATTAAAGCAGAGATTCAAATACATTGTGTTGCTATATGATAATGACCTAACTGGAGTTCGTTTTACTAATAAGATTAGGAAACAACATCCAGAATTAATCGTATCAATGATTCCCAGAAACACAGGAGCTAAGGATATAAGTGATTACTATAGGGACTATGGAAGAAAAGCTACTCAGGAGTTGATTAAGTTAACTATTGACAAATTTAAAAGAAATGGTATTTTACGTAGTAATTAATGATACTGGAGAAAACTTTATTTCTGGAGACGAAGAAGCACTAATATCCAAATTTCCTAGACAGACAGTATATAGGTGTGAGCTTCCAGCCGGAGCGTGTGTAAATATACAAGACTTATGGGACTTTATAAATGAGCAACTCGTTATTGACTAGAGAAACCCTAGGATGTAAAATAAATAGAATAAACGGAATGAAAAAGTAGACTAATACAAGTGTTACAGCTACATTTAAAAATGGAGAAAAGAAAACCTTCGAAACTATAGAAGAAGCCTCAGAAGTAACTGGCTTAGAGATAAACTCTATTAAAGCTAGGGCTAATAAACCTGGCTCTGGAGCTAAATCGAAAGATGGAATTACCTTTGAATGGGCAGATCCTGCAGTTAGAAGAAGTAAGCAAGCGAAGAAAAGTAAACAAAAAGGTTCTCAATATGAGTTAGAAATAATTCATAAATTGAGAGATGTTGGATATGAAGGATGTGTATCTAGTAGAAGCCAGAACAAACTGGCTGATGCTGACAAAATAGATATTGTTGATATGAACAATGAACTTCCAGTTAATATCCAAGCCAAGTTTACCCAAAATATGCCAAACTATTTTGACATTAGGGACGCTTGTAGTGATAAATCTAAACCGTTCTGTATATGTTGGAAGAAGGCAGGAAAGAACGGGGCACCTAGCGTGGGTCAAGTAGCTGTAATACCTATAGAATATTTTTATGAATTGCTTAAGAAATGAAAAAGTTAATAGTTAAAGGTCCAATTCCTACGATTAAGAACTGTGTAGTTAATGACTTTGATGACGAGTATGCCCTCTATTTGAGGACAGCTAAGAAGAATTGGAGAACTGAGGAAGCATTTTCTCTAGAATTTGACTCTACATTATCTGATTTGAAAAAGAGTCACTTTGTCTACGTGGATAGAGAAGACCTTGAACTTTTAATTAAGAAGCGATTAAATGTTATTGAAGTAATCGAGTTATGAACACATATTTATTTCCATGGCATACAGATGAAGTCTGTAGAATTGGTAAAGTGGTAGCTAGAAGCTACGAGGATTGTGAAGAAAAAATAAAGAGTATGTATATAAATAAGTACGACGATTTAGATGATCTTCTGGATTATGATGATTTCTGCGAAGAACTTGCCGATAAACATGGGATATATTTAGGAGAAGTATCTGAGATAAATGAATTTATGTAATCCATTGAGAATAGCACTAGACTTGGATGATACTATCTTTGACTTTTGGGGAGCTTACAAGGCTCTATTTCCAAGGGAATCTGATTTAGTTGAACACGTAATTACACGGAACGTAGTAAGTCTTCGCTATAATAAGGAGTTTTGGGAAAATTTACCCTTGCTAGAGAAACCAAATTTTGAACCATATATTTATGCCACAAAGAGAATAAACAGTAAGGTTTATACTAGGAATTGTCTAGCTAAATACAATTTACCCATAAGACCTATTTATCAAATGTATTATCAGCACGGAAACAAGGCTGACTTGATAAAAGGCAAATGCGATGTATTAATCGACGACAGTATTAGTAATGTGACTATGGCAATAAACTCTGGACTTCCAGCATTGCTAATAGATAGGCCACATAACCAGAATGGAGATCCTTTATTCCGCATTTATAGTTTAGATATTGACGAAATTAGATTTGCATATGAATTAGAATTAGCAACTTTAGGATGGAATTAAAAGATATCAAGCTTAGGCCGCTGCTAGACACACTAAGATTGGAGAAGATAAGTGATAAGGTATATTTTTCTGAACAGTACAGTGGATATGTTAGTAACTCCCGTTTAGGATTAATTAATCCTCGGCAGGATGGTAATCCAGATAAATTCTTTACTGGGTTTAAAAATACTTTCTCTTCTGCTCTGGAACTTGGAAGTGCTGTACACGAATTAGTGCTACAGCCAGATAGTTTTGAACTGTCAGAAGACATTGGTAAACCTACTGCAAAGTTGGGAGCAATGGCTAATGAACTCTATCCCGTTTTTCTGAAAGGAGAAGTAACATTTGACGATGTAAAGAAAGCATCAGACAAGGTCGAATATTACAAGGGAAAGCTTACCAAGGAACTAGCTAAATCTGTGATTGAAGCTTCTACTAACTATTGGAAGAATAGACAGCTAAAAGAATTTGATTTAACACAAGATAAGGAAATTATATATCTTGACAACAAATCACTAGAAATCGTAAAGTCTTGTGTATCAGCATTAAATAGCAATAAGCAAGTGCAGAAACTTTTACATCCTGAAGGGATAACTAAAACACCTATTTCTGAAAATGAGCAAGCTATTTTATTGGACGTGGAGGCGACCTGCCCTAATGGAAAAAAGTTTATCTTACACCTGAAGTCCAAACTAGATAATTATACAATAGATACAGAAACTAACACTATTGTAGTGAATGATATTAAGACGATTGGAAAAATCGTTAGTGAAATTGATACCAATATCAATAAGTATCACTATAGTAGGGAGTTTGCGATGTATTTATACCTTCTGAAGTTGTGTGCTGAAAAGTTCTATAACTTGGAGAATCCAAAATTGCAAGCTAATTACTTAGTAGTTTCTACCATTCCGAACTTTTATAGTAAGGTTAGGCCAGTTACTTATTTGGAATTGCGACAAGGATTTCATGAGTTCAAGACTCTTTTGAAGTATGTAGCCTATCAGATAGGTTATAGAGACTATTCTCTTGATGAACGACCTTCAAAATATCAGCTTTGAACAATTGTCATCAATTTACTCAAAATACTTTACCTTAAACTACCTAGGGAGCAATATGGGTGATAAACTAGCCTGTATTGCTCTTACTTGTTATATAACTAATGAGTTAAAGAAAAAAGGTCAAAAGGTAACGTGTTATGATGTTTTATTGAAAGTCGGAAAAGATTTTAGGGAGGGAGAAAAAAATACCTTTCTGAAGTCTTTAGGGGCTATCTGTGAGGATTTAATGTACGGGTGTACCACTTTTCTTGACTTTGGTATTAAGCCGAAAGATATGCCCAAACAGCTCCAGATTTTGCTCGACAATTATGTACCATTTTAAGAGATTTTTAGTTAAGAGGATTTTAACGTCCTTTAACATAAAATTAACATTTGAAGATTAGGGTTTCTATGTATGATGTAGTATAATTGATTACATCAGTAAGGGAAACAATACTGATTAGATACGGAAAAATAATTTCAGATTATATGTTAATGATTTATGTTTAAAAATTTTATTTATTATGAGTACAACGATTTTGAATTTTAAGAAAGTAGAAGTAGTAGCAGAAAGCAAAGAAGCAGCAATCGCACAAGTTGAAAGCACATTATTCCATGTAAATGGTGATGCAACTCAGGCTTACAAAAATTGGAAAGCTAAACAGACCAAGGGTATTACTGAGCGTGATGTAAAAGAGTTTATGCTTGAATATCTCGCTAAGAAAGGCAAGAACTGCCCCGGTGCTGGTTATCTGATTACTATTGAATCGTCTGTTGCAGACACTCGTGAGCGTCCGTACAAGATTGACGATGTTAAAGGTGATGGAAAGCGTAAGTTTAAGACTTTCTACAAGTGGATTGACAAAGAAACTAAGACTGTTGTTTGCCAAGTTGATACTAACAAAGCTGACGCTAAGAACGCAATCAAAGAATTGTATAAGAGCGGTAAGTATAAAGGAAATGCTGAGTTGGTGAAAACTAAGGATGTTGTTGAAGGACAAGCAGTAGTAGCAACTGCACAATATACTCCTTCTAAGAATACCAAGAATGGTACTTGGTTAGCTTTCGGTATCGAAGCCTAATTTCTTGAAAGATATACGTTTAAAAGGAAGATTGCCTAAGGGTGGTCTTCCTTTTTTATTTTGAGATAAGCTATATTTAATAGATATTAAACGTAATTTAATTATGGAAGTGTAACAACTAATTAACAATTAAATGGAATTTACTCCTATAACAGGACTTCAGATTAGAATTAATTTCTATACAAACAGAGGTTGTGTGCTTGAAGATGTAATAGAAAATCATTTCTATAACTATTTTAGCTTAGTTAATCCTCTAATAATCGGAAGAAAAGAATCCATCGCGGGAAAACCTACAGATGGAATAGTTAGGTTCTATGATGAAAACCGGAATGTCAAGTTCTGGATTCTTCAAGAAACTAAAAGAGATATAGGTATTAACTCTGTTTTCGTACATAGGTCTTTATTACAGGCTATGATGTATTTAGGAAACGTGTATTATGATACTAGTACTCATTTAGGAGTAGATAATTTCAATGGAGTATTTCTCGATTCGGCAAGGTATTTTTGCTACATTCCGAGAAGAGAAATAGATACTCTAATGGAAAAATTTGAACCTTTATGGCGCAAATATTTTCGAGTTTCACCTTCCAAAGCATACAAAGAACCAGAATTAGAGAGTTTTGCAGAATTAGCTATGTATTCTCTAAGGCATAGGGTTAAAGCATTGGATGAACACTTTAGATTAGACCTCCTATTAAAGGAGATTTACTATAATAATGTTTAAATATGGAATTGACGATTGAACAATTGATGCAAGGGAAAGCAACTAGAATTAAGGATAAAGAGTATTTTACTACTGAAGCCTATGTAACTCCGTTTATAGACAGAGTATCTAAAATGACTGATAATTTTATCATTAATGCTAAGCCTGCTGACCAAATATCGCTTACTAAAGATGGGGAGATTAATTTTGATGATGTAATATACAATAGAGTTTGGATTCAAGGTGTTTTGCCGGACGAATATGCTTGGGATAATCATAAAAGAGTAATTAGTATGATTTATGCCCTTGATACTCGTAAACCATTAGTTAAGTTCTATGTAGGAGCTTTAAATATGGCTTGTCTAAACTTGTGTGTATTTAATCCAGAAATGTTAAATGTTTCTGAGCTAGAGCCAGAATCTGCTATTAACTATAGCTTCTTAAGAAATGCTATGTCGATGACAGATGAAACCAACTTAATGCTTAAGAAACTTTCAGAGATGGAGTATAAGAAAGATGATATATATGCTGACCTAGGTCACTGGGTTGACAACTGCATCAATTCTAAAATCAACATGGGATTTGGTTCTGTAAAATTAGCTGAATCTGCTCCGATTGATGTTTATAAAGATTTGTTTTATGATGAAAAATCTAAGTATTATACAACAGACAATGTTGTAGATGGATTTACCGTGTATAACGCATTTACTGACTTGATTACCCAGGATAAGAGAGACTTAGTAAATAAATTCGAGAAGACATTGTTAATTAAGGACGTAATGGGTATTTAATATGCAAGTAGTAAAGAGAGACGGAAGTTTACAGGAATTTGACGGTAATAAGATAGTAGAAGCAATATCTAAAGCATTTAATGCTTGCTGTCCTGAAGAAAATAAAGAAGTCATTACAGCTATGGTGGCTGATATGCATTTATGGGACGGCATTACTATAGAAGAGATTCAGGACGTAGTAATAGAAACCTTGAGGGACTATGGTTACGATGATGTAGCCTCAGCATATTCTCAGTATAGAAGCGAACAATCTAGACTTAGAGAAATCATAGCTAAGATTAGTTATCAAGATAACTATATTAATAGTTCCGAAAATGCAGCTACTTCATCTGAAACAGATGGAAATGCTAATGTTGTATCTAAGAACGTTGCTACATTAGAGAGTGAGGATAGAAAGCGCGAGAACAGAGAAATTCAGCGCTATCGTATGAAGAAGAAATTAAAACTTCTTTATCCCGAACTCTCTTCTCAATATTCTAGAGACCTAGACAGTCATATTATTTATACTCACGATGAGGCTTCTACGTCAGTACTTAAACAGTATTGTATGGCAGTCTCGTTATATCCTCTAATGTTAGAGGGAGTAGGTAATATTGATGGAGTTACTCCTGGCCCTCCTAACGATTTGCAGTCATTTAGTGGACAGGTTACTAACTTAGTATTTCTATTGTCTTCTCAATGTAAAGGAGCAGTTGCTGTAGGTAGCTATTTTATTGCACTTAACTATTATATTATTGCTGAATACGGAGAAAAGTGGTACGAGAAGCTCGACTGTATATGTACTTCGGAACATTCTCTTATTAAGAGAACTATCGAAGATTCCATCCTTAAAGCTTTTAAACAGTTTGTTTGGGGAATTAATCAACCTGCTGGAAACAGAAGTTATCAATCTCCCTTTACTAATGTTTCGTACTATGATAAGACCTATTTTGAATCTCTATTTGGAGAATTTTACTATCCAGACGGAACTAAGCCGGAATGGGTAGCAATTGATACTTTACAGAGATTGTTCATGTCTTGGTTTAATAAACTTCGCTTGAAACAAGTTCTAACATTTCCAGTAGAAACCTTTGCTATGGTGCATGACGGTAAAGACATTATAGATAAGAACTATAAAGACTTATGTGCAGAAATGTATTCTCAAGGTCATAGTTTCTTTACCTATATCTCAGACAGTGCAGATAGTCTTGCATCTTGTTGTCGTCTTCGTAATGAATTAGCTGAAAATACATTTAGTCCTACCTCTGGTATGACTGGTGTAAAGACAGGTTCTTGTAATGTTATTACTCTGAATATTAACAGAATTGTCCAAGATTGGGCTAGACAAGAAACTACTTGGTGGAGTGAAGACGGAGACAAAAATCTCTTGCATTGTAAAGATAATGTTGCCCTACTCAAAAAATATCTAATAGATATTCTAGAGAGAGTATACAAGTATCACATTACCTATAAGACCATGCTCTATGAGTGGGAGGATAAGAAGATGTTTGCTTCTTCAAATGGAGGTTACATAAACATCAAAGACCTATATAGTACTATTGGGCTAAATGGTCTGAATGAAGCTGCTGAGTTCTTAGGAATGAAGGTATCTAATAATCCAGAATATTTTGAGTTTTTACAGCTCATACTTGGAACAATAAAAGAGCAGAATAAACTTCATTCTATCCATGACAAAAAGCGCCCCTTCTTATTTAATTCTGAAGTCGTTCCAGCAGAGGGACTTGGTGGTAAGAATTATAAATGGGATAAAGCAGATGGCTATTGGGTTCCTGAAGATAGGAATCTGTACAATAGTTACTTCTATAATGCCCATGATGATACATCAGTGTTGGATAAGTTTATACTTCATGGAAGGCAGACTTATCAGTATACAGATGGAGGTAGTGCAGCTCACATTAACTTGGAGGAACATCTGTCTAAGGAGCAATACTTGAAGCTTATAGACTTTGCTATTCAGCAAGGAACTAATTACTTCACGTTCAATATTCCTAATAGTAAGTGCGAGGATTGCAAACATATTGTGAAAGCCCCCATTAAGGTATGTCCTAAATGTGGAAGTGAACATATTACTCAATATACCAGAATTATTGGCTATCTAAGACCTATCACTGCTTTTGGTAAGGATAGAAGAATAGAAGCTGAAAGAAGAACATATTCAAAAAATGTATAAAATAGAAGAGTTTGTAGGAACAGCTGCTGAGCTGGAGAAGTTCCTTAATGAAATGCAAGTTATTAAACATTTTAATCTATCTCATATAGTATCTAGACAAGCTAAAACTTTTGCAGGACCTGGATGCTCAGTTGATAGAACCGTTTATACCTTAGTATTTTATGGGAATGACGAAGAAAAGAAGAGACAAATATATCTTGAAGATGCTAAAGAAAACTTATGTAAAGATTGCTTGACTTGTGCAGACTTCGGGTATTATTGTAGAGGAAATAAAGAAAGATGTAATGCGTGGAAATACGATGAAAAAAGCACATTATAGAATTGATAAAGTTGTATGAGTAAAGTTTTAATTATTCCAGATGTTCACGGTAGACCATTCTGGAGAAAAGCAAAAGAGAAGATTAATAGTGTGGATAAGGTAGTCTTTTTAGGGGACTACCTCGACCCATATGGTTATGAAGGTATTACTAGAGAGAATGCGATAGAGGAGTTTAAAGAGATTATCCAATTCAAAGTTGATAATCCCGATAAGGTAATACTACTCCTTGGAAATCACGACTGTGCTTATTGCTATGATTTCGGAAGTGCTTCTAGGTATGATTACGCTAATGCAGAGCTAATTAAGGAAATGTTTGAGAATTTCAAGTCTCTATTCCAACTCAAATACTTCTCGGAAGGTATTCTATATACTCATGCTGGAGTTACTAATGATTGGTTAAAGAGTATGGATTTTACTATTACTGACCTAATTACTAAGCCTGAGGACTTTCTAGTTGGCTTCCTATGGGAAGTATCTCGTATGAGAGGAGGGTGGTCTAATACAGGCAGTATGGTATGGAGCGATGTCAGAGAAGGAGATAGAGAGTCTACATATTATCAAATATTTGGGCATACTCAATTGGAATCAGAACCCATTATTACTGACAAGTTTGCTTGCTTAGACGTAAGAAGACCTTTTATATTAGATACAGAAACTAAAAAGATTGAGGAGTATGCTTAAATATGTTGATGCCAGAGTAGTCTTTCAGGAAATTCCGGATGAGATTACATTAGCTATAAATATATCTAACTGTCCTTGTCATTGTAAAGGATGTCATAGTCAATACCTAGCCGAAGATATAGGTAAACCATTAATTGAATATCCGCAGGGGTTCTCTGATGATTACATTATTCATCTAGACGAACTAATTACAGATGGTATTTCGTGTATAGCATTTATGGGAGGGGATTCTGACCCTCACTTAGTAAATGTGTTAGCTAGTTTTGTTAAAGATTATTATCCGAATTTAAAAGTGGCATGGTACTCAGGTAGACAAGAACTATCAGAGCACGTGAATATGAAGCATTTCGATTATATCAAGCTAGGTCCATATATTGAAGAAAACGGGCCTTTAAATAGTAAGACAACTAATCAAGTTATGCTTCATATAGATAATAGCTGTGGAAAACCCATAGTTAAAGACATAACATCACGTTTTTGGAAATGATTCTTAAGGTTGCATATGATGATAACAGTCAACATCTGGTTGACGAATTAAAAAAGGTTCTTTCTAAATATCCTTTAGTAGAATTACAAACTTACCATGAAGGCTTGTTTAAGGAACGTAAAAACGCCTTCAAGCTTAAGGGAGGTTTTAGCGCTAGACATACTCCATTTGCTGTATTAATTGATAATGATGCAGCTCCAGTAATGGCATTCTACAGTGAAGCTAATACTTGTACCATAGAAGAGATAATGAAAGCATTAAATAATCCTGTAGTGTATGGTAGAATTGAAGGTTAAAGATATTATTGAAAAGAAGAAACTTCTGATAAAAGGACTTGAAGAGAATATCTTCAAGTCCTTTACTGAAGAAGAAGAAAATCTCTTGCACTCCAAGCACGGAATGATTAAAGTTAGTCATAGGTCAGGCGCTGGTAAAGTGTACGAAGGGATAACTGGAGCGTTTAAGGTTGGGCTTCCTCTAATTATTGATAGTGAGCCGACTAAGATAATACAGAGAATTACCATGATAGATTGGGACTCTAGTATGTTCCAGGATGCAGATGGAGAGTGGTTTATATTTGAATTTACTCCAATAAGACTCTACGAATTAAGTGTATGATAAGAAAATTTACTAACATCGTTTGTGTATATTACAACGACAAAAATTATATTCCAGCTAAGTATAATTGTCCAGACTTAGAGATTGATGATGTAATTCTCAACCTGACTACAAACAAGGAACAGAATTATGAAAAGATTTCTGAGGTTATTGTTGATTATGCCTTTGCTTTGTTCTGTAACAAATCTGATTTAAAAGATTTTTCACAAGACCGTAAGAAGTATAAGAGGCAGAACTGGAAATTGCTCGACTTTAGGGAAATAATTAAAACAACAGAGATAAAACCAAAAGATCAGAAATGAAATATGGAGTTATTTTAGCTAGGTTTCAGCCCATTCACAATGGGCACCTAGCTTTAATTAAAAAAGCTTGTTCAGAGAACGATAAGGTTCTTTTGTTAGTTGGTAGTGCTGATAAAGTAAACAAGCGTAATCCTATTCCTATAAAGGTTAGGATAAAATTACTAGAAACTGCCTTAGAGGACGAAGGTTTACTTAGTAGATGTATCATTCAGCCTCTTAATGATTTGACTGATGAGTCTGATAACTCTCAGGATTGGGGATTCTATTTATATGCTAACATAGTTAGTATTATAAAAGAGTCCCATTTTAATATCTACTATAGCGATGGATACGAAATTATTACAACATGGTTTCCAAAGTTTATGCTGAAGGGTTATATATCAATGACTCTCATGGCGAGAGAACAGGTAGAAGAAGGTATATCGGCTACTGTTGTAAGAGATGCCCTAAGATCTAATTTAAGCCTAGAAGGACTAGTTCCTAAGTGTGTTATAGATGCAAGATTTTATTTAACTGAATTTATTTTATTACATGAAAGTACTCATAATTAATAAATCAAGACATCAACTTCCTCAGTATGAAACTCCCTTATCAGCAGGTATGGATATTAGAGGAGACTTTAGTAGAATTAAGTTAGTAGACAATAAGCCTGAGAAATTCTTTTTCGATGCTGATGTTGTAGCTATTAGTAAAATTGAAGATCCAAATGGTCCATTTGTGGTAGACAAGGAAGGAAATCTTACTGATAGAAGAGTTCCTAGTATTCCCGTTGCTTCTACTATTGAAATAAAGCCCGGAGGTAGATGTTTGATTCCGACTGGATTGTTTATAGCTTTACCTAAGGGTTACGAGGCGCAAGTTCGACCACGAAGCGGTCTTGCATTAAAATTGGGACTTACTGTCCTTAATTCACCTGGAACCATTGACGCCGACTACAGAGGAGAGATTGGAGTTGTATTAGTGAACACTTCTAATGTCCCAGTTAGAATTACTGATGGAGAAAGAATTGCCCAAATAGTTATTGCTAAGCATGAAACTATAGAATGGGAAGTTGTTGAAGAATTACCTTCCACTGAACGAGGAGAAGGGGGATTTGGACATACCGGAGTATGATATGGATATTAATGGTATTGGGGTTATGTAATTTAGCCCTAATACTTTGTCTCATGCGGAGAGTTGAGGACATTAGTAATCAAATCAAAACTAATTATCACTTTATTGATGATACAAGAGACAAAGTCAAGTATCTAACTTCTCTAATGGATATACGAGTGAATATTCCAGAAGAAATCGAGAAGCAATTTGGTAAGATGAAAAAAGGAAATTGTTGTTAAAAATGTATTAAAAGTACCATGACTAAAGAGGAATTGAGGTCTAAAATATTAGAACTCGAAGAAGCTATGAGAGAAGAAGACAGCAAGTCTACCACAGCTAAACTAAGTGATGAATGGGATGAATTAATGAGTAAGTTGGAAGATGTTATCTATGACGAACTCGAAGGTGTTGCAGTTAAGATAGTCACTGAAAGAATTGTTGATAAATACGATGTAGACACTGATATATTAATTGCAGAGTATATGGAAAGTGGAGACCTAGAGGAATCATTTAAGATAGCAGCCGAGGAGTGCGATTGCGGTTGGAAGACAGATATTACAAAAAGAATATTAAAATAATTACTACTATGACTAAAGAAGGATTTGTAAAGCTTATTGAAAATGCCCAGAACTATTCTAAGGAATTGGATAGATGGTCTGATTTTGGAATTGATTTGTTTGAACTTCCTATATCCGAACTCGGTTGGGGATTCTTAAATACAGTACTTCCGGAATTGTTCTCTGATGAAGGAGTGGACTGGGTTAATTGGTGGTTGTTTGAGAAGCCTGGACTATTCAAAAATAGTCTTCCTAATGAAGCTTATGATGAAGACGGAAATATAATTCCTACTGATACGATTGATGATTTGTGGAACTTAGTTAAGGACTACCAGAAATGACACTAGAAGAACTTAAAAAGAAAGTAGTCACTATTACAGTACACAAAAATATTGTATTAGGGGAAGATTTACATGAAGATGATCTGCTAGAGTTTCTCGAACTGCAAGAGGAGGAGGCTTGTTCTGATGAAAGATTATTACAAGCAATAAAAAATGCCTACTACGGAACTCTTAGTGATATTGAAGATATTATCTATGATAACCTCAATGTAACTATTCATGATTAAATATTTGTTAAGCAAAGCCTCAACTGGCAAATTTAGAGTTGTATATTTATCTACTACAGAGCAGTGGGATGAAGAAAAAGCTGGATTTGTAATTAATAGAGTTACAGGACAGCTACATGGAAAGATGACAGAGCAACCAGAAATAGTCATTACTAAAGGAAAAGCTGGTAGAACGCATAGAGAACAACTTGAGTTGCAGTTTAAGTCTGAGCTTAAGAAATATTTAGATAAAGGTTACAAGGAGCTAGAGAACGATCCCGAAACTTATAGCGAAACTCAATTGGAGGAATTTTATGGAGACATTAAAACCGACCAGAATGGATTTGCAAAGCACATGCTTGCAAAATCTGCAGATAAAGTTAAGGAATCCTCAATCAATAAGGTTAAGTATTGGTATGCTAGCAGAAAAATTGATGGAGTTAGGTGTTCCTTCTACTATAAGGACGGTGAGATTCTATCTGCTTCCAGAGGTGGGGGAAATTATGACTATTCAACAAGCCATATCCGAAACAATGAGAGATTGCTTGAGTTCTTCAGGAATCATCCCACTTACATTCTTGATGGAGAGTTGTATAGACATGGTAAAAGTCTCCAACAAATCAGTGGAGCAGCTCGTCTTGAGAAAAACGCAGTTGACTGCGACTGGCTTGAATATTATGTTTACGATATAATGATTCCTAGTATGAAGTTCTCTGATAGGCTTGAAATTCTTAAGCAGCTTCAGAAAGAACTTAATCTTGGATTTAATCCAGATAAAGATTGGGAAGAGGGTGAGTTACAATTGCAAATAGTCCCGCAGGAAAAGGTCTCTGGGTACGAGAATATTATGAAACTGCACAACCAATATGTTTCAGAAGGTTGGGAAGGAGTAGTATGTAGAAATCCAGATAAAGAGTATGGCTTCGGTAAGCGTACTAATGATATGCTAAAATTTAAATTCTACAAAGATGCAGAGTTTGAAATTACTGGTTTATCAGAAGGTCTTCGGGAAGAAGATATGTGTTTTACGCTAATAACAGAAGATGGTATAGAATTTAAAGCTAAACCAATGGGTTCTAGAGAACTTAAACAACAGTATAGGGAAAGACTTAAGGAGCTGATAGGAAAGATGGCTACTGTTAAGTACTTCTATCTATCTGATGAAGGTACTCCATTGCAACCTGTACTAAAATGTATTCGCGATTATGAGTAAGTACAAATTTGATGTGTCGCTTGTTATATCTGGTCTTAGTGAAGGAGTATTCGAACTGCAGCCTAGTGACTATCTATACTGTGAGGACGAAGATGAGTTATTTGATGAAGTTAACGATACATTGTGTGGTACACTTCGCAAGCATATCAAGTTCTCTAGAGTATACACTTGCGAATCAGACTGGCGTTACCCAAAAGGATTTTTGGAAGAATGGAGGCGATTAAAGAATGAGCGCTGAAGATATAATTATTTTAGTTATCGCTAATATAGTTGGCAACAGCTCAAATAGATTCGGGCAATCACACGAGCTGTATCTTCCAAAGTCTCTAGAGTCAGAAGTACATGATAAGTGGGACAACTGCTATCATCAAGGCAAATACTATATAGCTGGAAATACTTTTAAAATCAATTTTTATGAAGAAGATTAAGTATAGGCAATATTACTACGATGGGAACTTTTCTAACCTAGAGTTAGAAGTTCCCGACGAATGCCGTATCTATGAGATAGGCTTTATGAATATATCTCACAAGATTGAAGAAGGTGAGACTAAAGCTTATGTTTTTCTTTGTCCTTCAGAAATCGAGGATTCTAAACTGCTTTGTAATGTTTATCTATCTTACCTAGACGATGTTTTTATAGAAAACTCAGAAATACCTATACAGAATGTAGAGGAGGCTCCTAGATTTGAAAATGCGTATATGGTAAGATACTACAAAGATGCTGTGGCAGAAAACAAAATATCAGCTATTCTAAGTAAAATAGGAAAGCTCAGTGAAGCTTCTGAACAGGATAGGAGTGACTTACAAGTATTATACAAGGAATCTAAGGGTATATCCGAAATATCTAAGCTTAGACGTATTACTTATAAAGGTATAGAGATAGGTAGTGTGTATTTCAAGAACTGGATAGATGGAACAGAAGTTGCTTCTATGGCTGTTAGTGAATTACCGTATGGACGTATATGGTTTGAGGAGTTCTCTAATTCCAATGATATAGTTGCTAAGTTTAAGGAAGAAGCAGATAAAATCTATAATTCTATAATAAATTATTAATTATGTATTTAAGTATTCGATTAGACGATGATAGTGTAGAACTAATGCAATCTGACATCGAGGATATGTGGAATTATCTGAAACAGGATACGGAAAATTTTGTGTATCATACAGCCTCGTACATAGAAGGTCTAGAGTTGGAGTATTATGCAGATGAGCTTAGGCCGCTATATGAGACATTGAAAAACTTCTTTGAAAATGAGTGATGTAGAAAAACGCTATACTTGGCTAGTTAATCATCTAATCTGGAATGGCTCTAAGCAGAAAAACGGGGTTTATTGGGTAAAGATAACCAAAGAGAATGCAGCCCTTCTTGAAGAGAAATATGAAGTGTGCGATACTCGCGCCTTGAAAGGAGGGCTTAAAGTAAATGTTATAAAAATGTGTGATAATTTTATTGTACTTGATACGCGATGAAATACGAAAAATTTGATATTCTAAAGAAAGCTAAATATTCTATCGTTCCGAATAATAGAGAGCTGTATGTAGTCTATGTAGAATGTGACGCAAACGATGGTGATTACATGAGAGATACTATTGAATTTGATAAGGAATCGTTTGAAGAAGACGAACTTCTCCTATTGGTTTTATCATATGTTAGTAAGTATTCAGGAAGATTTTCTGAGAAAGGATGGAACTCTGCAGGATATGGGCACCATGTAGACGAAAACAAAGATTTTCCTTGGTTGTCGGAGTATCTATCTGAAAATGATATTCTGATATTCGCTGGAATGTGTGATACCATGTGCCATAGCGTATCTCAGATACGTATAGAATATTATGACAACGATGGAAGAAAGAATAAGGTAGAGCTTCCTGATGTAGATAATCTTTTTGAAGACAAACGGGAGTTTGTGGATTATTTAAATAGTCTGTACAAACTGTATTATGATGAAATTGAATAATGGAGGAAAGCTCCCAGACAAGTTTAAAATAGCTAATCAAGAAATAACCGTAATCATAGAAGATTCTCTTCCAAATAACGATTACGGTTATTTTTGTGATGCTACTAACACTATTAAATTGGCGAGAACAGTAAAGTCTGAATATGAAGGAAACGTCTCTATGAGTGATGAACAGCTTAGGAATACATTTTATCATGAGCTGTTTCATGTTTTCCAGTTCTATTACAATAATGAATTTAATGAGATTCAGGCTCAAGTATATGCTAACTTTATGTGTGAATTTATAGAAACTACTGAAGAACCATTTTAAAAATATAAGAAATGAAGTTATCAAAAAGTAAGAAAGCCAATGTCAATTATTTGGCAAAGATTGTAGAAATTAAGAATTTTAGACAACACAGTAACCCAGAAGTAACTAGACTTAAGTGCTGCACTATTGATGGATTTAACATCATTACTGGCATTGATTCCCAGCCAGGATTGTATGTTTATTTCCCAACTGCTTGTTGCATTAATCCTGATTTTCTAAGGTATTGCAACTTGTACAGACATAAGGAGTTGAACAACGACCCAGAACAAACTGGTATGTTTGAAGACAATGGTAGAGTCAAAGCTATTAGACTTAAAAATGAACTGTCGGAAGGTTTTATTATGCCCATTATACAGTTCCAAAACTATATAATGTCCGTAACTAATAAAGAGATAGAAATTGAAGTAGGAACTGAATTTGATATTGTAGAACATGAAGGCAAAGAATTTTGGATTAACAAGAAGTACATCCCTAAGAGACAGCAAGGACAAGGTGGTACACCACGTAACAACCAAACGAAGAAGGTCAAAGGAATCAGCAAGGTCATTGATGAACAATTTAGATTCCACTACGACACAACTCTTATTAAGAAATGTCCTAATGTAATTCATCCAAATGATTTAATCAGTATTACTGAGAAAATTCACGGAACTTCTGGTATATCAGCTTATGTGCTTTGTAAACAAGACCTGAACTGGAAACAGAAAATCGCTAAATGGCTTACTGGAGAAGAGTTCAATAAGTATGACTATTTGTATGCTTCTAGAACGGTAATAAAGAATCAGTTCTATAATAAGAATGTTACTCCTGGATTCTATAGGTGTGACGTTTGGGCGGAAGCTGATAAAATAGTTAAACCCTGCTTGTCTAAAGGTATGACTGCATATTATGAAATCGTTGGTTTCTTACCTAATGGTGGCTATATCCAAAAGAATTATGACTATGGCTGTATGCCTCCTAAAGAAGGAGAACAGTATACTCACGAAAAGCACTTTAAAGTGCGAATATATCGTGTAACATTAACTAATGTTGACGGTGTAGTTCACGAATTTAGTGCTAGGGAAGTTCAACAATGGTGCGCTAAGGTAGGTCTTATCCCAGTAGAAGAGTGGTATTATGGTACTGCCAATAGCTTATATCCAGAACTTAACGAAGCTGAGCACTGGAACGAAAATTTCATGGAGAAATTAGCTAACGACGCTAGATTCTATATGGAGCGAACTTCGCCATCTTGCGATAACAAAGTACCTCATGAGGGAATAGTTATTAAGATTGAGAATATGAAATCTGAGGCATTTAAGCTTAAATGTTTTAAATTCCTAGATAAGGAAGGAAAGGAACTTGACAAAGGTGAAACTAATATTGAAGACGAAGCATGATAATAAGTTATAATGTAGAGGTAGTTAAGAACTACGATGTGAATATCCCTAAGTTAATCGACCAAGTGGTGAAAACACTTAAGGAAGATGAAGAGGGAGAAGTTGAAGGCTGGATGATACTTAATGAAGCAGGAGATAACATAGATTATCATCTGCGGAACTTAGGCTTTCCCGACTCTGATTATCTAACTGACTATGTCATTGATGATATTTTAGACGAAATGGAGAAGGAGCTAATAAAACAAGGATATGAAGTTTGATATATCTGATATAATTTCCGAGTTAAGGACTCATTTTAATGGAGAAGTTAGCTTGGAAGAAGTTATATCATATTTAAAAGAATTACATTCAGAAATACCTACTAATAAATACGAATATAAGGTAGGAGATTTTGTAAAGATTACTAAACAAAATGAATGTACTTATTTTGGAGTTGTAGGGTCTTTTGATTATCGTATGACTAAGGATGGGTATGGTCCAAATGAGAGTATGCGATTAAAAGTAGCCTACGTCAAATTTCCTAGCGGTAAAGACTTACTTATAAATAGTATAGCTCCAGGAAGAGGAAATATCTCATATCTTACTAAGGATGAGAAGAAAGTACTCATAGAAGCAATATCTTCTGATCCACACTATAAAATATGGTTTAAAGAACTGTGTAATGAATGTTAAAGAATATTTAACTAGTAAAAAGTATGGCAGTTTGCGTTACAAGCTGTCATACTTTTTTCATAGTAAAATTCCCTTCCTTTCTCCTGGCTGGAACGAGTATCGTAATCCATGGTATCACTGGTGGAAAGCCAGAAAATACTTTAAACGTCCCAAGGCCCACTTTCTATTTAGAAAGAACTTTTGGACATTTGGACTTCCCATAAGAAGAGACTACTATAGTCCAGTGATAGATATAGGATTTCATGCATTAGGATGGAAGGATAAATGGGACAGTCCCAGACACGAATGGGACCCGATGATTTATATAACATTTTTCAGAACTTGGCATTTATTATGGATATTTAACTGGGCTACTAAACATAAAAAGGATAGTATTACTGGCAGCATGGCTACTTGGGAAGCTATTCTAGACTATACTAGATATGATAAATCTCTAAGCTATGTAGTAGACAATCATATATGGTCGTATGACCGTGATGGTGAAAAGGTTTATATTAGTATAGTACCTAATATGACTAGAGAAGGACTAAATAAATATTCTGATGAATCCAAACACACTGAGAAAGATACAGAGATTGGAGGCTGGTGAATCGTTTATAACAAGCGAGCCAGGAAATTCAATGCTCCCTCTGTATAAGAGCAATGAAAAGCATCTTGTCACTCCTATAAGGTGGCAAGAATGTAATGTTGGAGATGTAGTATTTTGTAAAGTTAGAGGCGCTTGCGTTACTCACAAAGTATACGCGATAGACTCAAACAAAGGATGCCTTATTGGAAATAACAAAGGGCATATGAATGGATGGACTAAAAATGTTTACGGATTAGCTCACAAGATATGAAAATATGTGCAATAAGTGATTTACATGGATTTCTAATTGATTATATAGAGCCATGTGAACTTGTTTTAATATGTGGAGATATTGTTCCTCTTTATATGCAGAGAAACAAGCCACAGTGTGAGAAGTGGTTGAAGACTGTATTTGCAGATTGGATTAAATCATTGCCGTGTAAGAAGGTAGTATTTACAGCTGGAAACCATGATTTTGTTTTTGAAAATAGGGATTTTCTCTGGAATAACTCTGTGATTAAATTTCCTACAGAAGGAAAAGCTGAATTTCTTGATAATTCTCATCTAGACTATCTAAGTGATGAAGGAAAGGTATATAGAATTTATGGAACTCCGGCCTGCCATGAATTTGGTAATTGGGCTTTCATGTATTCTGATGAGAAACTAGAAGAAATCTATTCACATATCCCAGGAAATTGCGATATATTGATTAGTCATGATGCTCCCGCATTAAATGATTGTGGTATGATTCCGCCTGGTAGGTGGAGTTCTACTCCCATAAATGCAGGAAATGAGGTCTTGGCTAAGGCTATTATAGATAAGAAACCGAAGTATGCTTTTTGTGGACATATCCACGAAGGAAATCATTGGCTACTAGATGCAGGCGAGACAAAGACCGCCAATGTATCTATTCTCGATGACTCTTACGATATTAATTATGAACCTTTATATTTGGATATTTAATACTATTCTGGTCTATATATTTGGAGGATTAGTATTGTCATTAGTAATAGTTGGAATTTATGAGATAATACAGGAAGAAAAGGACTTCCTTGAAACCTACGGGTCTAGATTCATTTGTAAATATTAAAAATTAATCAAATGGAACAAGCTGTATTTCAAAGAATGTTGGGAGAATTTAACGAAGTTAATGAACGTGCTGTTAAGCTCAGAGATTTTATCCTAGGGGATAAGTTCAAGGAGGTTGACAACCTTAATAAAGACTTACTAGTCGCCCAACTAAAAGCAATGGAAGCATATATATCAGTACTATCTATTCGTATTGGTCTTAATGCTCCTAAAGATGAAATTTCAGAAGCCCAGGTTGTAAAAGAAGGTGAGTAAAAAAATCATTTTCACAGACCGTTCTGACTCACTGTTGACGAGTTATCTCAGGGATATATCTAAATATAAGATCTTAGATAGTACTGAGGTAACTCGTCTCATTTGTGAGGCTCAAAAAGGAGATGATGTTGCTAGAGAACAAGTCATAAAATCAAATCTTAGGTTTGTTGTGACTATCGCCAAGCAATTTCAGAATAGAGGTATCCCTTTAATGGATTTAATCTCTAGTGGAAATGAAGGATTAATGAAAGCTATTGATAAGTTTGACCCAGAAAGAGGAGTGACATTCTTGTCATATGCTGTATGGTGGATTAGACAAAGTATCTATAATTCTATATATTGGCAAGCACGAGAAATTCGTCTTCCAATGTCTCAGCAATTATTGGTAATAAGTATACTCGATGCAACTAATAAATTCTTGCAATCGCATGATAGAAATCCAAGTTCCGAAGAAATATCAGAAATGACTGATATTCCTAGGGAGCAAATTGACTATCTAGCACAGTTTTCTAATAAGTTAGTTTCTGTGGACGATTTCATAGGAGGAGATGAAGAAAACAGTCAAGTCTGTGATATTATTCCAGATGGTGAAGACCCCCTTGATGAACAAGTAAATAAAAGCTATGTAACTAAAGAGCTAGAGAATCTACTTTCTAAATTAACAATTAGAGAGCACGATTTAATCTGTATGTTATTTGGTATAGGAATGGCTCCTGTCAATCCTAAAATTATAGCTGATATGTACGGTGTTGGAGGAGAAAGAATAAGACAGATGAAAGAGGGAGCTTTAGCTAAATTAAGACGTAGATTTTCTAATCAACTTAAAAATTTAATGTAATGAAATTCGGAGAAATATTGTCTAAGTTACAAGAGGGAAAAGTAGTAAGAAGGAAAGTATTTCAGAGCAATCTGGTAATATTTATGCAGATACCTGCAATGATTTCTGGAGATGGAATACCTGCTATGCGTTCTATCCCTGATGATATGAAAGCTCTTATGTGTAGTTACGGTGTAGGTATTACATACCATGACCAGTTTATCATGTATGACTTTTCTGATAGGACTTGTACTTACTATCCTTTTGATGGTGAAGATATAAACGCAGATGATTGGGAAGTAGTTGATCCTTTAACTTATGACCCATATGACGACTTTAGATAACTATCCAATGGGTGCAGCTAATGACCCTAGAGCACCTTACAATGAACCACTACCTACTAAGGTTAAGGTAGAAGTAGGAGTTGAATTAGGGTTATTCGTAGATGTAGAAGTAATAGATGAAGATGATATTAAAGGTGCAGTTGAAGAAGCTATTTATAATAGGTTCAAATCCAAAGATGTTGAAATAAATAACATCGAAATCTATCAACATGATTTATTTAGTAAGTCGGAATAAAACTTTATTTGTGTCTACAAAATACAAAGAAGTAAGTTTCGAAGAGGCAATGAAAATATTGTTGCCTCTTTCTTTAGTTCAATTTGATACTGAAACTAAGGGATTAGATGCGCATACTAAGGAGTTACTAACTGTGCAACTAGGTTGCAAAGAAAATCAAGTTGTCTTTGACTGGACAACTATGTCAGCAGAAGAGAAAGCTGAGATAAAGAATTATTTTGAGTCTGATAGAGTATTTCTTGGATGGAATTTAATGTTTGACTTAGGGTTTTTATATGTGCAGGATATTTGGCCAAATTATATCTGGGATGGTATGATTGCCGAGAAATTACTTTGGTTAGGCTATCCAGCTAATATAAGAGAAATGAGTTTGAAAGCAGCTGCATGGAATTATCTAAACTATGACTTAGATAAATCTGTTCGAGGTAAGATTATAAATGACGGTCTTACTGAAGATGTAGTAGTCTATGCTGCAGGAGACGTAATGTGGCTAGAAGACATTAAAGAAAAACAAGAAATAGAGCTTGCTAAGCAAGAATTAAATCTTGCTATGAAACTTGAGTGTGAGTTTATCAAGAGTCTTGCTTATTTCAAGCATTGCGGCGTTCATCTAGATGTCGTAAAATGGAGAAATAAGATGGCTAAAGACCTTGTTAAGCTGAAGGATGCTGAGCAAGAACTAAATGATTGGGTAGTTCAATGGGATTCTGAAAAGAGACATGAGTATGACGGATGGGATATTAAATATCCAGAACTGGAATTTTATAACCTTATGGAAATAGAGGATGAAGTAGCTAGACTACTAAAAGAGAAATATGTCCGATGCCCTCAGGAAGACCTTGAAACACCAGACGGAAAGGTTAAAGCTTATAGAAAAAGAGTAATAAGTCAATTTACTAAGGTAGATAATCAAGGTGATTTATTTAATGGCTTTGATACCAAGCCTAAGTGTACAATTAACTGGAGTAGTTCTCAACAAGTTATCAAGTTATTTGAATTACTAGGAATTAAAGTCAAGACATTTGATAAGCAAACTAAGAAGGAAAAGAAATCTGTCGAAGCTAAGCTTCTAGCTCCACAGGCTAAAGATTTCCCGATTATTCCTATTTATCTAAAATATCAGGAAGCTGCAAAAGTGGTTTCTACTTATGGGGAAAACTGGTTGAAGGCAATTAACCCTAAGACTGGAAGAATCCATGTAGATTTTCACTCACTAGGAGCTGATACAGCTAGAGTAAGTTCTGGAGGAGGAGTATATAAACTTAATCTACAGAATTTACCTCATGACAAGGAAACTAGAGCATGTTTTACTGCAGAGAAAGGTAATAAGTGGATTTCTGCGGATTATCAGTCTCAAGAAAGTAGAATCATTGCTTCTGTATCTAAGGACGAGGCTATGATTGAACTATTTGAACATGGCTGTGGGGATGTTCATAGTCTAGTAGCTAAAATGTCTTATCCGAATATTATCCCTAGAGACTGCCCTATAGAGGATATAGCTAAATTATACCATGCCCAAAGACAGGATGCTAAAGGTATTGAATTTGCCATCAATTATGGAGGCGATGCAAATACTATAGCTAATAACAAGGGGCTACCGTTGTCAGAAGCTCAAGAAATCTATGATAACTTTATGAAGGGTTTCCCTGGAGTAAAACAGTATCAAGATTATTGTAGAATGGCAGTAATGAGGGATGGTTATATTTTGTTAAATCCTATAACTAAGCATAGAGCACATATATATGATATTGATGACCTCTGGCGGATTTCTAAGAAGTTCAATGACCCAGAGTTCTGGAATTATTACAGAGAAATGAAGAGAGATTCTCCTGGCTGTGATACCGTCCAAGACGTTAAGAGATATTTTCAGAGAAAAGCAGCATCTGAAAAGCAGTCTATCAATTATCGTATTCAGAACAGGGGAGCAATGTGTTTTAAGCTTTCCTCTATTAAACTATTTAATTGGATTAAGGAGCATAAGCTTCTTAACATTGTTAAGATGTGTGTTCCAGTCCATGACGAGTTTAATCTAGAATGCCCAGAATCTATTGCCGATGAAGTATCTAAGGTATTAGTTAAATGTATGATAGATGGAGGGAAACCATTCTGTCCTAATGTATTTTTAGGTGCAGATGTTACTGTATCAGATCATTGGATTCATTAACGAATAAGGGGCTATAGTAGTGATGCCAAACCTGAGCCCCCTTGGCCTACTAACAGTGCCTACAGTCCAAGGCGTAATGCTGAGAGCGCAGTTAGGGCATCATTTTTAATTAAATATAGTAGTGTATGAAAAAATTATTTGGTTTATTGTTAATAGCAATTATTGCTTTAAGTTCTTGTGCAGACAGCAAGACTTTTGAGAGAGCTGATGGAACTAAGTTTGTAGCTGAACCTTATGGTTGGGCAAACTATCAAACTAAGAAGATTGAGGGAGTAACCTATGAAGCGTGTATTGGTAACATTGTTTGGGATGTTATTGCTGTAGAAACTATAGTCATTCCAATATGGCTAACTGGGTGGGAATTATATGAGCCAGTATCTTTTGTTGAACCAAACGTCAAGTAATTATGAATGTAGAATTTACAACAACAGAATTAATTACAGATGAAGAGATTCTAAGCGCATTTGGAGAATCCATCCTATTTGACGAAGGGAAGTTTAAGATAGATTCTTTTATTGATTGCTTAGAAGACAGAGCTGACGTAATGGGTCTTTGTATTACTGAGAAATCTAAGAAAGAATTGTTACAACACCTTAAAGAATTAGTAATTAAATTAGTAAGCGAGTTGTAAGTATTGTTTTAATTAGACATAGTATGCTGAATGAGATTTGAAAAGTATAGAAGTGTACATGAGTCTTATTGGAGAGTTCCAACAAAGTACTGTACAGAGGTTCCAAATAGTAAGGATTCTAGCTTTGTTATTATGGACTTCATGGGTAAGAACTTACTATGTGCTTGGAGAAACAACAATACTTGTAAAGTCGGAATGCCTTTTCTCTGTAGAAGAATTATAAAGAAAGGTAAATCCGGCTTTATGTATAAGAATAAGTTTTATAGTTTAGAAACTAAATACGGTTGGGTATTTTAAATATGTTATATTGATGGAAACAAGAAAAATAATTATATGTAGAGGAATACAAGGCTCTGGAAAGAGTACATGGGCTAAACAATGGTGTCACGAAGACCCAGAACATAGAGTGAGATTTAATAATGACGATATTCGTAATATGCTAGGAGATTATTGGATTCCTAGCAGAGAGAAATTAGTTAAATGTCTTTATGATAGATTCTTGCTTGATTCTATGGCCCGTAAGTATGATATTGTAATAGACAATATGAACCTAAATCCCAAGACTGTTGCCGAAATAGAATCTGAGGTTGATCTATTTAATAGAGGAGTACGAGGTGAGTATGGATGGAAGTATGAAGTAGAGTTTAAAGATTTCTGGACTCCTGTTGAAGAATGTATCCGTCGAGATGCGTCTCGACCAAATCCTATAGGAGCAAAGGTTATTAAAGACACATGGAGACGCTATAGAAACTTTATCATTCACGAGGATATTATGGCAATGAAGGCTAAGGCAAGTCAACATAATCCTGATTTGCCAGTAGCTATTATATGTGATATGGATGCTACGTTGTGCTTAAATACTAGTGGTCGTCCCTTCTATGGAGAAGGTGCTGCCGAGGGTATGGAAAAAGATGAACCAATTAATGAAATAGTTGGCTTAGTAAGAGCTTATTGTAATTTTCATAATGCAGAGTTAATCATTCTTACTGGTAGAGAAGATACTCCGGAATCTCGCGTGGCTACTGAGAAATGGCTTGATGCGCACCTACTATGTCCAGACATGGTTCTTATGCGACCTAAAGGAGATTACTCAGCAGGACCAGACTGTAAGAAAAAGTTATACGAGCAATATGTAAAGGACAAGTATTATGTCCCTATCGTACTCGAAGATAGTACAAAATGTGTAAGAATGTGGAGAGACTTAGGCATTACTTGTTTACAACCTAATGACGGAAAGTTTTAAATGGATTTGAATAAAGCAGTAGAACATTGTTGGGACAGAAGGGATTACCCAGAGATAATCTCTGATGATGCTGGATTGGATATATCTATTCCTAGATTTATCACTAGAGGCCCATGGAGAGAACATAATCGTCCTAGAAGAATTACTTTAAACGTAACTACCTATATAGGAACTAGTTGGAATGCAGTTCATTACTATGGCAATTTAGACATAGAAGGTATAAGCTTTAGTCAGGAAGATAGTCCAAACACAATGACTATGTGTTCAGAAACCTATGATGCTGAAGAAAAGAATCCTCTAGCTGGAGGAATGTATCATATTGAATTAGTGCGGCCGGTTACTCGCGAAGAAATTGAAGAAGATAATTCACGGTGGTGGGGATATGAGATCGGTAGCAATACTAATGCCTTCCATTCTCCAGAAGATGTAATAGCTCTAGCTAAGGAAGTATGCAAAGCTCGATTTAAAGGGAATTGGATACTCAAAATTGTAGACTATAGTGGAAAAGATTTAGACGAAGAAATCTTAATTGATAAGTTATGAACAGTTTTAATCTCTACGAGGATATACTATCTCGTACATGGAATAGGTATTACTATGAAGTAGAAGCCGATACATTAGAGGAAGCTATAGAAAAGGTAAAGGACGGAGAGGTAGATTGCTACGATAGTGAACAACTTTATGAAAGTACTGACGACTTAGCTCCAGAAGAGAACAATGGGTCTGCTACCAGAGAAATTTACCACGAAGACGAGGTCGTTTGGGACAATGCAAAACTAGTTAATAGAGGTGAAATAATCACCCAAGATCTCAGGAATATCTCAGACCAACTGTTTCACATTATGGAATCTGAACCAGAAGAGTTTAGTGCAGGCTGTATTTCGCTTGCATTAGTTAAAGAAGTGTTAGAAAAGTTAGGATGGACTGATACTGAGGACCTAGAAACTAATGGCTGGGATATAGACTATTGGGTAACTTTCATAAAGGAAGGAAAAGACTTCAAGTATATAGTTAGTGGTAGTTTATACTACGGAAACATTAATATAAGAAAGGAGAAATTTTGAAAGACGAATTTGGAGATAGAATGAAGCTTTATTATGAAGCACGTTCTAAGACATCACTTATGAGAAGAACTCCTGTAATCATCCGATTAGATGGAAAGGCATTTCACACATTCACAAAGGGTTTTGTTAAGCCCTTTGATGAATGTATGTCCAAAGCCATGCAGGAAACTATGAAATATCTGTGTGAAAACATTCAGGGATGTGTCTTGGGATATACACAATCTGATGAAATTACACTAGTTCTAATAGACTACCAAAAACTTACCACAGATGCTTGGTTTGATTACGAAGTACAAAAAATCTGTAGTGTAGCTGCATCTATGGCAACCTTTATCTTCAATAGACAATTCCAAGTACAAGTTAATGAACTTTCTTGGAAAGGTGAATTAGCAGACGAAAATCTGGCTAAATCTTACATACGTGCTATTAAATCAGGTGCAGTATTTGATGCAAGATGCTTTAATATCCCCAAGGAAGAGGTAACTAATTGTATATTATGGAGACAGCAAGACGCTACACGAAATAGTATTCAATCTGTCGGGCAAGCTTACTTTTCTCATAAGCAGTTAGAAGGATTAAATACTAATCAGATTCAAGAACTACTTTTCCAAGAGAAGGGAATTAATTGGAATGATTATCCTACTAAGTTTAGAAGAGGAAGCTGTTGTATCAAGAAGTATCATCAGACTATGAACCAAACTCTCAGAGGTTATTGGTATATTGACGATGAGATTCCAATCTTTACTGGAGAAGGGAGAGACTATATAGAGAAGCTTATATGAGCAGAACATTTGGTGAGCATCATCCAGTAGCACATAACCCAAAAAATAGGTTTCCTTCCCCATACTTAGACAATGAAGGTAAAAAAGAGAGACGAAGAAAAAGACGTGCTTATGGCTCTCAAGGATGGAAAGGATGGGGAGGAGAAATATACTTCAAAAGATTTGGGGAAATCATGATAGATTGTGTAAATAAGAGAAAAGCTAGACAGCTTATCAAAAAACAAATAAGAGAAGAGCTTAGAAATGAATTATAGGTAACTACAATGTAGTTTTATTTAACGAAATCCTTTACGATAAAGAAATAAAGGTTAAGAACAAAGATAATGAATTGATGGCAAAATGTTCTCTTGAGGATTATTTAAGAAGAAAACATGGAGATGCATTTAGACAACTTATTATAACTAAATGTGTACCAGAGTATTTTAATGATAGATTGTTTAACGGAATATTTGGAGGAATGTTTTAATGATAGTAGATAATTTTGAATATTTATCTAAATTGTTTGACGAATTAATAGACAAGGATGATTTCTATTTCGTACAAATAATTCAACGTAAGAAGGATGGAGTAGAACTCCCGTCATATACTTCGGGCGCTAGAACTATTAGAAGTTTCTATTTCTTTACCAAGGAAGAATTTCTAAGACAAGAACCTTACATAAAAGACCTATGTAATAGTAATAACGCTCGTGCTTATTTCTGGATAAATCCAAGAAATACTTTCGATATAGCTTGCGAATCTATTAAGCAGTTTACTGACTTAATAAAGAATAAAAATACTAGACAAGGTATTGCTGTATATGACAGAGCTACTGGTGCTAGCAGAAGTACAAACTATAAGAAATTATGGATAGTTGATATAGACTCTAAAGATGATGAGTATCAACAGAAAATAATTTCTCTAATCAAAGAGTGTAGAGGTTCGGAAGGAGAGAGAATTAGACACATCATTCCGACTGTAAATGGATATCACCTTATTTCTAATGGGTTTGACAGGCAACAGTTTTCTCAGAAACTAGCCTTGTATCAGTTAGGCCCAATAGATATACATGACAATAATCCTACACTTTTATACTATAACCAGAAATAAATATTAAGATGAAAACCTATACATACTATATAGAATTTAAGACTAGATGTGCTGAAACGATTACAATAGAAGCTCCAAGTGAAGAAGAAGCAAGAAAATCTCTCAGAGAGACTTTTAGAAATCTAACTTTAGTAGAGCTTATTTCGGAGGAATAAAATGAAAAGATTTATATATCATATAGAACATACTTATGGGGATGATCAAAATGTTTGGACTACTGCTGAAGATGAATATGAAGCAGAACAAAATATAGGACATGATTATCATTCAATAAAAAAGTTTAACATTAAGAAAGGTAGAGGATATGTATTTAGAAAATGGTGACGAAGTAATAGAAGCCGATAATGGCAGACTTATATTAGCTAATAGTGGTGCTTATTGTGATGAAGACGGAAATCCTACTGGTGGATGTATAGATGATGAAGAGTACGTCTATATAACAAAAACTGGCAGTGTTTATCATACGGATAGAGGTTGCGCATCTTTGAAAGCTCGAAATCCGAAAGTGGAAGAAATACCGCTTTCTGAAGCAAGGAAGAAAGGTTACAAACCTTGTAAAAGGTGTAAACATGGATAAGTTCAAAGCTTCTATAGTTAAATATATATGCCCAATTTGTGGAGAAGTAGCAGAGGAGGGAATCATAATGAATTCCCTTCTTTCAGAGAAAGCTGCTTCTGAAGTAGAGAAATTGCATGGGAAAGCTATAGGATTTTCTGACCATGCTTGTAAAAAGTGTTCAGAGTACAAAGACACAGCGGTATTCTTTATTGGAATTAATCTAAAGAAATCTTCTGATAAAGAACCTTATAGGACTGGACAAATTGTTGGAATAAAAGATGATTCTCCCTTAGTTTTACATTGTAAGGAATATATACGTTCTTTAAAGGACGGAACCAGATTTTGCTTTATTGATGAATTGGTAGGTAAGGAAATAGGATTATGGCAGTAATGAAACTAATTAGTAAGGAGGAGCTAGCTGACTTAATACGAGATAGTATTAAACTCAGTTATCTAGAAGCTGGAGGAGTTGATAATTGGACATGGTATGATGAAGCTCTAACTGAGTATAATGAAGACGACCTAGATGATGACACATTAACTAATGAATATAAGGACGCATGAGAACAGTAGCACAGAAGGTATTTCAAGTTGCCTATCGCACGAAGAACCAAGGAGTTGAAGGCTGGATATTAGTTGAAGCCAACGACTTCATAGAAGCCCTAGACGTGTTTAAGAGTCATTTTAAAGACTATGAAGTAACCGAAATTAGAAAATTCCGAGATATTATTAAACCACTTACTAAAACTATCACAGTAGAACTATGAAATTAATCAGACCTTCATTTGAAATTTTAGAACAGAAACCAAGAGCTATTGTTATTCCTGCCGATATGGAAATAGGCCCACGTATGGTAAAAGAAGAACTTCTAAGCTCTGTGTATAGACAAATAGAAATAGCTGGAAGAACCTGTTACAAGTCTGAAGATAAAATTACAGATACATCTGCTAAAGAGTTTGTAGAAAGAATGGTAAAATCCGGCCACGGAGCTATGCTTGAACATGGTACTGTTTACTTGTTGCTGAATATGGCTTCTAGACAACAGTATTTTAAATATTGTAGTAATCCGTACTCTGTAGCTAATAGTACTGGAGAAGCTGAAAAAGGGACTTGGTTAGGATTTGTTACCACCAATTATAGAGTTCTTGTGGAAAACAACTGGCTAGATGATTTGCAATATATCTGTGAGCCTGGAAAAGAACACGAGAAGAGAATTACTGTTAAGTTCGTCTGTGATAGAGGAGTATCACATGAATTTGTGAGACATAGAGTATTTAGTTTTGCCCAAGAATCTACCCGTTATTGTAATTATAGTAAAGATAAGTTTGGCAACGAGCTTACTTTTATTATCCCTTGTTGGGTTGACGGACTAGCTTTGCAGGAGGCTGCTAGTGGTACTGTTATAAACCATGACGATTTTGGAGAGTTAATTGGAGAATATTATTACAGTTTAACAGGTAAAGAAGAACCATATTTTAAACCCTGGGAAATTACTCCAGAGAGTAATTTTGTGGCATCTCTACAAGTATCAGAAAAACTTTATCTAGAATTACTTAATCAGGGATGGAAACCTCAACAGGCTAGAGCAGTTCTTCCTAATAGTCTAAAGACTGAGTTAATTATGACTGGTACTATTGAGCAATGGAAAGGATTCTTTGTATTAAGGGATGCTCCAAGCGCTCACCCACAAGCTAGAGAATTAGCAGAACCTCTCCATGCTGAATTTATTAAAAAAGGTTACGTATGAAAAAAATTAGAACTCCAGATGAAATACAACTGGAAATAACTCACTTAGAATGGAAGTTAAGAGAGTTAAGAGAGGAGCTTCATATATCTGATGCTGTTAACAACCCAAACTATCAAGAATATAAAGGTAAATGGGTCTTCCATGATGCATACGAAAGTGGGTGGTCGTGCGTCTACGTTCTTGGAGTTACCATAAATGACGATGATGTATATTTTTATGGGTATGGGGTAGTATATAACGAACAAACTAAGGAGCTGACTGTTGTTAGTAAGGACTATCCAAAGGATTTCTATATTTACTATCCAGATAATCTTACCATTATAGAAGAAAGCGAAGTAACAGATAAGATATTTGAGATGTTATCAGTAGAGTTTGAAGAGTGTTTCTAAACTATGACTAAACAATTAGTATATTCTAAAGATATAACTATAGATAACTTATTTGTTGGATTAAAGTACATTTCTTTGACAATTTCTGGAAGGATTTACAAGACTTCCAGAAGTTTCTTAGGATGGACACTCAAACCACAATATAGTTATACTCTCAGCGTTCCCTACATTGATAGCCCTTATTTCGATGGAGAGTATGGAACTAATAAAATTCTTAGGTCAAAAGCTGAGAACCTAAGGCAGATAATGTTGGATAAAATTTCTGAATTTAAAGAAGAAAATGACAGCAGGTGAATACTTCGGAGATTGGATGGAAGTAATAGATGGTCCTGAGCTACGTAGAGTAGTAACGTGGATGAGTAAGCTAGACAAATCCATCTTATGTCCTTCATCACAGAATGTATTTAAAGCATTTCAAGCTTGTTCTCTTAAAGATTGTAAGGTTGTCTTCTTAGGTCAAGACCCTTATCCGCAGCAGGGAGTAGCTACTGGAATATTATTCGGAAACTCGAAGGATGCTCCAGAAGAGAAACTATCGCCTTCACTTCAGATAGTCAAAGAAGCTGCAATCAATTATGAAATCCCGCATAATCTCATAGAGTTCGATAATACTTTAGAATCTTGGGCCAAACAAGGTATATTAATGATTAATACTGCTTTTACTTGTGAAGTCGGAAGAGTAGGTTCGCATTATGATATATGGAGGCCATTTACAGCTAAGCTAATTCATAACCTTAGCACCAGAGATGGAGGTATAATATACGTATTGTTTGGTAATCAAGCATCTTCATTTAAGAAATATATTGTGAATAGTCCAAAAATTATTGAGGTCTATCATCCAGCTTATTTTGCTAGACAGAACAAGAAAATGCCATACAGTGTGTTTACTGAGCTTAACCAGGAACTATATAGATTATACGGTTATAAGATTGACTTTTATAAAGAGACTGAATATGGTACTTGCTAAAGAACTTGTAGACAAGTTAAAGAAAATCGAAGACTTTGACATTACTTATGAGTCAAGTGATAAGGATTCCGGAGAAATATATATTGACTACAATAACATAGTTTTTGTCCTAGAACATTATATATACGAGGGCAAGTTCTACCTTTCTGGAGGACTACATACTATAACATACAAAGGGAAAGAGTACTACAGTGATGTCCTTCCCTACTATCTCGACGTAGACTATGATTCTGATACTTATAATGGAGTTGATGAATTAGTAAGTATGATAGAAGATGATATTAAAGGATGTGACTTTAAGAAAAAGCTGCGCAGATTAATTAGTGTAGTCGATTCAATATATGAAGATTTTGACGAAGCTGAAGTAGAATTTATTAAATATTTATTAGAATGAGTTACAATATTTGTTTTACATTAGGAGACCCATCTGGTGATGGACACGCTAATACATCAGAATATCATATAGTAGCTACTCACTCTGTTGAGGAGATTACTAATGCTTATAAGAAAACTACGGAATTGTTGGGATTTGATTTTGTAAAAGAAGTAGGCTCGGAATACGAAGCAGATGGATGGATTCCACAGGAGTATACGAAGAAGCTATTAGAACTTAACATAATAGACGACGAGTATATAACCACTGAGGATCGCCAATATGGTCCTCCTGCTGGATGTTACTGGTTTGACTATGCAGAGGATGAATTTCTTGAAGTATTCTTCAATATAGTAAGATACTCCCTTCCAGACTTTGAATGGACTTCTAGAGATTTGGAAGAAGATACTCTATATCTTCTAGAGGGAGCGGCAGTTACAAAGTCTAAGTAAGTGGATACATGAAAACAAAGCTGATTGGAACGAGAAATGCCTACTAGTATTTGACGAAGTAGATAAGGGTTTCGATTTAAGGTATCAAGTTGGATTGCATAATATGCTTACTAATCTTCCAGTTATGCATGGAGTAAAGATTCTAGCAGTATCTCATACTTTAATTCCAATGCTATTAGAGGATAAGGTATATGCTTTCAAATACAGAATAATGCTCAGTCCGTCTACTTATGTAGCACTAGAGACTGGATATAGTATAAAAATTAATGATTATAATGAGCGAGAAGAAGTTTAAGTACAGCCCTGACCATACGTTTTTTACATCAGACACGCATTTTGGTCATGCAAATATTATAAGGTTTTGTAAACGTCCATTCGAAAATGTCGAGGAAATGAACGAAGCCTTGATAGAAAATTGGAATAAAGTAGTCTCTGACGATGATACGGTCTTCCATTTGGGAGATTTCGCCTTTGGTGGAAGTAATGTATGGAAAGAGATTATCCCTCGTCTAAAAGGTCATATAAACCTCATTATAGGAAATCATGACAGGAAAAATCTTAGACAAGGATATATGTCATTTTTTGACATGGTAGTTCCGCAACTACAAATAGAAATAGAAGATACCTCCATCTATTTGAATCATTATCCATTTCTTTGTTATGGTGGTTCGTATAGAGGAGTGTGGCAGTTGTTTGGTCATGTTCATTCTGGACCAGGAGCGGACGGACTAGACATTTCAAGACTCAGGGTATTACTTCCAACCCAATACGATGTAGGGGTAGATAATAACAATTTTACTCCTATCTCTTATAGAGAAGTCAAGAATAAAATAGAAGCACAGAAAAATGAAAGTCTGGATAGGGCTAAAGCCTAATGATAGGCAGGGAATGGAATTTAATCTGACTCCACTAGAGTTTAGAGACTTATTAAGTAAGCCAGATTGGGTTCCACTCCATTTTTTAGGTTGGAGAACATTTATAACCTCTGTATATTTTAAAATACTTTGACATGGAACAATATAATAAGAAATCGATATCCGACGATTTAAAGATATATGACCACTTGGCTAAAGATTCCGACTTTATAGAAATCACTGAATGGCATAATGGAGAAGGTTGGGATATTGCCATCAACGAAAGAATAATTTCGTTAACCTGGGACAATTAGAAGCTATTAATTATTTAATTAAATCATTGGAATATAGGAGTTAATATGAAATTGTATTATTTATTGCTGCTAGTTATGTTCTTTCTAATGAGCTGTGAAAGAACATCTAATGTATCAGAAGGTCGTCATATAGGTACTTCCGATACCGACTATATATTTGAGTATACTATAGACGGACATGACTATATTAAGAAAGGTTATGGGATGGCTCATTCCGGAACTTGCAAGAAATGTAAGCAAGAACGAGATAGTATTGTCAATGTCTTAATAAAAGAATTAAGTGCTAATTGAAGTATTAATAAGCTATCCAGATCCTATGGATAATTGTCTTCCGCCTCAAATTTATATTAGGGAGTGGAAGACAATGGAAGTTTCCCCGTTTGAATGGTACAAAATACTTTCACGACCTTACGGATATAACTATTATAGATTAGGAAAATATATTAATAAATCTGTTAATAATGAGTTGCGTTGAATTACATCGAGGAACTTTAGTTAAAGTTAACACAAAAGGACTTACAGTAGAGGAATATTGTGAACTTCTTTGTAAGAAACACGGCTATGAAATCGCTTATGAAGGAGATACATATGCTGAAACCTTAAGGGATGTAGATGATACCTACAAGGTATTAAATGGGGAGTTATATAGGTGTGATGATACTCAATATCCAGAAGACACTTCTTACTTGGTTGATGTTAGAAGCAATGGAGATGGAACTTACGAATATATTGCCCAATTCTACAATGGTGGTACTTATTTAGATGAAGTTTTAGAAGATGGAATAAAAAATACTTTAAAATGATTAGGGAGAAAATTGACAACTTAATCAAGCAAGCTATGCTTGATAAAGACCAGCCGAGAACAGAAGTTTTGAGAGCTATTAAGAACGAATTCCTTGTATATCAAACAGCAAAAAATGCTAAGCCTCTAGATGATGCCGCTGAAATTGCTATTTTGAATAAAATGATGAAGCAAAGAAAGGATAGCGCCGAGCAGTATAAACAAGCAGGAAGATTAGACTTGGAATCCAATGAGATATATGAAATCAGTTTCATTAGTACTTTTCTGCCTAGAAAAGCTACAGTGGAAGATATAGAAAATGCTCTCTTTGAAGTAATGCTTGAGAAAGGATGGGCTAGCATTAAATCAGGACCTCAAATTCCAAAAAAGTGTATGGGAGAAGCTATTAAGGCTGCGAAAGAAAAATTAAGCAATGTAGATGGAAAAGAATTATCTGATATTGTAAAAACTTACTTGGAATAATGGACAATATAGCTATCGACTTAGTAGAGAAATATATTCTCAATCATCTAGATAAATCAGACGCAATTCCGGATTTTGAAGTATATACAGTGTGGAAATGTAAAATTTTGCAGAACTGGAAATACTTGCTATCTAGCACACTTCCAGATGGAATGTATTATGAACTTACATATAACGGAGATAAGAAACAGTGGTACTTAGATGCGTACAAGAAATTTGATAATGTATGTTATAATTTAGGATAATATGAGCCATTTTGTAGGATTTGTATTCGGTAGTAATGTTGATGAATTGCTTGAACCATATGATGAAAATATGGTAGTAGATGCATATGTAAGATACACTAAAGACGAAGCTGTAGATGAAGTTAAAAGAAGACACGCCGATAATTACGAATATGCTCTTAAAGTACTAGATAAATATCAAGACCCTAAGTCTGATTGGGAAAAGGAGCAGGTAGAGCGTGCAAATAAAATTATAGAAGGTGGTATTGGAATATCCTATGAGGACGCCTGGGAAGAGGCGAAGAAGTGGGGATATGACATGGATGATAATGAAAATCTACTCTCTACCTATAATCCAGAATCTAAATGGGACTGGTATTCAGAAGGAGGTAGATGGGGAGCTTGGTTGATTCTAAAAGAGAAGGATGAAAATGGAGTACCTCTGACAGCAATCTTTGCTACCAAATCTGAAGTAGACTGGGATCGTATGTTTCCTAATAGAGTCCCATTCTGTTTTGTCACCGAAGATGGTGAGTGGCACGAGTCAGCTTCTATGGGCTGGTGGGGTATGACTTCTGACGACAAAGAAGAAGATGTTTGGAACAAGGAGTTTAAAGAGTATCTAGACAGTGTAGGAGATGATGTTGAAATTTCAGTAATAGACTTTCATATCTAATGTCAGAAAAGAATGATAAATGGACGATGTTCAAGAATTACATTCATAACGAATTGGGCATCACCAAGGATGATATAAGAGCTTGGCTTAAAGAGGCAGTACAGTCTCAAGCCGAGCTTATGTTAAAGAAAACTTTTGACGACTTCGATATGGATACTTTTGTACGTAGACATATCGAAACGCAAATGAGATATTGGACTACAGACTCTGTACGCCATCAGGTAGCTAATTTACTAGCAGACAGATTAGTTATTTTAAGCGAGGATAATGAAAAAATAAATGATTCTAAACATCAGCTTAAGAACTGACATAGTAGCTTGTTATACTGATTGGCTGGTAGACAAATTGTTACATAAGGACTTTATTTATTCCCAGAATCCTAGAACTAAGGTTACTACAGCATACTCCTTAAAGGATGTAGACTGTATAGCCTTCTGTTCTAAGGACTATTCTAAAATATTACCATACATTCAAGAAATCAATTCCAAGTATAAGTGTATATACTATTATACTATTACTCCATATGGAACTGACATAGAGCCAAATGTTCCATCGGTAGATGAAAGTATAAAGACTTTAAAAGAGTTGAGTAAGATAGTAGGCAAAGAAAATGTTTTGTGGAGGTTTGACCCTTTACTTAAGACTAACAAAATATCTTGCGAATGGTTAGTAGATTCTTTCGAGAAAATGGCTAAAGAATTGTCCAAGTATGTAAGTAGATGTATATTTAGTTTTATTACTCCATATTCCCACACATTAGCTAATATGCCAGAAATAATTCCTTTCACTGAAGAGGAAAAGGACTGGATTACTATGAGAATGGGAGTTATTGCTATATCCGAGAATAATCTACATTTACAGATATGTAGATTAGGAAAGGAATATCCTGGGGTATATGTTGAAGGATGTATGAGTCCTAAGATATTTGGGCTTAACATAAAGCCGACTAAAGCTTCTATTACTAGTGGATGTACTTGTAGCGTTCAGACCTACGGAATAGGAGAATACGATACTTGTAAGATGGGATGTAAATATTGTTATGCTACTATAGATCATAATCTGGCTAAAAGAATACCAGAAAATCCTAACTCTGAACTTATTTCTGGAGAAATAACGGAACCAATTAAGTACGTAAATAACAGAGTACAGATAAGTCAAGAACTAAGCCTATTTGATTAAAATGATTACAAGAATTGAAAAGTTTGGAGCATCATGGTGTGGACCATGCAAAGTACTAGACAGGACGTTAGAACAGCTTACTGGAATAGAAATTGTCAAGCATGATGTAGACGAAGAGGAAGAACTTGCGAATGCAAGAGGTATACGAAATGTTCCAGTTTTGATATACTATAACGAGCAAGATGAGGAAGTTAAGAGAACAGTAGGTGCTATTTCTTTAGGCACTATTATATCAATTATAAACGGTAATTAATATGTATAGAGTATTATTGAGCAGAACAGGAGTAGCCTATGCTAAGGAATGTGATGACGAACTCGATGAGTTTGATTTTATAGAGGTCTTAAGAGACTTTGTGGATTCTGGAGACGTAATTATGTTCGTAGATGATTTAGACACTTTGAGAGATTCTATGGAACTTGAATATAAAATCGAAATAGTTGATGGAGACGAATGAAAACATTAGAAGCTATAATGTAGGGAATTCTAATTACAGCAAGCATAAAATACAACCTTGGGATATTTGGAGAGAATATAATTTGAATCCATGGGATGCGGATATTGTAAAGAGGATACTGAGAACTAAGGAAGAACCTGGTAAGTCTAAAGAGGATGCTAGAATAATGGATTACGAGAAGATTATCCATATTTGCAAAGAAAGGATTCGGCAGATTAACGAGGACAAAAAGGAAGAAGGAACTTCCTCTGGATTTGTTATTAGTACTGATGGTACTGCTTGTATATCTAATATATTTAAACCTAGTGCTATCTCTTATAGTTTGAATGAGAAGGAGGCGAATGCATATGCCGAATTTCAAAAACAACATTATGAACTACATAAGGGAATAAAGGCGTGTGGATGTTCAGTAACATTTACACATAGTGGAATAGGTATAGGTAAATCTGTTAAATGTAATGTATGTAAAGAGAGTAAGAACATAACTGATTACAATACTTGGTAAATAATAAAGGGAGAAGCGTAGACAATAAAGTCTATGTTTCTCCCTATTTTTTTATTCTTCTCCAATACCATTTATAGTATCTCTCTTATACATTTTATATGTGTCTTGCAGAGAACGTGGTAATGCTAGAGATTTAGTAATTAATTCACCCATCGTAGTATCTCCGAATAAGAATCCTCCAATATCATGCAAAGTTTTTGCTCCCCATTTCACGGCGGCAGGACTTGTATTATTCATAACATAATCAAATATAGGGAGAGGTCCTTTAAATTCTTCAAAGCTACTCGAACTACCTTTGTATAATAATTCTATAGCAGCATTAGTTAGTACAGCCTAGCCATCTCCAGATTTTTTATGCTCTTTATATGCAGGATTTACCAGTTCTTCAAATAGCCAATATAGAAGTAGTGCTACTAAGGCATCAGATATCAATCTTCTCAAATTTCTCATTTGCATAGGACTACTATGAATGTTTTGCTTTATTCCTTCCCATCCCCTACCATGATATAATTCAGCAACAATATCTTGTAAAGTTCTGAAAACTCCTTGAACTATTAGAGGAATATCAGTCAAATAAGGTACTCCTGTGTCTTCAGTAGTAATGTTGCCATTATCATCTATCCAGAGCTTGTTTCCGTTTTCGTCCTCCTTCTAAACTTTCTAGGTTTCGTAAGAGGATTCCCTCCTCTTGCCTAAGTATACATCATATATACCGTTCATCCAAGTAGAAAATACTCCAAACTATGAACCAATAGCTAAGTTTTCATACATAGCTTTTGTGCTTCGGTTATATGAACCATATATAGTATCCCCTAAGTTTTTGATTTCATCAATCTGATTTTGTGTATATCCGTCTGGAAGATTAGTGTCTAAACTTACAGGTAAGTTAGCATCTGGATTCTCTTCATTAAACTTCATAATCTAACTTAGATACAATGATTTTTGCTTATTATAAGCTTCCATGTTGCTTTTATCATTAGATGCCAGAAGTTTAAATCTTTCGTCCATTCTCCAATTATACACCAGCTTTCCATCTACAATCGAATATGCTTTATGGGAGCCATCATGCTTTAATTTCCCTATAAATAGTACCATTCTATTAAGAAAGTCTGGCTTTCTTAACGTAGCATATGCCCAGTTGCCTGCATTGGTTATACCTCCTCTGTTAGTTTTATAACCCTCCTATTGCTATTCTATATTGATATTAGAAATCAAATATTTACTATTCAACTTATCTAATAAATCAATGCTCATTGCTGAATGTACTCCCTATCTAAGTACAAACTGATATGCCCACATTACATCCTTAGCATCTACGTCAGTTCTATATTTAGTCATAGTTTTGACTACATTAGATAGGAATCCTCCGAACGTATCTCTAATAGCTGCTACAGGATTTGCCGCAATGTAAGCCGTAGAAACCGCTTTTCTTAAGGGTTGCAGTCTTGCGATTATTTTTTTAGAGCTTTCCTCCATAATACTTCTGTTAAAAACAGCAGTCTTTAAATAATCGTCAATGTGCTTGATAGTCTTAGCAAATTTTTCTGGGTTATCTTCTCTAACTCCAGTTAATTTTAACTAAAGAAGAATACCCTTAGCCCTAGTCAGCATCTTATTCATTTCCTCTTCCTAAAGATTTTTATAAGAGTAATCTATAACTAAGTTCTGTAGATTAGTCTCAAAATAGTCCTTACCATACTTTGATAGCAATCTTTGTCTACCTTTAGTAGTCTCAGAGGCTCTAAATCTATTGTATGCTTGCATATTTTCGATATCGGAATTAATCTAAGACTCTTCCTAATCGGTTAAAATATCTTCATACATTTCTTTAAAGAACATAGTAGGATTCTTACAGTATCCTTTAACTCTTCTCTAGAAATCCTCAAAGTATTTACCTAGATTACTCCATCTAGTAGATGATGAAGCCTTTTCTAAAGGCACCCAGAGATACTATGGATTATTCTTAATAAAGGTTAGTATGCCCTTATCATCTTCTGACTTATAGGAAAAGTTATTATCTTTAAATCTCAACTTATTTATTTCAAACAAGGCTTTTTTCAGAAATTTTCTATCGTCAGCATCTAAGTCCGAGGTTGAATCGTATGGATTCTTAAAGAATAATTCTCCATCCTTTTCCTAATATAGATGCTTAAATACTCTAGCCTAATCCCCAATTATAGCATTTCTAGCCTTGCCATATCCCTTTGCTTCGTAATAGTCCAAGCAGGCTAAATTAAAGTCCGAAATCTAAGGCTCTAGTTTATTAGAAATTCCGTGAATTGCGTCCTAAAGTAATTTACTTATAATTCTTACCTATGTGTTAGAAATGTTCTGAGGTCTCACTAACAGGCGCTCTACTTCTGATAAATCATCTTCTGATATTCTTATAATTCCAGAGAGTCTATCTAAAGTTATCGACGCGTTTAGTAATAGTTTACAGCATCCAGTTACTAATTCATTTCTCTCAGGATTAGCTAGAGTAGCTTTTCCAGTTGCATACTTTATAATCGTATCTGGAGACAAGGACATATGCTGTCCTACCAGTATTTTATTTAGTTTCGAAATAAGTTCTTCTAATCTCTGTATCTAAACTTCATTAGTTTCTGCAGAAGATAAGGAATCTATTGTAGTTCCATTTAGCATATGTTGCAAACCGTCAATATCTGAACCAGATATCAATTCTTTTAAAGAGTTGAAATCCGTCTTACCAAGATTTGGGGATTCATGTAGGATATCCCAAAATTCATTTATCAAAAGTTGCACAGGCGAGATATGCTCTACTGTAGCAAAGTTATTACTTATCTTCAATCCTGGGTCTTTCTAATTTAGTACTTCCTAAGCCTTGACGAAATTAGAAACAATTAACTAAATAGGATACTATTGACTTTGTATTCTTCCACCAAGTCCTCCAACTACTGTAAGGTCTCCAAGCTTTATATCGCTTCCCAACTATGGAATTATTTCATTTAATAGAAACATAGTCCTCATAGTTTCTATGTTTCCATAGGTAGCTTTCATTAATTCTCTACCCTAGTTATCTGTTCCCTAAAGGTCATTTAAATGAAATCCTAATATATTCGTTCTTCCCTCGAAGGAATGTATCTAATCTAGGTTTAGACCAGATAGAGTTACTAGATTTATCTATCCAGTTAAGGTATTTTTAAACATAATAATATTGCAATTATCTAAGGTATCATTCTTAACAACTTCCCACAAATAATTGTACTTATCTTTTCCATTAACTTTTACTACAGAATGTTCAAAATATGGACTAAATAGCTAATCTAGGTAATCATTGTCAAATTTAGGAAATCCGAATCGTCTAAATTCTCCAATCTGATTAACTATACCCCTAGCGCTGAGTTTACCATTATCTACGTTTAGAAGCTTGTCTTGATTCTGTTTAATTATATCTACTACTTCCTTATTCTTACTCTTAAGTTCGGAACTCTTTACATTATAGACAACTCCATCTATAGTAAGGTTCCATCCTGTATCAGGCTATTCCCCCTACGTCCAGTATGTCCAATTCTTATCAATAAATTCTTCTATAGTAGAAGTAATTCCATCTGCTTTAATGTCCTTTTTGGGAAACACAGCTTTTAATTGCTGGTTTACCTTGTCAATAGAAGAGTCGTTTATAGTTATTGTTTCAGCATTAGATGTTATAAATCTCTGTGCTAGTTTCATAGATTCTTGCATCACAAATGCACCTCTATTATGACTATAGCATTCTGCTCTATTTACTACTATATCCTTAATATTTTGAAACTAATCATCATATTCTAATGTAACTGGAATAATATTAAATCTAATATCATTAGTATTTATTCCATTGTACTATAATATTCTGGATAATAAGGCAAATTCATTTCTATATTTTTCCTTCTTTGCCTAATCCCAAAATGCTGGAGATTCGTGCGAACTTTTGATATTAAAGACCTCTACTGAACCGTTAGGTTTCACTACAATATAGTCAATATGTCCAGTAATTGTATCGTCTCTTCCTATTAGTTTTGCTGATAGATTTAGATTCTTCATTATAACTGGAGAGGAATCATCACCAAATTCCTTAGATTCTTTACCGTTGCCTAAGTACACCTAGCGAAATATATCGTCGTAAACCTAATCATGTATAGCATCGCTAAGATGTTCAAAAGACGTACCTTTAGTATTATCTTCGGTCTGAGAATAAGAAGTTTCCTTACCTTGCTTAAGAATAATTTTATGTAAATCCCTACCATCTTCTGCTATTCTCTTCCAACTATTTCTTAATATAGAAATATGCTTCTCTATTTCATCCTTTGACAGTCCCTTCTATTCATATAGTGATGCCATTCTATCAATATAGTCTTCTACCTACAGAACTGGCATTATCTATTTTCCTAATTGGTCTATATACAGACCTGAGTCAATAAATGACTGTGTTGTGTATCCAGAAGCATTAACTTCTGCACATCCATTCAATACATCTACTCTATCAGAGAACTCTTTTTTAAATTTTCGTTTCCCTGCTTCCTTTAATTCAGACAACTTATCAACCACTCTAGTCTGACGATTATAATCCTTTGAATAAAGAATATCATAAGCAAGCTATGGACTCTTTTTCAATATTTTTATTAATTCATCGTAAGAGTGGTTGTATTGTCTTTTACCTACTAACGTGTACTTACAATCTTTCATTTACAGTTTTCTAATATTAATCCTTTTTCAATCCCCTTCTCTATAAGATTAGAAATGATACGATTTTTCTACATCTATCCTATCTAAGACGAAACTAAAGCATTTACACTAGACTAAAAGCCTAAGTCTGTGTCTAAATCCAGTTTAATATTTTTTCTAATATTTTGTCTTATGTTTAGGAATTGCTGTCTGAACAAATCTATAGCTTCATTAGTTCTGTCGCTATAATAGAATACATCGCCATTCTCAATCTATCTAGCTAAGTATCTTACGACACCTTCTTCTATTCTATCTATATATGCTAAGTTTTTGTAGAGGTCGTTGACTCTACTCTTAGTCATCTAAGATACTTTCTTATCATAGAAATTCAAAATGTCTTCATAATTTTTAGTTCCATCCTTCATATCCTAAGCCTTAATAGCTCCTAATACTATATGGAATGTTTCATGCAAAAGGTCGTTAACACTAGCATTGCTCTAATTTATGTAAAGCTAGTTATCATAAATAAAGGCTTTGACATCATCTGTACCATTTGGAAATATTCTGTTACCGTTTTGGTCCTACAATTGCGATAGTTGGTTATTATCTGTAATGTTGATTTTAATAGGAGTGTCCTTGAATAAGGTATTCTCTAATGATTCTTTAAGATTGAATAATGTACTAGTTAAACTTTGGGTTGGAGGATTGCCCTACACATCTACTCCAGTAGAATTAATAGTTATTCCAGAATCTGTTAGAGATTTTATGTAGGCAGTATAATTGCCATCGTTGTTTTTAGTACTTCTTTCTATCAAATATTGCTTAACTGGAGCATTATTAATATCAAAAATAATTTTCCTTATAGCCTCATAATCTGCATCCTCCATAGTTCTTCCCTACATGGCATTAATAGAGTAGCCGTTTTCTGTCATTGCATATAAAAATATTCCAATTTTCTCTGGCAAGTCTAGGGAGGAAATATCGATTCCCTTTTGTTTATAAAATGCCTATATTTCTGACGGCTTCTTATTAGTAATAAGGTTATGTTCCTAAGCAAGTAGCTTAGTTTTAGGACCTATGGGATAAGCTATAGAACTAATAGTCTATCCAGGATTTGTTGGAAACTCTAAATGAACATATCTCTTTCCGTCAGAACTTCCTAACATCTGCTTCAATTCTATCTTGGTCTATTTACTAACGTTGGCAGAACGGTTAAAACCTTCAACTGCTAATTTAGCATCTTTGAGAGATCTAAATTTAGGAGGGTCATATAAGTTAGGACTAATAACGCTATTACTAACAATGAAGATATTCTCTCCACTTTCATTAAGATGATTGTATATATAGTAACCCTAATATTGTCCATTATCAACACCATCTTCGTTTACTGGAGTAAAAATGTTCATAGTATCATACCCAAAGTTAAACTCATCCTTTAATACTCTACCTATTCTCCTTAATTTAATCTTATCATCGTTAGTAAGCTTCTTTCCCATATAGCTGTAAACTATCTAGTCTTTATCTTGAGATATATCTAAAGCATATAACTAGCCATCAATCTCCACATTCTAATATCCAGAAAAGAATTGCTAAGCATCTTCTAATGTTGCTATATTATCATCATAACTACTAGATAATTCTAGTTCTCCTAAAGCTCTTCTTTCTTCGTTCTTCCTAGATAGAACATTATCAAATAATTTCTTAACCTGAGGTTTAGTAAGTCTTATGCTCTATGGTACAGATCTACCTACAGATTCAACGTGGTAGTTGGATAGTATTATGTCGTTTTTGAAGTATTTCTATAGTAATTCTTCCATCTCCTCAGAGTTAAGATTTATAAATTGCTATTCGCTGACTTCCTAAGAAAATTGGGGGATATAGGTGGCAAGCCCCTTGTATAACTCAGACTTACCAAACTATTCTCTTTTCCAATGTAATCTCCTTAAATATCGGGCTAGGTCAGACTCTGAGTCTTCATTAATTACCTACTACTTATTAAGTTCTCGGCAGAAATCATTTAGCACAGAACCAGAATCTATAATCTGGTCACCGCTCTTAATAAGCTTATTATAGTCACTACTGTTATTTAGGTAATCTAAAATAAGATGTTTAATTGTAAAAGATTCTGAAGGGGTAGAATCTACCTCTTTAGTAATACGCTCTAAATTCTTTTTGTAATTATTTCTAATAATGTCTAACTTATCCTTATACTTCTCAGATAAGTATTCATCAAGAATTTCATTATCATTTATAACCTATTCGGTTAAATATTTTTTGTGTTCAGTTTCGGCGAAGTTCTATACATCAAATTTGTTTCTAAATACATAGCTTACTACTCCATTCACTACTACTCTTCCCTTTAACATATCCCCGTTGGAGTATGCTTTGTCTACAAGAGTGATTATATAGGGTTTATCAATATCTTTAATTAATTCCGTTTCCTCTGGGTAACGAAGTTTTAAATTCTCGAAAGAACAGTTCCCTATTAGCTGTTTATCCAAGAAGTATTTTTGAGAGTTTTTTACTCTTGTAGATGAAGTCTGCAAGTCGTAAATCAACTACTTTATTTTATGTTCAGGAAGGGTGTCTAGATATTCTACAATATCTTGAAGAGAGTCTAGCTCCTTTTCACTAGACTCTCTATCAATTTTGAAATTATTTTTCCCTCCTATCTCAAGAATTACATCACATTCCATATTAACATAATTTGTAAATAAGCAACCTGTTCTATCTTATATATTGTGCTAACTACAATACTCTATCTTTCATATTAGCTTCTCCGGTTCCAGAGAATATAGAATTTTCTCTAAGTCTCTTATGAAGTTCTGGGAACATTACTAATGAGTTCTGTGAATAGTTATATATTCTTTCATCTATTTCTCCCTAAGTAAGACCCAAGTGGTCTAATTGTAGTGGGGATTCTGGCTTACTCATATCATATTTCCAAGTATAATCAGACCTATCATAGTATCTTTTATAGACATCATAACCGTGAGCTGGATTTAGAACTTTTACGTATGGTTCTGTTCTATAATTCAACGCATATGTAGAATACACAGTTGGAGCCATAGCTATTAAAAAGTCTCTCTTAGTTGGCATGATATACTTAAAATCATCATTGTAATCCTACTCTGACATGAATTTATAGTAATCGTACAAAACGTTACCCTCACGAACCTAGTCTCTAAATATACCAGTCATATACTTACCTCCTAATCTAGTTCCATTGACAGCTAAGTTATAAAGCATTAATATATCTGCAACAGTATGATTTTTGTCGAAGGATTCAGTAGCTAACTCCTGTATACCTATTAGGTATCTATTATAGGTCTACTTGTTTGGAAGACTCTAGTCTATTTCAAATAGGTTAAGAGCTGTTCTCAGCATACTCTTTCCTCTATTAGAACTCTACACAAGCTCTTTAACTAAGAAGTTATCTGGGTAAGTATTTTTAAGCCATTCATAGAAATCATTTTCTACGAAGTTCTTAAGAGAATCTATACCGTTAAGAGAATTTATATACAATTCATCAGACCTTACTAAATTATAATTAGAATCATATACTTTAGTATTATCTACTTTAGATATATCTATAGGCTCATCCTTAGATAAGAAATATGAAGTAATTAATATCTTGTCTGCATAAGATATTATGTTCTTGTAATCTTTATCTGATAATGCACTATAGGACAATTCTCCTAAAGAAATTAACTAGTCTACTATCTTTGATTTATTCGCAAATAAATGTCTCTACTATAATGTATAGTTTAGCAAATCTAGATTCATCTTATAGTGTGGTATTCTATTAACTAAGTCTAGTATATTCCAACTTGATTTAATTAAATTGTAATATGTCGCAGCTAATTCCCTATAAGATACTAAGTCACCTTGTCTGGTATTGTATATAGTTCTAGAGCTTTGAGGTACTATAACCTTTTCATCATTTAAGAACTTGTACAAATCAAAATTTCCGTACAAATCTGTATTCACTGCATCCTATAAGATAGATACTATTTCTACAAGCGATAGTTCTGGATTATTTCCTTGAATATTCTTGATAACCTTTACTAAATCCTTTTCAGTTTTTGTCTTGGTTTGCATCGTAGCAAATATCTCTGGAGCTATAGATTGAAACTCTTCTAAATACTAAAGCAATTCAGCCTTCTTTCCAGAACTACTTGTAGCAGAATCCTCTTCATCAGATAGATTAACAAACTTAGTCTTGTAAGAATCAGAAGGTTTCTTTATTCCCATTCTGCGCTCTCTGGTAGAAACAGTAGCATACATTCTCTTAATAAGTTTAATTAAATCCATATCAGTCTGAGGAATACCTTGATTTAATTTCAGCCATACTGAAGCTAAAGTAGAAGTTTCATTGGCTTCATCAGTAATTCTCTAAAACTCATTCAAGTCTAGTTTAAAATCTAGCATTGAGTAATTGCTATTAGGATGTAATCTATTATAGTCTGCTATCTGGGATTTAATATCGCTAATAATCTAATTAATGTATTCAAATACATAATTAGTGTTCATATTATCAGTCTTAGGAAGTTCATACTGTGATAATGCTTCCATATATTTAGGACTATTTGCAGTTAGTGGTTCAGTTTTAGCCTTAATGAATTTTTGAACAAAATCTTTCAAGGATTTAGACTCTGAATCTTTATATATGTTTCCTAGCTTACTAATTATCCACATATATTCATTATTAGTCCTTCTTGGAGTACGACCTTCCGCCATCATCTCAGACATCATCTCAGCTTCCGCCTCCATAGCTTCAAACTAAGATTCCATAGCTTCTAATCTTTCCTCTGGAGATAGATTATCTTGAGGCTTTACAATTAGTTTAGAGAGGTCTATATCTCCATTTAGTATCTTAATAGCATTAGTTACTGAACTAGATTGATTTTTATATAAATCATTTCTACTATACTTGTCAATTAGCTCTACTACTGGACTTGTCATAAACGCCACAATATCCTTGAGATTGAAGCCCATCATAACAAGATGTAAGTGATATTTAGCTAAGTTGGTTCCAGCGTTAATCTTAGCAAGAATCAATTCCTTAGCATTATCTGTTGCCGCAGAAAGAATCTGAGAAATTAGCTAGTCGACGTACTTATCATCCATATTTATTTGTCCGTCGTAAGTAGAGTAGAACTCCTCTTTAATTTTCTAAGAAAGTTCCGGAGAGGCATTCCATAAATCGGGAATGTGTTTAACCACTACATTCATCAGCTAATCAGTTGCTCTTCCCGATAGTCTACTATAAGAATGATTCATCTTCAAGAAGAATTTATCTTTTTGATTTCCGTTTCTTAATACATTATGATAATAATATGTTAAATTGAACCAGTCCTTTTCACCATTAGCCGCAATACCAATAACATTCTTACCAACCAAGTTTTGATTCTGCATTACATATTTGGTAAGAGGATTCATCATATTTAGCTATTTAGTCTTTGCACCCTTAGGTGATTTATCAGCTTCTTTTTGTAAATCTCTCATTGTGATAGGAGAATATGCCTAATCTCGATTACGTATATTATGAACTACGTTTCTAATATTAGCACTAGCTACATTCTTATATGCCTACTCTCTCTATCTATAACTTACCTTATAATCCTCATGCTTCTAGATTTGTCTAATTAGTCTTCTTTTTTCATCAGCATTAGCTCCAGCAATATAATTATACCTACCGTTGTTATTATCTATTTTATAAATTAGATTAGCAACTTTTCTTAATCTTTCTGGTCCAGATGATGCCAATATACTATTTAGTTCGTTCTCTATAGAGTACTACTCTCCCTCAACAACAATCAATTTATTTCCTCTAGGAAGTGGTAAAGTTTTACTTGCATCTACCATCTATTCAGATGAATAATCAAACAATGGACTCCATCCTATGTACATACCATCATCACTAAATGATTGTCCCATTACGTATGCTTTATCAATATCATAGTCAGAACCTTGCAGATAGGTCTAAATATAGCTTACATAAGCTGTGTTAGAAGTATCAGCAGTCCAACCTACACAAACCATAGGCATAAATGACTGAAGTGACTGGGCTGGAATACGAGAAGAAATAAAGTGTAAGGAGGTTAAGAATGACGAATACTATTTTCTATACTATTGTAGATACTCGTAATATCTATCCCGTATTTGTTTATATTGCTCAGAGAAATTATTTCTTATCAAAGCATTTCTTAATTCTATCATGTGTTGCTAGAATCTAGGAAGCTTTCTAATTTCTTCTGGAGTCATTAATACTCGTTTCTTAGACTCTTCATCATATCTCGTATCGTTACCAAAATCTACTAGACTGTTTGCTATAGTTCTCTGTAGTCCAGGATTTAATTCCACTCCTGTATTTACCTATATATCAATAAACTTATCTTGAGAGTATATATTATTTAATATTGAAGAAATCTAATGGTATGCATCTGAATTAAGAACATCCTAATCGCTACTTTTCTTGTCTAATGCTCTTCTTATATCCTAAATCGGAGCTATTTTATATAAGGTATAGTTAATCAGCTAATGTTCTCCATTAACTAATTCTGCCTTAGTATACTTGTATCTTTTAACATAGTCTATTCTCTGAAGAATATTCTCTACGTTTCCATTCTTATCCTAAACAAGTCTATATCTAGACTTATCAATCTCTTGATTACTCTAATCTAAGACTTTTCCATCTACATACTTCCAAGAAGATTGTATATATTTACCAATCTTTATTCCATCTTGGTGAGTATATATCTCGTTATTATCGTTTATATATTCCTAAGTATAATCGAATGGGTCTTCATAAATGTTTAGAGTTTCAACAAGATTACTGAAAGACACCAAGGTATGTTGACCATTATTCTTTACAAAAGCTAAATTATAGAATCCCGCCGGTATTTTAGGAACTTCAGTTTGTCTTCTGAAGAAGTTTTCTCCTTGGTCCATAATATCAGCAAGAGAAGCATCGCCAGTTTGGAATATATCCTTATACATATTACCTAATACTATCTCAGCTTCTGTATTTTCCAAACTTCCAGGAATAATGTCTATAACCTGTCCGTTCAATTCAAACTTTCCTTGGTCTAATAAGTCAAGAACTGCCTAAATCTCAGTTTGTTTAGGTCTCTCAGATTTCGGTAAATTCCAAGAACCTCTAATAATCGGATGGTCATATATAGTCATAAACTTAGGAGTATTGTCAACTGGGTCTACATACTGCCATCTAATCAAAGAGGGTTTTAGGTTATTAGGCTTAGTGACACATAACTTAAATTGAGTTCCTTCTAGTTCAGTCCTATTCTTGAAATTGTAATATGTTTCCATATCACTTAAATCAATAATCTACCCTGGTTCTCCTGTAGGATTAATTACTTGGACTATATCTGTGGGCATAAACCAAGACTTATCTCGTACCTATTCTGCCTACTACTTGGCATCTAGAAATAGGTTAACAAGTTGTCTATTGTACTCAGTAGTATCCTAAGAAGTAATGTTCATATATGGAATAGCAGAAGTATCTATCTTATCAGCAGATTCTCTTATCAAAGTAGCTAAATCGAAGCTAGCAATTCTTCTTTTACGCTCTCCGTACTTATTAGGGTCTACTCCGTTCTAGGCACACCATGCTTCTAATCCATTTCTCAGTTTTCCCTTGAAATCGTTTCTGGCTCTCTTTAATACGTCCTCAAAAAGATATTTTCTATAGGTTTTCGTTTTAGGGTCAAACATTTGAAAGTATTGGACAACATTATATCCTGGTGCCATAACATAACCAGAACCTGGATGTTTACGCTTAATAGACTTAGAATTGATTACAGAAGTGATGTTAGTAATAAACTAAGTATAGATACTAGGATCACTAAATGGAATCTTTAATCCCATAGATGAGTTATCCTTATTAATCTTAAACTCTTTGTTTATTTCTTGCTTAAGCTTCTCAGTTAAGTCCATATCACTATTACTCTTAGATTGGACTATCAACTTTCCTACTATCTTATAAAGCTAATACTTAGCTTTACTTGGGTCTACTGCGTAATCTTTAAAGTATCTTTGGATATTAGTTAATTCCTATTCTGAAGCCTAGAATGCAGATTCTGCAAGACCATAGTAAATCTCATTTACTGACTTGAAGTCTTTACCATAAGCTGCACAGGCAGCTACTACCTGAGAGAACTCAGTTAATTCAGAATCTACTACATCGTGGTCGGCATTTAGCTAAATGCCCAATCCCTAGATGTTAACCTAGAATGTATTTAAAGGATTATTATCCAACCACGCATCCGAGCTGTTTATGTTTTTTGCTCCGTTCTTTACAGCGGAGTTATTAAATACATATCCAATAAACTTATCTTTGAGAGGCTGGACCACATCTTTAACAGATGTAACCTTAGCATTAACCTTATGACCTACATTAATCACAAAATTAGTTAATACCTAGTTGCTAAATTCGGATGTTACTCCCTTAGCATTAGTACAGTTAATTCCTCCTAATGAAACAAATAATTCATACAAGCTGTCTATTGTATGCAGTCCTTCTGCGTATTCAGTGAAATGTTCTGACTAATCATTAAAGTAGTGATATACTTTATTAGAACCTTTCCCTAATACAGTTTCTACTGTAAAATACCCAGACCCATCTTTTCCGAAATCAGTTATCTGTACTACTTCCCCAAATTGATTCTTATAGAATAATTTTTCTCCTCCTAAAATAGCTTCTCTAAACCATCTAGAGACCTCTTCTTGGTCGTACATAGTTTGTTGAAACTGATTAATATTCTTAGTTAGGTCGATAGTACCATTCCAACGAATATTATGCATCTTCTTAAACATATTGTACTATGCAGAATTAGATTGTAATGACTATAGCATCATAGCATTAGTTTGTCCAAATGCTGCAAATTTAGCTAAGAATGATGTTAGGTCTTCTGTCTAATCATCCCAAATAGGCTTTCTGTTAGTACCTACTCTCTAGTCTCCAAGTGAGTTATTTTCTAGGATAACTTGAATAGGAGACATCTAAGCACTTCCATCCTAAGAATCTATAGAATCAGATTCTCTAAGATTATTTACCGGAGCTGCCATATCGTATACAACAGCAGCATTAACTTTAGTTGCAACTCCATTAATTAATCCCGTAAGTGGATGCTACAATGTAGCAGGAATAATAACGTTACGTTTGAACTAAGTTCCTTGCGCCGTATTAATGATTTCAATGATAGTCTTGTCGTAAATATCCTACATATTTGGATTACCATCTAAGTCATTTATAGCTCTAGCTTTAGAAAACTCCTCTATGAAGCGGTCTAAGGATTCAAACTTTATTTTATTTCCAACAAGTAAATTTTCTAATTCCTTGTTAGCAACATTAAGTTTTATAGGATTATCAGCCTATTTAATATTGCCTATAGCCGAAACAATTCTATTAAATAATGTTCCTTTTGCTTTGTCAGGATGATTGATTTCTGTTCCAGATAAACTAAGTCTTAGATTATTACTAAACAATCCTTCTATATAAAAGAATTTCTATAGGAATGGATTCAATATTCCATCTCTCTCTAGTAAAAGCTCTCCAGTATCTTTATTAATCCATTTATCAGCAAACTCCTTTCTATCTTTAACCTAAAGTATTTTGCTATCTGATAATAGCCTTACTGTCTAAGTAGCATTCTTTTCTTGGAGAGTATTAGAAATCCAAGAATTTAACTCAGAAGTAGAGTCAAATAGTCGGAAGTTTACTCCATATTCTCTAAGATTGTCTAAAAACAATTCCTATTGTTGTCTTAGGAACTTTCTTAGTCTAACTGAGTCATTATATAGTTTTGCATAAAAATCAGTAACCTCGTTAAGGTCACAGAATTTCTTTCTAGACCTGTAATCTTTATCTTTCTCTAGCTCTATCTTATCAAGATTATACTAGTTATACCAATATGCTAAATTAGTTAATTCTGATTCAGTTCTATTTCTTAAGAAAGTTCTAACATTATCTAATCTATTAGACTAAAATATGTCTTCTGCTTTCTTGAATTTCGCTCCCTACTGAGTAGATAAGAAATTTATTAGCTTCTCCATTTTAGCTACTACGTTTGCCTGAATCTAATTGTGTGCAGAGAAGAAGGTATTTTTGTATAAATCAACAAACTCCTAAGAATTGTCTGACATCAGATTCATAATATTATCGCTAAACATTGATAAGGTAGACATATAATTTAGGAAGTTAGTCTTATCAGAATATACTGTAGGCTAGAAGCATATCTTGCCAGTTCTTAAGAAGGAATTATAGAATTTATCCAAGATAGCGTGCTAGAATAGCTCAGAAGAAGACATATCCCTAACCGATTTAACATCACCTATGGGTGTAGTTATTTCACCATCAATTACTGGGTCTATATCTATAGCATCTATATTCTAAACGAATAGTAGAGAAGACGCTGCACCTCCTTGTTGACGTTGTTTATGGAGACGTCTATTTAATTCAGATCCCAATCTCGATATACTATAATTTGATACACTAGCTCCTGCCTTATTGAGAGAGGTTGACCTTACTGACCTACCAGAAGCTTCTACACTACTTCTAGCTAAATCGCTCAGAGCCTTATCTCTAGTTGTAGCTGGTTTAAAGTAAACTCTATTTGCTTGTATATCAAATATATCTGAGGATGGCTTCTTAGATTCTCTATTGAATAAGCTAGTATACTTAGAGTTCTCCATCAAATACTCCTTCATATCCTGATCTCCGGCAAGTTTGATTTGATTATCAATGTCAGCAGTTCTAATTGCTAGCTTAAGAAAATGATTCAGATAATTTTTAGAGAATAAATTATTCTTTGGGTCGTATTTGTATTTATCTTTATACCCCTACAGAGTTTCTAGCCCCTTGTCGGATAAGAAGTTAGTATCCAGATAATAGTCAAACATTTCCAACAGATTGTTAAATACTGTTTCGTATTCGTTTAATAAAGCCTTGTTAGTAAGAACTTTGTTACTAAACTCTCTGATATTAATATCTGCTAAAACATCTAAGATAGGAACTTCTTTACCATTTATAGTAACGGTTGAGTTCTCTAACTCTAGGTTATCCATAGTAGAAAATAAACCCTCTATATTAGAAGCACCTTGATTATATTTAAAACCAAAGGTATACATAGCTCCTTCCTTTCCTGGAAGTTCTACTTTAGAAATAAACTTGCCTGACTAATCAGGAACGGAGGTATAGTTATACTTAGTAAGTCTATCTTCTCCGAGTTTATTTATCTGTCTCATTTTACTCTTGAATGTAATTCTTTCTACAGAGTCAAATAAGTCAGAATCCCAATTGAATTTTTGCTTTACCTAAAAAGCTGCTTTAGAGTATTGTAAATTGCAATCTATATAATTATTATTAACATTTCTATAAATAATAGCACATAAATCTGAAACTGTTTCTAGGAACTTGGTTCCAAATTTCAAGCTATCGTTTACCCTTCCTAATTCTATAGAAATGTTAGAGTTAGGATTGTCTTTATTTAGTACCTCATTATAGAATGAATAGAGAATATTTTTATGTTGTTCTGATAGTAGATTTTCATTTCTCATGAAGTCTATCATTCTACCTCTAGAGTTCTATATGGCCTAAGGCTTAAATAAAATCTCTAATATATCAATAATATTATCTAACACATTAACATTTTGAGTGTTTATGAGGTCTTTTAACACTCCTATAACTGCTTCACTGTTGCTAGTTTCGAAGTTAATATTATTATTTAATATATCTGATAATAAAGACTGCCATGCCTACATAAGAGAGGTCATATCTAAAGTTTGCGGAAGTGGCTAATGTGATTCATTATATTTATAAATGAAAATAGTGTCCAGCATATCTTTTACGTTAGTACTAGTATGAGCTTCACTTCCTTCATTGTTTGCAGTTTCCCATCCAGCCTTCTAATGCGAGTGAGATTCTCTTAATTTGTACTTCTAAGCAGCCTATCTTTGAGGCTCTACATTGTTCAGAAATCCTCGTTCTATCCCTATACTACCTCCTAGTTTCTATGCTAATAAATCATCAAACTGAGTTAAAGTAATATAATCATTTACATAGTTTAATAAGTCATCCTTTGGATTTTCTATTTCTTGGATAATCGGAAGGACTTCATCTTTGAAATCAGCTCCTCTTTCTATCTCCTTTAACAACTTATCTTTAATTTCAAGATAATAGTTAGAGAATCTATTTGCTAGAAATAGTTGAGTTTTGGCTTCCGAATTAGTATAGTTAGTGCTATACTTATTATTAAACCATGTATTGAGTTTAGGATTATTTAGTATAGTCTTAATTAGCTATCTATATAAATATTCCTATTGTACCTTATTCTTCTATAAGATTTTATCTTCTAGTTGTTGATTAAACTTTGTGTTTCTATTCGGGTCTTGTAATACATACTTCCTAAAAGTATCTATGACATAATAGTACTAGCTGGAATTTAACATTCCGTTACTATACATACTAGTAATAGACTGCAAAGTAGAATCATTTGGAAATTGTTCTTTTAGATGACTAAGAATACTCTCAAATTTACTCTCCTTATAATCCACAATTCTTTTATTAACTTCTTCGGAAGTTAACTCATATTTAGTTTTTAGGTAGTTATTATAGATTAACTTTTGTTTTAATTCTCTTCCAAAGCTATCAGTTACTTCCTAAATGAGACCTGTATTAATTGGTCCATATATCTCAAGTAGAGCGTCTTCTACTTTCTGTAATTTTCTCGCTTCCTTATTTTCATCAGTTTCCATTTCCTTTTCAGTCTCAGAAACCTGAGTTGTCACCTCTCCGACACTATTCATGTCGAAGAAAGTTGACAACACAATGTTTCTAAACTTCATGGCTTTCTCTGGTAATCTGTCTAAAGAAGCGTTAGCTAAACCACAAACTATGTTATTAACATCGTCAATGAAATCTCTAGAAGTCTCGTCAAGATTTTCTGAATCAGTCAAGAGTAATCTCTTATCCTCTCCATCCTTAGATTTATATTTAAATTCCAAAGTTTTTATGATTCTGTCTTCTATCCCAGGTCTATTAATTTGACTGTATAATAACTTTAAATCTGAGGCTAATTGCTAATAACTCTTTTTGTCATATTTAACATTACAAGCTGCCATAGTCATTTATTTATTAAAAACAAGTAGTATCTACATATAATAGATAGTCAGATAAACTCCATTTTAAATCTGAATCTTCTAGCTGTTCTATCTTATCGTTAAGAGTATCTTTCATACTTACTAATAGTTCAAGGTAACTTTCGACATTAGAAGAATTTGCTAATGTTTGCACTTCCATATCCTCCTAGAAGGTTTCTTCTAGCTAGTTCAAGAAGTCTGAGTGAGTCATTATATCATTTCCCATTGGGTCTACTACCATAGAATTAAATGACTATCCAGTTAATTCCTCTATAGAATTAGTCTTATTAGGAGTCATAGTAATATACATATCTCCAGTGTCTAAACTTAATTCTCCTGTATTACCATTAACATCAGTATATGTTACTTTTCCACTCTCGTATTTAACATCTTTAATAGTAGATTCTCCAATCTACATATTCACAAGTTCTACTATATTATCTACAGAAGCCCCATTCTTAAAGAAGTTTATAAGCTTTCTGTTGTTCTATATAGTAACGTACTCCGAGTAACTTTGTTCATTATCTTCCTTACCGTTATTCATTACCCAGTTTTGGAATCTCATTCTATCCTCTTCGTCTATTATCTATGAAGAGTAGCCTAATTGCTCCTGTATAGGATTCTCCACTTTAGTTTCCTCTTTCAATTGTCTCTTTCCTCCATCCAATAGCTTAGATAAATTTAGAGCAATACCGCCAGAAATTACATCAACATCAACATCGAAATACACAGGATTAGTTCCGCATCTTAAGAACGCGTAATCTTTTCCATTCTGACCTCTTACGTTAATTTGTTTGTAGTCCTAACTAGTTTCCAAATCTGGGTCTACAAAGATTCCATATTTGAATGGAGCTTCTTCTGTATAAGCATGAGGTTTTTCTATACTCTCTACAGTACCATGGAAAATTAGATTGAACATATTAAATAATGTATTATCATTTCCTCTCTTTTCCAACATACCGTCTTTGAATAAAGACGCAACATCAAAATCAAATTTATCGGTGTTATTTTTGGTATCAATAGTGCTAATGCTGATTAATCCGCTAGCTCTATTGTTAGTCTAATATATTCTAGATTTAGAAGCTATAGCAGAAATAGCTTTAGGGAAGAAGCTAAACATAGACTCTGCAGGGATAGTAGAAGTAGAGATTATATTACCACTTTCATCTGTTTCTCCAATAACTATATTCTTGTTATTAGTATGAATAAGCCCAGATAAGTTTCTTCTCTATTCACTTTTTCCGATATATTCATTAGTTGCATAATTAGAACCGTCAGCCTTAGCTAATCTTGTAGCCATAGGTTTAAATTCCAATCCAGCTCTCTTGAATAATTCAGGAGGCTCGTTAGCAGTTAACTATTCTAGTATAGAAGATAATATGGCATGATATTTATGCGCATATTCTTCTTCGATAGCTAACATATTAGCTTCTCTCTTTCCGTATACACTAGAATTGCTAACATCAAATGACCTTACATACCCTCCGACGTTTTTACTAGTTAAGTCAATTCCTAGCCTAAAAGTAGGTATATCCTTACAATATTCCTAGTTAAACTTTATTAAGTTTTCTAAGTCCGCAGCAGTAACCTTATATCTATTTAAGAGCTGTTCCACCTAAGGACTTTTAGCACTTAGTTTAGTTTCCCAATTCTTTCCAAACAGATTAAAGAGTTCAGATTCTACCTTGCTTATATCTAATACTTTACTACTATCATATCCATTTTCAGACTTCCACTTATCTAGCTAAGATATAAAGTTTTCCAACCCTGCTCTGAAGTTCCACATGGCAGTAAACATTCTTACTCCTAGTGTATCCATTCTCCAAGGTTTCTTAGATTTCTCCCCTTCTCCAGTTAGCTAACTTTGTATTCTATGAGTTATAAGCTCAGTGAAGCTTAGTCCATGATTATTTAAGACTACCATTCTAACTTCTGGAGTATGAGTATCAGGATTTCTCTTCTATTCTATATATCTATCAGGAAGTTCTTCTGGTGTAAGATTTGTATTAGCCGATACAAACACTACAGCCTTGCCGAAGATAGATTCAGAAACTTTTCCTTTCAATATATCTGATTTATTTCCTAATATATATACTGGAGACACCACTTTACGTTTATCAGTATCTAAGAAATTATTATAGTCTGAAATATAGTTACCATCCTAGTCTACTCTATTATTTTCAACAGTAGCTATACTTAAAGTTCCTCCAAGTCGTCTTGGAGTTTTTCTTTTAACTAATCTAGTAGTCTAGTGAGATTCATACATATCCGAAGTAAGTTCTATAGAATGTCCCTCTGGATGTTCTTGTACTATCCTTCTTATAAATTGTTCATACTGTTTTACTGATTCGCTAAGGTTATCTCTAAATCTCTCTGCCTTAATCTTATCAGCACCAGTTATTTTCCCGTTCTTTATTTTCTAATTTATCTTATCCTTAATTGCCTACTATACGTTAGGCTTTCTTAAATTATTAAAATCAGAAAGTAGACATATATCAAATACAGCAGAGAAAGGGTTATCCTAAATAGTCTTACTTAGTCCGTCTAGTCTACAAGTAACAGAAACTATATATGGAGTTCCATCTATGTCTATATAAGTAGGCTTAAGGTCAGTACCTATTCCGAAGTTGTCTGCATCTGTAGCTTTTCTTACCTCTAATTGAAGTTTTCTATTTTTCCAAGCTTCACTAAATCCTAGTAAGGAGGTTAATGCTGGGTCAGTTACATTACCTCCGAATATAACTGAACTTTGTATTTTAGTTATAATATCCTAGTATCTTTGTTTATCTACTCTTTTAGTAATAGGCTCAGTACCATCATATATGGCGTTGATATTTCTTCTCACTGAAGTTCTTTCTCCTGGAAGCCACGCAGGATATACTCTCTAAGAACCATCTGGATCAGTCATTGTCTCACGTAATCCTGTAATAGGTACTACCGTGTTAGCTTCTATTAGAAGGTCAGATAGTTCTGATACTTCTATATCCTATCTTTCTGCAGAGTTCTACTCCACAAAATCCTTATAGACTTCCTATTTAGCATCTTCTAACTATTGTTCAACCTGCTATTCTGTAGCTTCTGGGTTGAACTCAGGAGTTTTCTCTACTACTGGAGATATAACCAATTCCTCTCCTTCTTCTTTAACTTTGGGTTCTTCTTTTACCTAAGGTACTTCTTCCGAAGTTGTCTAAGATAGGTCTAATTTGTCTAGAGCCTTAGCATAATTATTTCTGAATAACTCTACTTGTCCTGCTAAACTAAATCCGGCAGATTTCATATCATCCTAGACATTTGCTCCAATTATCCTTGGAAGCTCTGGGTCTAAAAAGATAGAAGCAGTTTTACCTCTAGACATTAAGGTATAAAATCTCTTCAAGAATGGAATAGATTCCTTAGGATTATTTAAATCGACAGACAAGTCCATATTATCTATTATAACATAGTCAAATTCTTGTCCCTGCATAAATTTCTTTCCAGGAATAATCTTTTCAGTAAGAGGTTCTCCCAAGTTAGTAAATCCTTCAGACTTTAATCTCTAATAAACTGGAGAATTAACGTCTCCTATGAATCCAATACTAGCATCTTTATGATTCGATAATGGCTTGATAATATCTTCTAGTCTAGCTCCTAGTAAGTCTCCATTTATATCATCTTCTTTATTATATACTCTGAGATTTAGCTTTCTAATGAGATTAGGAAGCTTAGCTTCTAAATCATACCAGAGCTGATTATCTCCAGATTCCTAAATATCATTTATAGTATCTAATAATGATGATACCTTGTTATTATTACTTTGTTTCTATATATTAGCAGTTCTTAAAGATTCCTATAACTTAGAAGTTCTAGTAGCAAAAATATCAGTAGGTGCAAGATTTCCAACCTATCCATTCTAATAACCAGATTGATTAGAGTCACTAGCTAGGAATACTGTTCCTCCAACTCTATCAGCGTACTCATCAAGTAAAGCTATCTATAAGGTATTCATATGAGCAGCCTCATCTACAAACACTAAAGGAGCTTTTATATCAGGATTAAACTTTATTTTGTCGGGCTTTAAATCAATTTTCACCCCAGAGAATCCAGGTTTTTTATACCGTTTCATAATAAAGTAGTCGGTCTCTACAGAGTGGTTAGGATTCTCAGACTTATTTATTTCTGACGTAGCTTTCTCAAAGGCTTCGTTTATTTTGTCCCAGTTAGGAAGTATCTTATCAAAGATATTAGAATCTCCTTCAATAGTATAAGAAGTTCCTTCATTCAGAGAGTTCTGTAATTTAACAGCCTAAGAAGTAGTAGGACCAATCACTAATGCATCCTATTCATAGAATCTTTGCCTTATGTTTTTTAGTACCACCTCCGTTTTACCGGCACCTGCTACTCCATTAATATATACAACGTTAGGAGTTATGGTTCTGTCGGGATTAACTAAGCTAGCTAACGCTTTAAATCCTGCTTTATAAGCCCTAGTATGTGCAGCTTCTCCTAGTCTGGAAATGTTTTGCTATACAGTAAGTGGAGCTATATCTTCATTATCTTTAACAGAATTCTAAACAGATCTATAATAGTTAGAAGGATTATCAGATAATACAGATAGTATATATAAAGCCTAATCATACTTAGTAAATCCAGACAAAGATTCATTTAATTTACTCGTTGATTGCTTTTCTAAGTCTGTATAATTTCCTAAATATTTCTTCCAAAAGTCTGAGTTCTGGAAAAATTGCTCTGGAGTCCAACCAGTATCCTTTAATATCTTGCTAAAGTTATTATGAAGAGTTTGTTCAAAACTAAATAGCTGGCTTAACTAATTTTCAGGGTCATTATCAAATGGAGGGAGCGCATCTATACCCTCAGTTAAATCGTATTGTTTATCTCCTACAGTAAATTGAAATGAAAGACCTTTTCCTATGTCATATCGTAGATTATTCACAATACTCTCAGTATCAACCAACCTTCTAAGTTTGTTCATACTGTTATTTTCAGAGATTCGTTTCCATAACTCTATTTCAGTATTAAGATTATTAACTTCATCCTATAATACCTAAGCATACTCCTAACTTATCTCTGGAAGAGGTTCCCATTCCCTAGTCAATTCTGCTCTATGGGAATTTGCAAATTCGTTTATCTATTTATTCTGTCCAAAATAATTAACCCCAGTTGGAGAAGTGGAGGCAGAATAAATATATGCTTGAAGTAATTCCAAAGCCTTTTGCGCATTCTTTAACTATTTAGCCTAGGTATCATTTAACTCAAATGCATCTACCTTGTCAGCTGACACATAATCCTTATATACCTAATCTAGTATATAATTCATGTTAAATATTTCTTCCTGACTATCAGACATTTCTTTTGTTATAGAAGATAAGATAGTTTCTAAAGGACTATGAGAATTGACTTTCAGTTTATTATAGAAGGAATAGACTGGATTTTTCTATATCCTACTAGCTAGAGTATTAGTATATCTAGTCAGGGTAGCTATCTACCTCTTTACTACTTCTCCAGAAGTTTCTCTTGGATCACTAGCGTCATTAGTAAGTAATTTAAGTTTAGAATCTCTTCCAAATTTTATAGGAGTTGCCTACAATGCCGCACTCAATACTTCTGGTAGAGCAGAAGATTTTGCAGCAAAGTACTAATAGATTGCAGATTCTGGATCACTAAGACCTTTAGTTAAATCGTCTATAGTTAATATATCACCTACAGCCTGTCCCTCCTTTAACGCAAATTCCTATCCAGCATAACCGCTAAAATTATTTAAAATATCTTTAATTGTCTGAGATTTAGTTTTAAATTCTAATGGAATAATATTATACAGTTCTAGCTTAGCTGCTTCGGTTCCAGCATTATCATATTTTTCTTTGGCACTTAGTATATTATTTACCAAGTCCTCTTTATTTTCTAGATTAGTAGCATTAATTTTATTAACTATTTCCTTTATAGATTTGGAAGAAACAGCAGAATCTACAGACATTAAAGTTTGTAGACTCGGAATAGTATCACTCAACAAAGTAACTAAACTATTTGCCTACTCTTTGACTAGAGAATAATGCTTATCTTGTAGTCTCTCTTGTATGTCATCAATGTTAGATAGGTCCTCTTTTAAATCCTGTAATATTGTTCTATAAGGAGAGGAATCAAATTTACGGCCCTAATCAATAAATGGATACTACATCTCTCTTCTAATAATATCCTTAAGTCTATAGCGAATATTCTACATTATAGTTCTGTTAGTAGAGCTATCTATAGAATAATTGATAGGTCTAAGTATATCGTCGAATTGTTGTATATAATCAGCTAGTATCTAATTATTTAAATCAAATACTCTTTGTTGCCTCTAGTAATATTTCTAAACCTCGTCTGGAGTAGTTGTATTATTTCTAGCGTTATACTCTTCTTCAGATTCTTCTATTCCATTCTAGTCCATAAGTCTAGAATCCATAGTGTAGAAGGGCTTAGCGTTTAAGTATTTGTCTAGAGATAAATCCTCCTTGTCATAAAGCTATTTTAAAGAGTTAAGTATTCCTTTATACTAGTTAGCATAATCCTACTAAGCTAGCATCTGAGGAGATACTGCCTTCTCTAAAGCCTTATATGCTAAGAATGCTTTGTCTAAGTCTTTAAGCATAACATCCTTAACATGGTCATTCCACTAATCGTTTAATTCCATCTATTCCTTAATGGTGAACTCCTTATTGGGGTCTATCTTATTAAGTAACCACTAAGTCCTATTTAATCCAAGAAATGCTGAGTTAAGAACAGGGTCTAACGCAAAATTTAACTTTCTAGTATAATCTAACGAGGTATCTCCTGATAAAAAGTCATTTATTCTCTTCTAGGCATTATCTACAGCATTCTAGAAATTCTGTAGGTTTGTAACCTTAGCCTACTTCTCTGCATCCGTAGGAGAGTCAGTTATTCTACCTTCTAGGGTTCCATCAGCCGTGTCAGCCGCTTTATTGTATGCTTCCTTAGCTTGTAATAACTAGTTCTGAAGTTTAGAAAACTCCTAATAGTATCCAGTTACATGAGAAGCATTTTTGTATCCCTAATATCTAGCTTCCTATAAAACCATTTTGTCAAATAGCTAGTCCTAGTTAAGCTTAGTTCCACTTCCTACTATAGCAGCTTCCAGAGAATTAATTTTTTCTAGAACTCTGTTACCTACCTATTGGTTTTGAGATTCTTCACTTTTATCAGTGCTCAACCATGTTATGTTTCCAGCTTCATCCTAAGAATACTGTAATCCAGAAATCTTAGTATTTCCTGCGCGACCTTTAGACACATAACTCTTAACAAGATTTCTTAATTCCTAAGCTCTGCCATCATTAATAAGAGCCACTAAATCTTTGTCTCTAGTTTTATTGAAGCCCTTGTACTTCTCAACTCCGTAAAACACACCTCCACCGATAGCACCTCCAATAAGAGACATAGAGTATCTTTCAAGCATATTCTCAAATGCTCCAGTATCTTTAACGCTCTTATCATATAGACCTAAGTCTCCAAGTAGAGAATAGGTAGCCTTAGTAAGGTCAGTTACTAATTCCTCACTAACTTCTTCAAGACCCTCTCCAAGAGCTTTACCAACTCCTCCCAAATTGTGGTCTTTTAAATTTTCAACGAATGTCTCAGCAGCTCGCTTTCCAAATGTAGCACCTTTTCTAAACCAATTACCTGGACTTTCTTTAGTTCCAGCTTTATATATTTCATCAAAAGCTTCTTTAAGCTCTTTCTTAACAGCCTAACGTCCTTGTTTAATAGATTCTGCCGTAAGGTCATCATAGAACACTTCTCCTAAGTGTGCGAATCTGTCTACACTAAACATAGCCGCAGTACTTCCTAAAGCTACCCAAGCAGCTTCTTTTTTAGTAGCACCTCTTTCAAGCATATCTGCATAAACATCAGTATTAGAGATTAAAGCCATATATGCTAGCGCTAAATCAGCTCCAAGCCTCTATTTCTTTTTCATTGTTTCCAATACTGGGTCGTAATACTTTTTCATGCATAGCTATCCTAGAGTAGACTATTTCCATAGTTCATCAGTAGGAGCCTCTAAACCTTTTAAACTTCCTCCTACTTTAGACTTGTAAAATTGGAATGCCTAATCTTCAGCTTTCTTCAGAGCTTTCTTATCTCCGAACCAATTTACAGCTTTAGCTATCTATTTCTGCTATCCCCATTGTAGTGCACTATCAGAAATTAAATTTGCTAAATTCTCAAAAGAAAATGTGTGCTCTTTACTCCACGTAGAGGTAGAAGTAGATAATGTCTCTCCTTTTGCAGCCAGCTTGTTCATCCATCCTGGAGTTTCGTGGTCTCCAGACCCAAATAGGTTAGTTGCAACGCTATAAAGCATAGGAAGAGTCTTAGTAAGTTCTTTAGCAACTATAGCTTTATAATAGTAAGGGGCTGCTGGAGTAAACATAGGCGCTATTAATGCGATATTTTTAGCAATTACTCCAGTCGCACTTTTTTCCAAATCGTCAGAATCCATGAAGTCTATTTTGTTAAGAGCTGAATCTTCTTTAGTTAGAATATCAGCTGCGGACAAAACAGTTTTGCCTATTGGAGAACGACCATTTAGTTTCTCGTAATAATAGGTTCCTTCCGGATTTAATTTATATTCACCCTTTTTATGTTTATTTCCTTGCTCATCTACTTCATCCTTTTCGTATTGAGCAAGTACCAAAGGTTCTGAGAATAGGTTCTTTATCCACTTTGCTGGACTACTAAATAAAGCATAATCCTCTGGAGTAGAATCTTCAAACTTTCCTGTCTCTGGATTGAATATTCTCTAAGATTGAGCTATTTCCTATTCAGACTTAGTTCTTTTACTTGTAGTTCTCCAACCTTCTACACCAATCTAAACTCTATCAGGGTTATAGTTTGGTCCTAATGTAAAGTTATTTTCTTTGACCTTAGCATTAGCTCTATTGCTAGCAGTATCAAAGGCATCTAATTCTATTCCAGTTGGAAATTCCTTATTCTAAAAATCTCTCCATCTGGATGCTTGCATTTCATAAAATCTGTCAAACTTTTCTTTAGAGAATTGTCCATTAGCATCCTTAAATGCTGAATTATCCTTAATAAAGTTTGATTTTAAATACTAATCCTTGCTTAGAAATTGAGTATTTTTAGTATTTAAACCTCCAATTGAAACTAAATCATCTATATCTAAGGTAGGATTACTTAAGCTTGATAATATCCAATCGTTTTCAAACATACTTAATTATTTAATAGTAATGAAGGGTCGGCTTTCTAGAAAGTCACGTCTCTTCTTTGGTATTCTTTCTCTAATATCTGTCCAGTAGTTGTATCAATATTTTGATTTCCTCCCAAAGCTGCTGCCATCTTATTCATATTTAATGGGATGTATATATTTCCCTTAAAGATGTGGTCATAACCATTCATAAATTTTGGCATTAACCATTCTGTCCAATCATATTTATCAATATCTGGATATTGTGTTTTATCTCCAGTGCCAACTGCTAAGCTAGTCTTCAATTGCTAAACCAATTCTGGAGACTATTTAACTTCAGTAAGGAATTTATTTTTCTTATCAATCTCTACCATTCCGTCTGTAGTCATACCAGAAGCTACTATAAATGGAGCAAATTTAGACTAGTCTAATTCACCAGTAGGTGTAATTAAAGAGTTTAAGTTAGGATACTTTTCAGTATCACCAAAAATCTTTAATATGTCTTCATTAGTCTGGGAACTAAGTAGAAATTCTGCCTATGCTTTTGAATACTCCTCTAATAAAGAAAAATTAGGAGAACCATCAGAGCGCACAGGAAGATTAACTCTAAGCAATCCCTTGCCATCGTAAGTTATATTTAATAGAGAGTCTAAATCTACTTTCTAGTCTCCAAAATACACTCCACTATCTGCATTAATGATAGAGCGTAAACCTGAATCATTAAGAAGATTTTCCATAGAAGTTCTGCCTATATGGTTTCCTTTAGTATCTTTGACTTGTTCGTATGCAGTCCCTTGTACAGTCATTCTGATTCCAGACTTATTATCTAGCTAGTAAATAGTATCATGTCCTCCATGACTAGCCTATATCATAGTAACTAGGTCTGCGTCTAAATTGTCCCCAGTTCCTCCTTTTCCCTTAGAGCCAGAAGTCGGTTCATCAAGGTCTAGTGAAAAGTCAGCAGTTGAACTTAGTTTCGAATTAATTAGTGTTTGCACCAGTTCTACAGCTTCTGCATCAGTTCCATTTCTTGTCTTAGTTTTCAATAATGTTTTGGCATTTGCTGGTAAAGTTGTATATATATAATTAAGAGCTGCCTATGCTTGCATAGCCTAACTCTTAGTTAAGAGTTTTCCTTTATACAAATTGTCTACAGTAGCAGTATAATTTCCAGACTATTGCTGAGCATTCATAAACTCTTGTAGACCGTTAATTAGTTGAGACGCCTATGTTCTAACAAATCCTTCATTAGATTCTGAAGTAGTTCCAAGGTTTCCTATACTATCCTGAATCATTTTGGTTACTGATTCTATACCTATACCATTTTTTACTACTTTAAGCAATTCGTTATTATTAGCTAACTAAGGAGATTGCGCTCTATAATAGAGCAGTTCTGAGTTAGTTAATGGCTAATAGTCAGGATTTTCCTTTAACTATTCTAAAGATAATAATTGAAAATCTCCTTCATTATTCATACAGAATAGCTGTCCTCTATCTGTTACAGCATATTCATTAATGCCTCCATTTTTGTTCACTGTAGAGAAGGCGTCACCATATTCTTTTCTATTGAAATTAGCTATTTTCATCTAATTCAGTGCCTAGAGGTATCTTGACGCAATATTGGAAGTACTTGGGAATGGACTATATCGTTGGTCTATATAGAAGTTCTATAGAGTCTAAGTAAGTACAGCCATATCGCTTGGAAGTCCATCTAATTTTTCTAACATCTTTAGCAAATCCTTGTCAGTTAAGTCGGCACTCTCTTGATTATTATCGCTAGGAGCTACAGAAGCTCCAGCGGTTGCCCCACCAGTAACCGTTACTGGTTGATAAGAAACAAGAGGGGGAAGGGCATTCCCCCCTTGCTATAGTTTCAGTATCATTTTATCATTGAAGCTTTTATAAGTCCATATAAACTTTTAGATAATCTATCTAGAGTTTTTTCGTTTCTGTCAATACAATCCTTGATTTGTTTCTAAAATCTCTCAGCATCTGCAGTTTTAGCTTCTATTCCTGCAACAGCTATTTTAGAACCATTCTTGGCCGAAATGACTCCTCCTTTCTTTACAAATGAGATAGAGTCAGACCATCTTGTATTAGGAATATTATAATGCTGTCTTAGCTAATCAGTTTCTACTCTAGAAACCTTCTAAGCTGCTAGCCTATAAGAGTTAAACTCCTAAGTAGATAAGCTAGAAGGATTAGTTCCAGATAGTACTTTGTTCCATACTGTAAGCTCTTCAGGAGTTAAATTAGCACCATAATCGTTAGGAGCATAATTAACTGCATTATGAATATCTGACCTTGCAAACTTATCAGCTAATGCTTTATTTTCCCGTTGCTTAGTTCTAGCATCATATTCCAACTACTATCCAAAGGTATCCCAGATATTAAACTTTTTAGATAGGTAAGCCTATTCAAATTTACTCTTATCTTGGTCAGCTCCCCACTACTATGCTCTATTAAACATAGCCGTTTCATGTCGGTTAGCAGCATTTTCTTTTTCTTGTTGCCAAGCTAATTCATCATATTGTCGCTAAGTCTGATTACTCTTTTCTTTTCCGGCTGTTCTAGCTTCTTGTCCCTAAACTTCCGCTTGTAATTGTGTAGCAGTCTACAGACTTCCATCAGAAGTAATAGGTCTACTAGCCAACCTTCTAAGATTAGCGTAATTTCTCTCTCCCTACATTTCTGCATCTAGATCACTTCTAGTATAACGATGTACCTAGAATGGATCTTTTAGCAGCGGAGTTACTGATGCTTTAGCTAAGTCTGTCATTCTTCTATTCATTCTGTCGGTATATACTGCCCTAGGAAGCCCGTATGCAATAGTAGGATTAATATTTCTTAAAAAAGAAAACATCTCTCTCGTATCGCCTTCTTTTTTAGGTTGTTCAGGCCCAATGACAGTTGTAGTACTTGCAGGTTTGGTGGGTTCTGTAGGCTATTCCGGAGCAACAGGTTCATTCCATATAGCAATATCGCCATTTGCCTTTTTGTATACATATCCTACATTTCCTCCTCCTAAATCTATCTTATGTACTCTAGCTTTCTTTTCTTCGTCAGATAGTGCGTCAAACTCCTTTTCGTATCTATCCATTCTTCTTAGCCATGTAGATGAACCGACTACATCATCGAGTTTAGGATCATATCCTATGTTCCAAACATCATTAGAATTATTACTTCTGTTTCCAAACATATTTCTAAACAACCTATTGTGTTCGGAAGCACCTGCCTATCTGTAGGCTCTTTCCTAATCCCAATATCCTCTAATTTTTGCAGCATTGGCATTATATCCATTTACATAGTCTTCAAGAGATTTTCCCTAAAATGCGGAATTGTAATAGGACTATAAATCTTGTCCCACTAGATTAGACTATGATGTATACATCAGGTTTTTATAGAACGGAATTGACAAATCTCCTGCATTCCCATGGGACGTATTCTAATTAGTTATACTTACTCCTGCCTTAGAAGCATCTTTAGAAGAGTCCCAGCCTGTCAGACTTTTCTAGTTATACAGATTGGTAAACCAATTATTATTTAATGCATATTGAGTTGCTTTTCTAGCGGTTTCTGTTATCCCTCCGCCATCGAACTTTCTCACTCTATCGAGAATACCACCTTCCTCTCTCTTAACAGTTCTTCTATCGTCTCTAGAAGTTTTCTTATTAGACTACTTATGAGGTAAAGGTCTATTTCTTAATGCATCTTGCATAGCATAATACCCTTCTCCAAATAACTAGTTATAAGTATTTTGTTTGTTTCTTCTAGCTGCTCCAGTAAGAGGTTTTTTATACTATGGAACTCCATACATATTAAAGTATTGTCTAACATTTCTGTAAGCTTCCTAAGCCTATAGTCTTGCTGTTCTTTCTGGATTGCTTTCTATAGCTCTCTAGATTCGAGTGTCTCCAATATCTCGTCCTAAGCGCTCTCTCTATGCTCGTTCAAGACCTTCTCTTATTCTCTAGCTATTAAATGGAGTAGTCTAAGGTTTAGGAATCTCTATCTACTACCTTGGTATTATAGCTGGAGGATTAGTTATCGGCGGTCTAGATGGGTTAACAGTGGGAATAGCTTTAGATAACCCCATTATAAACCTAGCTTCTTTAGCATCTGGAGACACTATAGACCCCTATCCAGTAGGAACTGCTAATCTTTGCTATCTAGTAGCCTCCGCGAGTTCGTCTTTAGCTCTTTTTATATCATCCTCAACTGAGTTAAACTTTCCGTCTTTCTTATCCTATTTATATCTAGCCAATCTAGCCTAGAATGAATTATCCTCAGCACTACCTGCTCTATTAGAACGTCTCTAATTTAGGGCCTCTATTTCTTGCTAAGTAAGTTTTCCTTTTCCTGATTTAACTCTCTGTCTATTGATAGTAGCTATTTCCTAAGGAGTTAACTTACCTGTCTGAGAACTTAGATTTCTTAGTCTGTCGAAATTACTAGCAGTTGTCTATTGAGAAGGTTTCTTCTTACTGTTACCCTCTTTTTTCTACATTCCTCTAAATAGTCTAGCATCCCAGCTAGTATCTTCAGGAAGGAATGTAGATTCTGTTCTAGTTGAAAATTCTGGATTATCAGAGTGTAGTCTAGATTTCCAAGGTTGTTTCCAATTAAATTCTCTTCCCTTAAATTCTCTCTATAATTTCTGACCTCCAGTTAATTCTGAGAACAGTTTATTCTATGCTTTTAATCCTTTAGTTTCTCTTAATTTATCTAAATCTTCCTTAGAAATAGTTGCCATTCTACCTGTAGATGTTTTCACATCTGCAACGTCTCTTTGAGTAGTTGCTCTACTAACAGCACGCTTTCCACCCTTATACCTAGCTTCACCACTTATTGCCTATAAACCAATTGCTAAATTCCTCCAATCATCCGCAGACATATCGGAAGGATTAGACATTAATTTGTTAAAAGCATCAGCGGAGTGCACCATTCCGTAAGCCTACAAAGTTTTCATAGCGAATTTGGAAACTGGTTTTAATACTCTGACGATTTTGGCAGCTTTTCCTGTGGCTCCCATACCAGGAATTAAACCAACTACGTCCATTAAACCATAGAGAGCATCTCCGGCAACATCCCATCCAGACCTACTTTCATCTACGATGTCAGCCCCTATATTAGTTAGGGTACTTCCAATTCCAAGAACTCCAGATGCTACAGTTCCATACCCAGGAATAAAAGCTGCTGCCGCTGAAATAGCATCTGCTGCAGCAGTTCCAAGTCTTACCTTATCTATAGTAGAAAATCCTTCCTCCATAGGTCTTCTCTCTGCAGCTTCTACCTATTCTCTAGTCTTTCCGGTTTCTTCTACCTTCTAGTCTATACGTTGCTATTTTTCAGCTTCTTTCTAAGCCTTCTTCTGATATTCTTCTGTATATTTTAGGAGTCCTCCAAGCTAATGTTTTTGTACATCCTTATTTCGTCTATCATATTCCGCGTATGCCATCTTCTTCTTAAGCTCTTCATTGAGAAGCATAGATTGTTCCTCATAATGTCTTGTAATTGGGTTGTATGCAATATATGACCAATTATCATAATTTTCAGAGCCAGGAACTATATAGTAGCCTGTGTTTCCTATCTTATCAGTTAGCAGATTGCTTTGAGCAGCCCAATCTAAATTGTTAGCAATGTGAGCTGCAGTAACGTCTTTCTATCCCTATAGTATATGCTCTTTCCCCCTTATTGCCGCAGCTAGTTGTGGGAAATTTATATATTCTTTAACTGCAGACTATAGCGCTTCCGTATTACTTCTGTCTACGCCATATTTTGTAGCAGCTCTATCATACATAGCATTAGGGTTATATGATAAAGCAATTGCCTAACTCTTTATTGTACTATTGAATGGATTCTATTTCTAGTAATCTGCAAAGAAAGCATCTCTTTGTCGATTATACTAATCCTACTTTTCCTCTTCAATGACAGCTCTAAGTTCATCATCCCTTCTTCTCTAAGCTAATTCCCGAGCTGATTGTTCAGCCTATCTCTCTAATTCTGATTGTTTAGCTTGAGGTTCTTCCGCACCAGTAGAGAAAAATTTGCTAAGAAATTCATTTCCAATTCCAGCCTGGTTTAAGGCTATAACATCTTCGGAATTATATCCATTACCCAGATTTTCTGCAGCAGCACGTAATCTAGATACATAAGTATTCCTGTCTTTGAATGGAGTAGAAGAAAAATCGTAATCTCCTATATTATTAATATAGTTCTCTATCTGCTCCTTCAAATAGGCAGCTCTATTTGTTGTGCCTCTCTTACCAGTAGCTTCGTCAACTGCATCCTTTTCAAGATAAGGATCTAAATTTAAATTCCCTCCTGCAGGGTTATTTATTCTTGTCCAATCAGCTAGAAATCCATGCTTAGATAAATCAAACGCATTAGAGGTCTACTCCTTAGTAGGCTATTTACTTCTTAGTGCGTTACCAATAGCATTAAAATATGTAGCAACTTCTCTATTAGCAGAGAATGTGTTATAATTTTTCTGTTTTCTCTTTTTTAATGCATTAAAATCGTCAGTAGTGATTCTATTTCCTTTATCATCATAGTAATATTCTGAACCAACTAGGTCTATATCATCATTGTCAGTATTACTTAACGCCCCTGTGGAATCAATAATTGAACCAAAGTCGTCAGTAGTAAATCTGTTAGTATTGTTTGCAAGCTAATCTTGCAAGCCTGTTAAGTATCTATTATAGGCATTCATGAACTCCTGCTTCTATCCGTCATTCCAGTTTTTAGAATTGAGGTATGACTATACATTAGTTCCTAAGTTATGGATATAATTAGTTAAATCAATATCACTTTGCCCAAATTTATACTTAACTCTTTCCTTTGGTTTCTAAGTTTCTGTATTATTTGCCATAACTTATATATTAAAAAAGAAGGGGCACACCTAATTCAATTTTAGATATACCCCTACGTGTTAAATTTGTCAAGCGTTTATACGTCTCACTAAACGACCACCTCTGCGGTAAACAGGTTCCCCTTCTGCTGGAGCTGGGGCAGCTTCCTGTGGGGCAGCTTCTTGTGGACTACCTCCACCTCCCAATGCTTTGATTAACATTTGGCATACTTGCATAGCCATTTCACAATCTTGTCCTTGAACAGCTTGCTGTGCTCCTTGAAGTAACATAGCTGTTGGGTCTTCACCACCTTGAGGCGCTGGAGCAGGTGCTCCTGCAGGCATCGGTCCTCCTGCCTAAAACTTATTTCCTAACTTCATAAATTAAAAATTTAAAATGTAATTAATGCACTAATTATCTATCTATCTTATGTACTTCAATACTACATATTAAGATCTTCATAACCAAGAATTTTTGATACGATGTGTATATTGTTAATTTTCGTCGTTAGAATTTTTGTCTTTTCCTTCTGGAACTTCCACATATTCTGGCGGACGAGTATTTTGACCCTTTAATACCTTAAATATATATTTGCCCAAAGATTTGCAATATTTATCATAATCTTTGTCTTTATTTTCGTAAGCCTTTTTAGCTTTCTTAATGAGAGTTCTTGTTTCTTTTCTACTTACGATTCTTTCGCCTCCCTAGAGATACATCTAAGTAGTACCATCTGGAGCAAGCACCTTCATAACATATCTATCATAATCTTCAGAGTCGTCTATTTCAAAATCATCTCCTTCTACAATACCAGAATCCTAATTAACTTCTAGAATATACTTAGCGTTCATGAACGGAACTAAGGTTTCATCTTCTGGCTAAGCCTTATATACTAAGACTACTTCATCATTATCGTTAATGGCTATCTAGTCTAAAGGTATTTTAGTATCTTTCATCCACATTTCTCTAGTATCTTCATCCTCCCATACAAATAGCATACCTTCATCGGGAGGAAGATTTTCTACTCCCATTAGACCTTTCTTTCTATCTTCTTCTGTCTTGGCAACTTGACAATTATATGTCTTATCACCTACATTTACCTTTACTCTATCCATTATTTATATTTAGAATTATAAACTGAATCTAGAGAACTTACGTAAGAAGCTCTTCTAGTGGCTTCTTCTATTCCTCCTTTAGGTCTTACATAGCCGAGACTAAAAGCTCTTGCCTTACTGGATGCTGGAGTCCTTGCATTGATAAATACCTTTCTAGCACCTTCGGCATTTTTGTATCCAGACCCCGTTCCTCCATGATGCCATAATCCTTCTCCAGTTTTTTGTTCGTTCTTAACAGTGTTAACTATATATTCTGCTTGTCGCTGAAGTTCTGGGTCTATTCCCTTTTGTACTGGTCCTCTCATCTTATATGATTTCATATGGTTATATCTGTCGGTACCAAATCCCCACTAGACTAACCCTCTTCCTGGCCCTCCTCTAAGCTACTTTTTGTGAGGGTCTGCCCCGCTTTCAGGAAGAATAGAAGATAATATACTCAAAGAAGTATTATAACCTAAGTTCTTAGAGAAGTAGTTATGTAGCCAATTAGAATTTTCCCAATTAACCGGAAATTTACTAGATAAATTCTATCTTGCCTTTTCTGGAGGACTAAGTACTTTTCCTGCCTACTAATACTTTATAATACCACCGTCCTTGAAACTTCTGAATACCGCTGTAACTCTATTAGCATAGTCAGTAGCTTCTGCATACCTTCTCTTACCTTTGTTCTTACCAGTAAGTTTGGCGGTAAACGTATTAATGTCATCATTTTCATCAAAATCATATAAATGTTTCAAGAACTATAACTTATCAGCTGCATATTCATCCATAGAATTATAAGAGCGGAATTTCTATTTGATGGGATTGCCTTTAGCATCATGGTCATTTCCCCTAACATAGTCGCCTTTCCATTTAGCTCCAGTAGTTAGGTTTCCAAAGTTGAATTTACCTTGTGCAGAACGTCCCCAACTGCTTTCCTGAGCATCTTGGGCAATTAACATCTTTATTGCATTATCATTAGTTACTCCTGCTTTTCTGTAAGCAGCCGCCAAGTCAGTTACCCAAGTATTTCTGTTTTTATATGGACTATTCCATTTCATCTGGAATCCAGGAGCTTTTACCTATGATAAAGAGATAGAATAGCTAGTGGTTGCTGGCTCAGTAACAACCTACTATGGTCTAGGAGAATCCTAGGAAGGAGCATCTCGATAAGGGATATCAGGCTAAATAAGCTAGAAGGTGGGAACGACTCTAGAGGGAGTTTCAATACGTTTGTAAGATACTAACAAATCATTTAAGTCCATCTATTATTCCTCCTTGTTTTAATGTGTTAATTAAACCTGTTCTATCATCTGTGTTAAATAATATTTCTTTTACTAACAGTTTTCCAGCTTCTATTGCTACTTCATCCTTTTCTTTCTGAGAGTATTCATAGTCTGTATATTTAGAGTATAACTCCTCCAGCTTTTTAGTAACTTCTAGTGTAAATATTATTTCATTTTTTTCTATCTCTGCCTATTGCTCTCCTTCATTATCTATAACTGGAATACCTTTCTTAGTCAAGTTATCAGCATTTTCCATGTTATGTTTGCGAGCATGAAGAGCGCCTTCTGGAATTATATTTTTCTAATTAGTTTCTTCTATTTCTGGAGCGTCTATAAGTTCGGGTTTACCACCATTTTTAAATTGTTTAGGCTTCCTTCTATAGAAGTATCTATCTTTCTCAAAGACTAAATCATGAGAATCTTTTAATCCATTTTCCCCAGAATGATAAGTATCAGTTTCGAAATGAACTTCTGGATTACTCTATTCATTTCCTAGCTTTAAAAATTCATAATCTCCGTTGGGTAACTGATAGATGCTTCGTAGGTGATTCTTTCCAATTCTTAAATCTTCATCAGAAGACTTTCTCCATGCTTCTAACTCCTCGAATGGTAGTACTTCAAAAGCTTTCTTAAGGTCGTAATTATTCGACAACCTATCTTTTGGAACAGTATCGTACCAAGACTAGAAAGTAATCTTCGGAGCTGCTCCTGTTATTCCATCTACTTTCTCAGTTTTTCCTCCTTCCTATAGAGTTATAATAGGAGTCCATTCTAATTCTCCTCCAGATTCAAACTACTCTACAGCTTCGGTTATAACGGGTTGCCACTCATTCAAATCTATTGCTCCCTATATCTAACCTCCTAATTTATGAGACTATATATTAAGTTTTTTAATTCTCTGTAATTTAGTTCCAAGTCTAGCAGCTCTCATATATCTCTAATCATATCCACCGTTTAGGTTGAAGCCATACTAAATATGGTTCAAATCTGACATATTAGTAGCTATAGAAGATAAATCAGAAGCCTAGTTAGCTATATTAGTCATAGTCGCCTATTGGGACTCTGTTCTATTTATGAACCTATTAGCTGACCTTCTTGCCCCTCCACTGAATAATCCATATTTCTTTCCAGCTTTTTCTTCTGCCGATGCTATATTTCTAACAGTTCCGCCGTAAGAACCTCCTACCTATTCTACAGTATCTCTATTAGCAGAAAAATCCCTAGTTTTCTTACCGAAGAAACCATTAACCATACCAACTGGAGTAAGAGATAATAATTTGCTACCTAGTACAGCATCGGTCTTAGTCATAGAATCCGTACCCATTCCACCCCATTTGGTTAATACGTCACTAACTAAACCTCCTGCCTTCATTATTCCTCCGACCAGAGGATTTATGCCCATTACTACATTTGAAGCCTGGTCAAACGCCTAGTCTCCTGCTTGCTATAATGAACCATATTTACCAAGGTATCCATCTTTATCACCTCCAATTAGTCCGCTTAGGAAATCTGAGGCTTGTCCCACTGTATTCCACCCTCCTAGTTTCTAGAAAGTTCCCTATGATTTCTAAGGTGTAGTACCTCCAAACATACTCTTTATCTATGTAATAGCTTTAAAGGAATCTCTATCGTTTTTTAGCTTCAAACTAAATAAGTCTCCCATTCTAGCATTAAAATCTATAAGACTATTAGTAGGAGCCATTATCTATTCAGCTCTGTTTCTGAAATCAGCGCTATAATCAGTTCCCAGCAAATTCTACTAAGTAATAGCATTACCAGGTATGGCTAATCCATTCGTAGTCATATATGGATTCCCAGAAGGAATGGAAAGCCCATAATAGGCTTTCGCTATTCTTCTGACTTTATTTATATTCTTATTAAGCATAACTAATTCTATATACAGTATTTAAGAAATCTATAACAGCTAATTCTTCTCCAGAATATCTAATTCTTATCTTTAAGAATTTATCCTTAACATCTAACTCTTTTCTATTCTATGCTTCTCCAAAGTTATATCTATAAATACTAACATCGTCTAACCAGTTAGTTAAATCCAACGGTTTCCAATTTCCTTCGGAATTGTATCCAGATAAATCATATAAATTGTAAAGAGCGTTATCTTCTCCCCACTCTGGATGTACTGGGTCATTTCCTGGGAAATCTATACCACCAGCTGATAAAACCTAATCCGGTATAGGAGAATTATAAATAGGAAGAGTTGGTAAGCTTTGTGAACTATTCTTGGCTTTTGCCCAGGTAGAGTTCTGAGGCTATATTAAGGAACCAGAGAATTTCCTTTGATATTCATTCTTATAGCATACTAAAATAGGATTAATTGTAACTTTCCATCTGTCCTCTAAATACTGACAATTAGCGGAGATAATTGACCTTGAATCATCCTAACTCAAATCGTCTATATCTACAGCCATAGCATGATTCCAGATTCGATATTCTTGTCTATTTGGATAGTAAACTACTTCCGCTCCAGATAAATGACGATAATCGTGTGAATCTGGATAAGTTACATGAATATAATAATCCTCTATCTCATTGATAGTATCTTGTCTAGTATAGTACTTATGTGGGAAGTCTGCAGACTTTGGCTACTATCTAGGTTGAACCTTCAAGAAGTTCCTATCATAAGAAATATCAGCTCCATTGTATTGCCACAATGCTTTCATAGCTTCCTGTCTAAAATACATATTTACCTTATCTTTTGCAAAGTCGTAGGTCTCTCCAATTATTTCATAGTGGAAAGATTCAGGTTTTGCCTTATTAGCAACAATTTCAAGATTAGTAAATATCTTATGTATAGAAGGGTCGTTCACTACTACACATTCAAATTCAAATGGATGCTGTCTTCCGTACCAATAAGTAGGATATATATCATCTGCTATGTCAATCAGCCCAGCCTAGCCGTGCTTCCAAAAATCTGTAGATAAGAACTATAAGTTCCATCTAGGAGCTATTCCTACAACAGATTCATAATATCCAGCATCTACTAGAGATGTTCCTGACTAAAATCCCGCTTTCATATTGTAATAGGAATCACTTAGTTTAGACTAATTATCACTATCAACAATAGATATTGTAGCCTTAATATTAAGTAAGGTTACTATTTTATCAGGATTTATCATCTCTTCTCTAGGAAGAGTAGGACGCTTTCCAGTAATGTCTTTGAATATAGGAAGGTCTAAATAAATCTTATCCGGAGGAAACTAACTTATTATTTCATTCATAGTATCTACATTCTTAAACCATTTTACTGGAGCATATTCAGTAGCATACTATGACGGACCTACCTTATGTACATCATAATCAGCATATGAATGTCCTGCACTATTCCTATAATATAATTCAGATAATAGGGATTTAGCAGTATATAGAGCTTGGTAAGTATAGAACGTGTCTCCAGCACCGTCAGACACTTCAGTCATTTCCTATCCATCCTTATAATAGACTGGACTATATTCATCTCCTCCTTCCTTGAATTTTAGACAATATAGAGGCATGAAAGCTCCTGCAAACATAGCATCATCTGGAAGATATATACCTCCATTAGCTTCTCCACAATTTAGAGGGACTATGTCAAACTTCTTATAGTTTCCATACTAATCTCTCTACAAGGAGTAGAAAATCTAATAGTGAAGCTAGGCATCTGGAAGTATTCTATTACTTAAGGATAATATTCCAATGTATTTTTTCCTACTAGTTCCATCATTCGCTACAGTATAGTTTTGAGTTACCCACTCACCTTTCTTATTCACATAGGAAACTGGAACCTTAAAGTTAGTTACTACTTCTCCCTATTCATTTTCAGAGTTCTCTATAATTACATTAGATAGTGTAATACCGTCAGCAAAAGAACTTTCAGTATGACTTGTTCCCAGTTTAGCAATCCACTTAGAAGTATTTCTATCGAATGAGAATGGAATATTATTTATATTTTCCATATAGCTAGGAACCCAACTATAGAATGTTATAAATTTCTATAATAACTCATTCCAGCATAGATTCCAAACCTTTTCTTCAAAGCCATAAGTATTGTCATAGAAAGTAAATAATACGTCTCTCTTGAAGGCGTTATATACTGTCTTTACATTTCTAATACCTATTTTAGGAGTAAGTTCTCTTTCGCCCAAAGTAATGTTTCTATTTAGAAATTCTTGAACTCTAAAGTCTGAAATACAAGTAAGAGTGTTCCCATCAGTACGCCAAATCTTCTTAGCAACTGTGTCAACTCCATAAACATACTATGCAGAATCTCCAGTCTTTCCTGGGACTTTGAGGACACTTTCGGGCCACTGACTACCAAACATATCAGAGATAATTTTTGGGTTCTCTGGAAGCACATTAGATGTGTTTATATAGACATTTCCACCTGTTCCCTCACCTGCGACTGCTCTTTCATTGACAGGTATCAATGCTATACCATGTTCAAATACACATAAAAGATTAGACTCAAGAGAAATTAATTTTACTATTTCTCCGTATTCGCGAGTATAATCTCTATAATGAGTACCTTGGAAAACTCTAAATCCGTTCTTATAGGCATCATTAACGTGAATATCAGAATACATAATACGAGTTCCAAACCAGTTCTTTATATAGGGAACATCAGGAAGTTCAAAGTTCCATCTTTCACTTAAGGATTTAGTAAAACCTTTGTTGTATACCTATGATTCTGGGTGCTTATATGTTCCCTCAGTACTCATAGGAAGGTATGGATAGTATCCTCTCGGATGTCCACACATAGCCGTTTCATCTACATTAGATGCGTCTAAGGTACGGATGTTTAGATTATTTGATGACCTAACCTTGAAAGTAACCCACATTCCGAGTTGAATAGCATTTACGTCTCCAAGATTTATCTATTCATATTTCTCAGTATTATTTGGGTCGTAATTTTCCTTCCATGTATTCTCATCTACTATCTCATCATTATAAGGAGCAGAAGGGTCATTAAAGTTTCTATTTACTCTATGGGTAAACTGACATAAATAGCAGTCTCCTCTATAAGCATTAAACTAATATCCACAACTTCTATCTTCCTGTCCTACTATATTACTAGGAGGATTAATCAAATATTTATCTGATTCTTCTATATCATATCTATCGGTGATAGCATTAAAAGTAGAAGAGTCAATCATTCTAAGGTAAAAATAGCTCTACATATTAGCAGTAGAGTATCCTGGTATGTAAATGTTTACCGTTTCCGCAGGTTGGAATTTATTATCCTTATCGTTAAATGCAAGATAAGGTCCGAAACTTCCCCTAATTATATCAGTATTTATCTGCTTATTAGATATAGTTTCTGAATCCTCAGTATCATTCTTTTTAGAGTACTCAGATTTATAATCCTCTGCGATACATTCATATCTCCAAGCCTCTTCAGCTTCCCCAGCTCTACTTCTAAATAGCATATCGTCTACACCTACACACTTAGTGTTATCAGGTACAGGAATTATCTTTACTGAATAACTAGTATTTACATTCCTATCATAGTAGGCAGGAACATAAAAATGTCTATCGTTGTTGGTAAAGTAATTATACGAATGTCCATTTAAACAGTTAATATTCTAGGAGTTAGTTAATTCCACAAGATGTTCATTTCCTGTAAATATCTAATTATATTTAGCCTAGTCTACTTCATAATCTGGGCACAGTATTCCAGCTACGTAATTGCTATCAGAATCCTTTGGAATAAATCTATTTCTAAAGTCCTAAGTTAACTTTCTTGAGCTTTCTGTTTCTGCTATCTTATATCCAGAAGGAGCCTAAGTTGCTCTACCATTTAAGGTTTTTTTCGCAAAGATAGAAGCAATGCCGTATCTTAGTTCCTGAATACCTCCAGCTGTGGCAACAGATAATCCGGCAGCCGCTCCTACGGCACCAGCTCCTACAGCTAGAGTTCCCACAGTTCCCAATCCTGCTCCTAACCCTACTGTACCTGCAATTGTTCCTGCGATAGTCCCTACTGCAGAAGCTCCAGCGGTTACTGCTCCTGCCATTGTAGCTCCAGCTACTGCAGCTGCAGCGGCTCCAGCGGTAAATACAGTAGCAGCAGCTAAAGCAACAACTCCTACTCCTATAGCAACAGCCTTAAGAATCTTTCCAAATAGTGATGATGATTTCTTTTTAAATTCAAAAGAGTATCTATTTAGAAATCCTTCTGAAATAAAATTAACATCATTAATATCACTAGTTGTAACGTGAGTCATGCTTAGTGACTCAGATAATTCTGATAAAAATCCATCAGCAGTAGGAATAGTTGGAGTCTTAGCCTCTTTATCTATCCCTATAGTTATTCCCTAGGCTAGGATAGTTGGAATCCTAGTCTACCTTACAAAGAAATATCCTTTAACATATTTCTTAAGTTCTTGTATGGTAGCATCATCTACTCTAATATCAACCGAGTATATAGTATTAGTATCCTTAGAAGGATAGAAAGATACTACTCCTTTTATGTTTTCATAAGAATCTGCTCCATCATATCCTAAAAGGGTGTAAGATTCCTCATTATAATTTACATAATTTCTCTCTTGAGTAATTCCATTATTTATGTAAACTGGAATATTAGTATATTGGTTATCTATATACTTAGGATTTTCTGCAGCTAAAGCAATTTCCTAGGTTGTTCCAGCACTACCAAATTCCTTGATGTTGTATCCTCCTCGAATGTTAAACACAGGAGATAATTCTCCATTTGGAAGAATGTAAACTATTCCGAATCTATAGATTTCTTTACCCCAATATCCAGTTTTGTTATATATAAAAAGAGGGTCTAAATATCCTTTGTTTGATGTAGAAACATTATAGTCCTAATCTATATCCACAGTATAAGTTTCCTACTTTAAATAAGGCAAGAATCTTAAGGATAAGTCGGATAGTTCATTATATGGAATATCTGGTTTGTGCACATTAGCTAGAAATAACATATTCTAACAGGTAGCAGATGTAACTACGCTATCGACGGTATTATAGCTAAGATTAATATCAGTAGCTGATAATTCAATTATATCTTCATATCCAGTAACTATTACGTTACATATTTCCGCATTATTTACTAAGAATTTCTTATCTATTTTCGCGTATTGAGTTTGAAAATTCTCCCCAGCCTCCGCAGTACTTCTAGAGTAGTATACATAAACGTAATCGTATGAGGGGTCAATGTTAGTAAGCTAAAAACTTACCTATTTGAAGCTATTTTCGTTTTTCTATCCTGTTTGTACGGCATAATAATCGTCAAACCCTATAAATATACTAACTAAGCTAGACTCTCCAACAAAATCGGTTTCATTACCATCTGCATCTGATAGTTTAAAATAAAAATGGTAATTTCCCACTTTCAAACTTCCTCCAGAATGTACTCCTCTAAACTCGATTTTTGGTATCTTTACAACTCTTTTGTATAACGAGGTGTCGATATCAAACTAATCTCCCTAATCGTATATGTTAGTATCATTGTTTCCTTTTCTATCTACGATTTCATATGTGTTCTTACCAGTTGCACTGAATCTACTATTAATTAGTCTAGGTATATTTATACCGTCGTTAATTATCAAGTTCACAGAGCCGTCATAACTATGCTATGGAATTATATGAACTGGGTGTTCAAGAGAGAATTTTAATTCGTCCGTAATGAAATCTACTAATTCTCCAGACTCTCTCAAATAAGGGTCAGTTTCTGTAGTAGGAACATTATACCATGCATTATTAATATCTGAATCTATTAGTGCTTGTTCTAGATTAATTCGGTCAGCATTACGACCTTCAGAATAAGCTTCTTCTATCCATTTACCGAAATCAGAAGGAGAAGAGACAGTTTCTACTGTCTCTCCATCTGGATTCCAGGTATAACTATAATTACTAAGATTTCCTATCTTATAGTTATATACATTATTTTTCTTATAACGGTGGGCTGTGCAATTTATACTTATCCCAAATATAGACCACAGGTCTCCCAGAGAATATAATTGCTCCTTATATTCATACATATTCTAGGTAACTCTGTAATTTCTAAATGGGTTATATTCATATACCAAATTACCCTTAGTTGGAAGCATCTTAGTCTATACATCCAAACTAATGTTTCCGTCAAATAGTTTAATCCAATCAATCATAATATCTTAATCCAGAATAAAATCCTGTAAGTGATCTAGATGAGTCTTTCTTAGTGTGAGTAGTTACTTTCACATAATATGTTCCAGTAGAAGATGACGGCACTTGAGATAAAGCTAACTAGTTATTTACTAGTGTAAGCTGCCTCTTAACTCGGTCTATATTGAAACTACTATAATTTCTGGCAAATGAAGTCTGTATTGTTTCTCCATCTAATATATCGTAATTAGAAACTCTTCGTAAGGAATATCCAGTAGTTACATTAGCAAATTGCTTAGTAAATGGATTATAATAATATATAGCTCCTTCGGTAAAAGATTGTGTAGTAAATCTAGGAATGTCAGAATAGATAGAATTTACTATAATTCTATTAGATGCACTAACAGTATCTGTGGTAGGAGTAATATATGGGATTTTTATTTCTAATGGATTAGTTCTTAAGCACCCATATAATTTTAAATTTACATTATTTTCCATTCGTAAGTCTTCCTACGTCCTTGTGCTTAAGGATGATTTATTGATAACCTATTCTAGGTATTCTGAATACTTCCATCCCCTAAACACTAGCAGCTTATTATTTTCTATATTCTCACTAGGTTGCAATTCTATTACTACATCTCTACCGTAGATAGAGTAATTGTCGGAAAGATATACATGGTTATAAGGATAATACTACTAAGACTACTATGTATCTGATGATAAGTAAAAGAGCTATGTTAAATATCCAAGTACAATAGGAACGTAATAAGTTAGAGAATTTCCACCCTACATATGGTCTCCTGGTTCTATAACACCATCTACAGATATTCCGCATAAGGTTCCTCCCAAATCCCCATTTCCAAATGTCTATCCAGCTTTTACTAATTTATTAGAAGATATTACTATATTGCCATTTTTTCTAGCATTACTATGAGCTGGATTGTCACTATTATTATACGCGAATCCCATTGGGAACAAGAACTTAAAATTATTCATGATTTTATCATAGGTGAAAGACAATCCTTCATGTATCGGCTGGTCTCCGTCATCATCTATACCTCTGGTATTATTATTATCAGGCTCCCCAGCTACGGTATTAATCCCATTTTGGTCAGTATTAAAACTAGCAATAGATGAATTATACTCAGTAGCAGCACTTCGTTTTTCTCTAATAGAACAGAAGTATATTTTAGTATATTGTATTTTATTTTCCCCACTTACTCCCATAGAATATGTTTCCAAGTCTTTTACATTAGTAACAAAAGATTTCAGAATTTTTAAGGGAGAGGGATCTAACTAATTATAGTAGTAGTATTTACTGTAGTGAATACCTCTAAGAGTAAGAGGATAGCTTTTGTTTTCGTTAATCCTGGAATTGGCCTCATCGTAGTATATCTTATCAAGAGTAGTATTATATACACTAAAATTAGTAGTTGAAGTTTCTTCCTATTTCTTTGAGTCTATATATACTAGCTCAGCACCTTCTGAGGAATTTCCTACCTTTTCTCCTTCTAAACTAGAAGACAGATGGAAATTATTTGAATAGTTCTAATATGCATCCTGAGTATTATATAACTCATCTCCATTTCCCTAAACAGACGAATTTACAAGTTTATTTAGTGTGTCAGAAGTTGTAGCATCTACTTCTCCAGTTAAATTCTCTGCTAAAGTGGGGTAAATCCCGGAGAATATAGTAGTATCCTTTTCGGTAAATTTAACCTAAGGTTGTTCTGGGTAATTTTGAATATACTCATTTGCTAAGAATATTCTTACATTTATGTTACTAAGCTATCCCTCCTCTAAATTAAAAGTATTATAATCCTACTAAAGCCCTGCTCTAACTGCCATCCTAAGATTATCATCCTAAGTCCTGTCCTAGTTTACGAACTGCACTGTGGCAGATAATGATTTAAATGCGTTTTGGCTTGTTATAGGACTAGAAAAATTGTCATTAGCATAGTAGCTTTCCTGTTTTATTTCCCACTTATCCTTAACAGTTTCAAACGCTGCCTAGCAATCCAAATTTAGGCTAAACTATAACCCTCTAAAATCCTAAGTAGAGTAATAATAATCATTAAACATAGTATTAGTCCAATACCATCTGAAGTCTTCTATATAGGAAGCCTCATCTTCTATGTATTCGTCTAATACGCCAACACTGCAATACTTAACTATAATCTTAACTAAATACAAACAATTACTATATAGAGTTCCAGCATCGTTTAGATAATAAGACTGTCCGTCCTACATTTCATCTATAGACACCACTTTCCCACTAGAGTCAAGGTACACATTTGAAATAGTAGCGGCGTCTTTAGAAACACTCTCACCTTTATGGTAAAAAGTTGTATTCTTTTCATCCTTATTATTTAGCTTATAATTAGTTCCAGAAGTATTTAACGTAAAATATTCTGTAAACTTACCATTGTAAGATATTTTTCCGGAATTGTGATAAGCAGCAGCAAGCCCTTGATTATCATAGAATAGGAAGACTACCTCTGAAATTCCCTTATTTGGTTCAGTATAAGCTTCTAGTCCCCAAGTTAAGGTGCTAGTATTTTCATAGTTATAATATCTCCATGAATTGAGTTCTATGCTTTTGGTTCCTATCTTCTTAAAGTCTATATATCCGTCTTGAGAAAACTCTCTAAGTAATCCATAAGGCATAGAAGGAGTTAGTTCATAATAATAAATAAGATTATTAATGTTCAAATTTTTCCACTCCTCTATAGCTCCTTCAACGACTTTCTATTTTAAAGGAATAAGAAAATCAGAAAAATGTTTTACTATAGGATAATTAAAAGTATTATTGATAATGTCGTCAGACATAGGTTTAGCTGTAATTGCCTTTAACTCATTGTTATAATTAGTGTAGTAAAGTACTTTACCAGTCTCTTTATCCACTGCACTGGATGAACAATTAAAATAATATTTCCCCTCATCTGGAGTTCCGTCCTCTTTTCTGGATAAATTAGCTTTTATCAATTCTACATTAGATAAACCTAATTCCTGTTTAACCTAATTTAGCTTAGCTTTAGACTGTGCATCATAAGAACCTGAATTTATAAAATTTTGAAAAGTCCCAGTGTATGCCTCTGGACTATATACTCTAGAAATAGTTTTATAGTTATAATCTATATTAGGATAAGCAATAGGAACACTTGGCCCATCAACCCAATTTTTATTCTTTCCTCCTAAGGCCCAGCCTCCGGTATCCTTCTCCCAGATCTAATACTTACCAGCATGAGTATCGTCTTCCCCAGTCCATTTAGAGTTAGTTAATACCACAGCATTTGGATTAATATTATTATTATCAGTACTCCAACTAAAATTCCAATAAATAGAATATCTATTAGATTGATATTCAGAATTATCTTCTACTTCTTTAGTATAAGCGCTCCAGGTACAGCTAAATCCTGTAATTTTTTCTAATTCTATTAGTAAAGCTAATTTACCAGAGACTTTGGAAGAGAATACTGAATATGCAGAACTAACCATAGTTCTATAACTGTCTAAATCAGGCTTTCCTACTATCTTCTATGAATTTTGTATATAGAAATCATTTTCCTTATACCATTTAGTAGAAGAATCTAAGTAAGTAATCTTTCCAGACTCTTCTATACTAACTACATGAATTTTAACTAGCTTTGGGAATCTTTCATGTTGATGAGAAGTGTTGCCGTAATCTGATAAATGTTCATGATTTCCTTTACTATCAAGTTCAGCTGAATATATAATATATTTATCGCCTGAAGTCATGTCTTTAGTTCCGTATAATATCTTCTTTACAGAACTAGCAACTAATTCCCCATTAGGTTCACTTCCATTACTTCCTTGAAAATCCGTCCATTTTAAGGACTATCCCATTCCTCCTATTTCCTCACTACTTATATTTCTTTCTGGACTTGGGAAACAACCAATCTGAGATTTGTTAGTAATTGGATTATAAGATACTATATAGATAATATCCCCAAATTCACAAGTTCCCACTGGAACATATCCCTCTGGAAGATATGCTGTCTCCACTCTTCCATTACCCATATCATTCTAAAGAGACATCTCGTTCCCATTAAATGTTAACAAGGTAGCATTAAGTGCAGATGTAAGAGTTGTAGCCTATGTATTATCTGGAGCGAAATCCATTACTAATCCTTCTGCGAATGTATTTTTCGCAGTCATAATTGTATTAGTCATCGTTTCTCTTGTTTTTGTTATATTTTCTTAAATTATCTGAAATAAATTGATAATTATAATTAGTTAATAATATATCCTAAAATTTTAGAGG